TTCGTAAATGGGTCACCTCAGAAGTCCTTCCTTCGATTCGCAAGACAGGTTCTTATTCTGTAAGACCTCTTTCACCTGCAGAGTTGATTATCGCACAAGGTCAAGCGATGTTGGCATTGGAGCAGAAACAGAGAGAACAAGAGATGAAAATTCAAGGTCTATCTCAAGATGTTGATGAACTCAAAAGAGTGAGGGTTGAAGCAGAACAACAACTAAAAGCACTTCCTTTATCTGAGGAAAAAACACCTGAAAAATCGTTGCGAGCGGTTGTGAATGAGTTAGCTCGACAGTACCAAAGATTAACTGGTTGTGAGTACACTGAAGTTTGGAATAAAGCATATAAAGATTTGTATTACAAATACGGAATTAGTGTGAATGGTATAAAAGAAGCTAAGAAAGGTGAAAGTAAATTATCCAAACTTGAAAGAAAAGGTCACTTAGAAGAACTTAAAATCATTCTTTCTGAAATGATACGCGACGGAGGCGTTAATTAATTATGGCAGAAAAGAAACCAAAAGATTTTTATGTTCTTGACATTGAGGTGTATAGAAACTTATTTTTCGTGGGTTGTAGAGATTACAGAACTAAACAAGATTACACTTTCGAAATATCACCAAGAAAAGACCAACGGAAAGAACTTTATGAATGGCTCACAAATTACAATGGTTTTTTGGTAACTTTCAACGGACTTCATTATGACGAGGTGGTTTTAAAATACTTTATGAAACAATATTATGAAGAATTTGCTTCCACCTCTGCCTCCAACTTGACATTTTGGATAAAACAAATGTCCGATAAGATAGTAAGGGAGGATTATGAAAGTTACAAAGAATACAAGTGGTTCAAAACAGCTTGGACTTCGATAGATTTATTTTGCTATTGGTCGAGAGGATTGAGAATAAGTAAACATATTAGTTTGAAATCTCTTGCCGTACAGATGAACTATGATGAAATTCAGGAGTTACCTTTCTCACCTGACCATATATTTCAAAATGATGAGGAAATAGAACGTCTTATACGATACAATATGCGAAACGATTTAGGTGTTTTATCCTTATTATACCAAAAAATGCGCGGAGATGTAGAATTGCGACAATATCTTCTCAAAGAGTACAAGATAGCTTGTTGGAGTATGGACGCTCCGAAGATTGCTTCGGAGTATCTGTTAGAAGACTATTGCAGGAAAACCTACGATGAAAATTGTGGAAAACCATATTGGCAGTATAAGAAGGAGGTTTATAATAGGAGATACACACCTACTTCTTTCAGAGTTGGAGATTACATTCCGAAAGTTAATTTCAAAACTCCTTTTTTCAAGAAGATATATGACGATTTTTGTAATAAGATTGTAAATCCTTTAGAGAAAAAAGAGGACAAGAAGAAAAAAGAAAAAGATAACGGCATTCCTTTCATTCACAAATCTACAAGTTTCAGAATAGTGCCTTCTGTAGGAGGTATCCATTCTGTAAATGATAACCAAATATGGGAGAGCGATGAAGATTATGTGATTGTGGATGCTGATATTGCCTTAACACAATGGGGCAATTAAAATTTCCGAAATTGACGGGGACTTCCTTAGAGCCTTATCTACCAACCTTGACAGAGATGAAAGAGGGGACAAACTAATCACTTGTGTATGGTAACAAAGATGAGGATTGGACAATCCGCAGCCAAGCCTCCTTCGGGAGGAAGGTTCACAGACTATAATGGAAACACTTTTAAGTGAAGGGATAGTCGGGCTTTTATTGAAAGATAAAAGAGGGTGAGCATTGTACCCAACATTGTTTATTGAATATGGTTTCTTACGTGGAGATCTTAAAATTGTTTTAGATAAATATTTTAAAATTAGAGAAGACCGATTAGAAGCTAAACACGTAGGTATTATAAAGAAAGACATGTTTTTTAAACTGGTTTTGAATGCTTTTTCAGGTCTCGCTGATTGTCCTACATCTTGGCTTTACTCACCTGAAGAGATTTTAGCTTTGCGTGTGACAGGTCAGCTTATACAACTTCGTTTCATTGAAGAGCTTGCAGAACTTGAAGGTTGTTCCGTGTTCTTTACTAACACAGATGGTACAACTTGTAAGATACGAAGAGACTTGTTACCTGAGTATTATAGAATAGCAAAATCTATTGAGAAAGAGTTTAAAGTAACTTGGGAATTTACAATAAACAAAAAGATGATATTTTCAAACACAAACTCCTACATCTCACTTATAGAAGAAAAATTTATGTTGGATGATAATTGTAATTTGGTTTCACATAAAACAGGTTTGAGTAAGGTGAAGAGAAAAGGTGCTGTATTCCGTTATGGAGATGATATTCCACTTGGCGATAGTAGTAATATGCAAGTAATACCGAAGGCTCTGGAAGCGTACTTCTTGAAAGGAATAAGTATTGCAGAGTTTATCCGAAATCCAGAAAAATACGGATTATCTGTTTTTGACTATTGTTTGTCTAAGAAGGTAGCCAAATCTTGGTTTGTAAAATGGGGTAATGAAGAAGTGCAGAATATTAATCGTTACTTTTTTTCTGAAACAGGTAGGTACTTAATTAAGTACGAAAGAGGTGTTATGAAACCCAATCATTTACATAAAGATTGTGGTGTAGAACTTCTTAACACGTACAACCCTGATAAGCACATAAGCGACTATCCTATCAACTTCAACTATTATTGTGCTGCGGCAAGAAAGTTAATAGATGAGATGGAAGTGAGTAAGCGGGAAATATCTTTATTTGACCAAGATTTTGTTATAAATTATTAAAGTTTTTGCGAAAAAAGGTCAGAAAATAACAAAATAATTCTGACCTTTTCTTGCATATAAAGTAGAAAGTTTGTAATTTTGCAAAATAAAAAATTAGTAGTTATATATGAAGACAAATGTGGTAATGAAAAGACCTTTTGCAGGTTTTGATGTTCTACAAAGAACAAGTGATGGTTATTTTAATGCTACAAGTTTAATTAAAGCGTGGAACGAAAGTGTTGAAAATCAACAGGTTGATTTACATAGGGGAAATTTCCCCTATGTAAAAAAGGAACTAAAAGAATATCTTTCAAACAAGAGCACGATTGAATTTATACAAACAATTATGACAGAAGAGCAGTTTGAAAGTGAAAAGTTAGTAATTAGCAAATCACGTGCTTCAAGAGGTAATAACTTTGGAACTTGGATGCACCCATTCCTATTTATCGACTTTGCAATGTGGATTAATCCTTCTTTTAAATACAAAGTTATTAAGTTTGTTCACGATGAAATGATTCTTTATCGTAAGAAATCTGCTGACAGTTATAAGGCACTATGTGAAGCTGTTTACAATTTGTTAGATAAAGATAAATTTAGAATGCAAGTCATAATGTCAGAAATTGCAAAAGCGATTAATTATGTTGTTTTTAACAATCATTATAAAGAGATACGTAACGATAAAGGTACTGAGGATTTAATGAAAGAACTTCATGCTGTTGAAGAACGTTTAGCTTATCTTATCAATAATAGTTATGTTAAAACAACTGAAGACATTATTAAAGCGTTGAGAAAAGAATATAAAAACAAATGGTTTGGAAATAATTTACTAATAGACAAATAATAAGTAAAAATAAAAATGGTAACATTCACAGAAGAAAATATTAAGTGGCTTAAAGCGTTAATTACGCAAGCTGAAGGGAAAGCAGAAGCTAAAGGTGAAGCTCAGAAATTAAGAAAACTAACAGAGCTTCGAGAAAAAGTTGGTAATCTAATTGTCGGTGATATACAAACTACAATTACAGAAGAGAAGGTGGAGCAAGTACATCAAGTACTTAAAGAGTTGTCATATCTTGTATCGAGATATGCTAAGATTACAGATATCGGAGACCTTGTTCAGTATGACGCTATAAAAAAAGAAATGACAGCTCGTCTTGAATTTCTAATGACTTGTAAAGACGAGTTTGCAACACAGGCTACTTATTTGGAAGATTATTTGAAAAAACAACTTCGTACCACAGTGTTAAAAGACATTACAGAAACACGTAAAGACGAAAACGGCAAAGCTACATCTGTTGCACAAGCTGATAAACTTGTGGAAATTGATTCTCGTTATTTAGCTGTTAAAAAAGAGATACAGAAAATAGTAGAACTTTCTGATTCTATAAAGACGGCTTATGATTTTTATATGAAAATGTGGCAAGGTGTTTTTCAGTCTGTTTCAACAGCGAGTAAAGAACGTTTTGCAAGTAGTAATACAGAGAGTGCATAAGATGACAAGACATGATAAAATAGTGTTGGATTTACTAATAATTATTAGTGTGTTGCTTTTTGTTTTAACAGTGATTATAGGTGTTTTATATATTTTCAACATTTACATACATAATGACGAAAAGGAGATGTTTGTATTTTTTGTAGTTTCATTTTTGACTTTTTTGTCACTTTGTTTTATGTCGATTAGCTATGCTTTTGTCTTGTCAAGTGATAATAATTCTTAACTTACTTTCTTGGTTTTTTACAGTAAAATGTTGTATCTTTGTATTATAAATAATACATAAGATGACAAATAAGGAATTAGTTAGTAGAGTTGTGAACAACTTACGAACTCTCAATAAAGACCAACATATTTCACGACGTTTTATTTTAAGAACTGCAAAAGATAAAGCTAAGTTTTATATTGCGCAGAAACTTCATGATAGGTCGTTGTATCGAGAAGAAAATCTTTATAAGACAATTAAGTGTTTTCAATTGAAACGCGATGATGTTGTAAAATGTAATATTGTTGAGTTTAGACGTTGTAATAATCTAATGAAATCTGTTAAGAAATTACCTGAAACCGTTTTTACTAGATTTGGTGCTTCAATAGTAAGTATTACTTCAGTTGGCGGTGAGGTTGAGTTCACTCCTACAACCACTCAAAAATATGCTTTACAGAAGAACCGACAGTTTGCGTCTCTTATTAAACCTGCAAACTATTATATTCATGATGGTTATTTGTACCTTCCTGATAGTGAAGTAGAACTTGTTAATATAGTGCTTCTACCCGTTTCTCTTGATGAGGTTGACGAAGCAAGTGGTTGTAAGGATAAAGATTGTGACGGATGTAAGGAAGGTTGGGATTATGAGTTCAACTGCCCTGACAAGTTGTTAGAAATTGTGGTACAAGAAACACTAAAAGAAGTAGCCTCTTTTTATAAAGCAGTACAGATTGATGAAAATCCAAATATGGACGAACATCAAAAAACACAAACTCAACAATAACAAATAAAAACAAATTCAACAAAATGAAGAGATTCACAGTTGGTAAAATAAAAGCAAGTAAGTATTTTACAAGGAAAACTTATGAGAAATATACTGATGAAGAAAAACAATTTAAGGCAGAGATAAATGATGAACTTTACGACATTTATAAAAAATCAAATGTTAAAGGAGGGAGAGCTACAAAAGTTCGCAAGTTAGAATATAGTGCAAATCTTTGTTCAGCTCCTTTCTATGAGTTTTTAGAGGTAAAGTATAGAACTCGAAAAAACAGACCATTTCGTAAAGAAAAAAGAGTAATTGTCAATAAAATATTTGAAGTTATTGTTGATGAGCTTATAAATAGAGATGGAGGTGTTGTTTTAGATAAATTAGGTTATCTTGCAGTGTGGGTTACTCCTAAAAAAGTAAGACTAACTAACTTTGATACATTTAAGTATACAAAATTTATGACAGAAACTAATGGTTATTTTTATAACATTAGTCTTTTCACAGATATTTTTAAAACAGGACTAAACACATTAGCTTGGACAATGGATAGGGCAATTATTAAACCTATAAAAAGAGCTGTTTTTCAAAATGTTGCAGCGGGTAAAAAATACAAATTGTATTATCGAACAGTTAAATCTATGTACAGTAAACAGTATAGTAACACTTTAATGTCTGAGGGGTTCAGTTGAGATAAAGGATTCATTCATTTTTATTAATATTTATTATATTTTTGAAAAAGGCTTCTTTTTTAAGAAGTCTTTTTTTTGTGTATTTAAAAATTTTTTTGTAATTTTGTACCCTAAATAGAAAGAATATAAGAAAAAATGAAATATACATTAAGGGAAAATCAAAAGCAAGCTCTTGACGCGTGTTTGAAATTCTTGTCAGAAAAGAACCCTGGTCCTGGTGTGGTCGTTGCGCCTACAGGTTATGGTAAATCTATTCTGATAGGTGCTGTTGCAGACCAATGTAATGGCTCTGTGATTGTATTACAACCTTCCATAGAACTGTTGAAACAAAATCTTGAAAAATACGAGTCTTATGGTAATTCTGCTTCTGTTTATTCAGCCTCAGCAGGACAAAAAGAAATAGGACATGTCACTTTTGCTACAATTGGTTCTGTTAAAAATCTTGGAAGTGAGTTTCGTAAGCGTGGTGTGAAGGTGTTGTTGGTTGATGAGTGTCACGCCTCTTATCCTCCTGAAAGAGGCTCTATGTTTAGAGACTTTGTTGATGATTTAAAACCCACTCATATAATAGGTTTTACTGCCACTCCGTTCAGATTGAAAACCTACGGGGAAGGATTTAATAACTGGACCCAGTTAAATATGCTCACAAGTAGTAAACCTAGAATTTTTGATAAAATAATTCATGTAACTCAAATACAAGAGTTAGTTAAAAATAACTTTTGGGCTAAACTTAATTATGAGCTTTGGGATTTTAATTCTAATTCTTTAAAACTTAATTCTACGGGTGCTGAATACACAGAACAATCCGTTCAAAAGGCTATTTTAGAACAAGGTGTTAATGAGAATGTTTATAAACGTTGTAAGAAACTTTTGGAACAGGGTAAAAACGCAATGGTGTTTATGGATAGTGTTGAAAATGCTAAAATTCTTGCTGAAAGATTAGGTTCTCAGGCTGCTTGTGTTTATGCTACAATGGGTAAAAAAGAGCGTGCTCGAATAGTAGAAGACTTTAAAAACAATAAGATAAAGATTGTTACAAACATGTTTGCATTAACACTCGGTTTTGATAAGCCTGACCTGCAAACTGTTATTATGGCCAGACCCACTAACTCTCTTGCTCTTCTTTATCAAATATTTGGTAGGGGTGTGCGCAACCCTCTTTATCCAAATCTTAAAGAATGTCTTATTATAGATTTTTGTAATAATGTAAAACGGTTTGGTAGAATACAAGAGCTTAGAGTTCTCAATAAAGAGGGCTATGGTTGGGGTGTTTTCAATAATACTCACTTGCTCACAGGTGTTCCAATGGGTGCTGAGATGACAATGGAGGAACTTGAAAAGGTCATACAACTTAAAAAAGAGGACATTAAAGATTATAAACTCACTTTTGGTATTCATAAGGGAAAAAGGTTGTCTGAAACTCCTGAACAATACCGAGTTTGGCTTGTAAAAAACATAGATGGGTGGTCTAATTTCAACTCTGAAACTAAAACTCTTATTAAAACACAGTGCATGTTGTTACAAGGTAAAGATGTAACAGTAGCACACGACCCTCGTTCTATAATTCTTTTTGATTTAAACAATATTGCATTCACATTGTACAAAGCGAAGAAGTTAAATATTGAAGGATTGGAAGATTATATGAAAGGATGGTCTTCTAAACTTGGAACTTCTAATGTTAAAGTTGTTTGTGATAGTAAAAGAGATACATATTGGAGGAAAAGATTATATGAGGGTTATAAAGAAAATCGTAAAACATCAGGAGATGAAATCTTTGTGAAGCAGTTGTTCGCTTTAAAAGATGAACTTAAAAATAAAGACTATTTTTTATGTTTTGATAAAATGGAGGCTGACGATATTATCGCCGAATATGCCAAAGACAAACGTTTTGACCGTGTAACTTGTATATCAGCAGATAGTGATTTTAATCAATTGTTCTTTTTTTCACGTTTTAGGCAAATATCACCCTTAAAAAGAGAAGCCGAAGTTGTATCTAAAAAGACCGCTTTATCTACTCTTATTTCAAAAGTTGTGAAAGGTGATGATAAAGATAATATCAAAAAGTCACATTCTCAAAAACGAATCTCATCGGAGGTGATGACAAATATTTATAAGAGGTGTTATGAAAGGGTAGTTGAAGTGGTTAGGGATAATCCTAAAATTTCTTCTGAAGAGTTACCTCTTAGGGATATAATATGGAATGAACTAAAAAGTAAAATTTCTATGAACAGACAGTGTTATGATTTAAACTTTACTCTTATTAATCTTATACAAAACGAGAGAAAGCACGAAGAAGGATTGCAGTTTCAACTTCCATAACATAAATAAAAACAAACAGTTACAGTTTTGTAGAATAAAAAGTTTAATTTTTTTTGTAAAAAAGTTGTCAGAAAATTTGGAGATTTAAAAATAATGTTGTATCTTTGCAGCGTAAAAATATCTGAAATAGATATAACATTGTTGTAAAATCATAATTAGATAAGTTTTTATTTCTGTCTCACTCTGTCGGGAGATAGGGTGAGATAACATATAGGAGTGAGGGAGATGGCTACCCTACCTGATTTGGATTCAGGAAGTCGCAAGTTCAAGTCTTGCCTCCTATACAAAAATTTTAATAGTTTTTGGTCGTAATTAAAATTCAAAGGTTGGTTAGTAGCTTAATGGTTAAAGCAACTTGTAAAAAGTAGATTGAGGTTCGATTCCTCACTAACTGTCAAATATAAGACTGAAAAATTGTCTTATTTGTTCTATATTTAGTTTATGTTATATATTGTTGCAAAATATAACAATCTGTAAAATGATTTGTTTGTTGTTTTGTAAAATTCCACGACAGCAAAGGAGACATATAACAACATTGTGTGATATAGAACAAAACACACAGAGGTGTGGTGGTTGGCACATCTTGTACTTAACAGTGTATGAGAAGGGAGTTGGTTCGAGTCCAAGCTGTGTGTCTTTTCGAAATTTTGTTTGTAATATTTTATATTGTTTTTCTAAGGCTGTTAGTTTAATGTGTTTAAAACATTTGAGATGTAGGTTCAAACCCTACACAGCTTGCAATGTCCCTCTTACCTATATGCAATCCCCTTTTATTAGGAACAGTTGTGGATTGTAATTTTTCTTGTAGGTTTTAAAAGATGATATTGATTTGTACTTGTAAATATATTTTGTTTTTCATTTGCAGGTAAGAGGGATAATTTTGGATTCTTTCATATTTTTATAAATATTTTATATAATTGATTTTTTGTCTCTGTTTGTGAGGGAAGATAGAATTTATCTTTCTTCCCTTCCTGACAGAGTTAAAATTAACAAGACTGAACAAAAGTTTTATTGCAAACAGGTTCACAATACAAAAATCGCCTCAGGTGCTGTTGAGGTCATTTGATTGAAGAAATTCTAACATTCTAATTTAAATAAACATTCTTAAAACAAGAACTCACTCTATACTTTATTAGAACCTTTATTAAAACCATTTCTAAATTATAAGCTATTTTCTATTAAAATAAAAGTTCTAAAGTGTTTTTTTTATTCAAGCAAAATAATATTTTTTTTTAATTCGTTATATACAAAAATAGAGTGAGTTTCTTGTTTTATTACAACGGTACATTTTAATTAATTACATATACATTTTATTTCTTTATTCGATAGGAAAGAGACATATCCCGTAAGATGTGTCTTTTTTCTTTTTGTACACCCCACCTCTATTTGCATTTTGTTCCCACCCCTCCTACCTTTGGGTTATAGTAGATCACACAGTATGTACACGATGTTGTCCCTACGTTATAAAAATAAAATTCGTCGTCGGTGCAGTTGCCCACCCCACCTTCCCAACATAATCACTCTATAATAATACACATCTTTACATAACCTAATATACATATACCAATCATAATATAGCACACAATTCCTCTCTCTCTATCTTTTCACATCAACTCCAATTGTTTAAAATTAAAAACTATTACATATCACAAACCTATCATAAACCTAATAAAACAAGACATATTACAGCCAAAGTTCTATACCCCGCATATCTTCAAAGTCAAACTATATATCTCAAAGCTAAATCAAGTTAGGTGTCACGTCAAACTGACCACTGTATTCTTTTCAGAACTAAATTAAACTAAGTATTACGTGCGTAATTAAATCAGGTATTATGTATTTCCAAAATTAAATTAGGTATCGTGTGCATAATTAAACTAAGTATCGCGCGTGACGACCCACCCTATTCCTCACCCCACCCCCTCTTAATAATTTTCGCCCGCACCCCCTACTAAAATAAATAAGTGTTTAATTTTTATTTGTGATAGGGCTTTAATGTACAGAAGGTTTTATATTTATTTTTGCTTGCTGAGACTTGTGAGTTATTAGGGTGTACTAATGTAATAGGGTGCAGGGGTGTAACGTTGTGAAGGTTTGACAAATGAATGTTTTACTAACTGTTTTTGTTTTATTGAGATGCATTATATTTTTTCTAACAATCGCAAATTAATTTTTCTTGTAAAATATTTGGTAGTTGTAAAAATTAGTTGTATCTTTGCAGTGTATAAAAGAGGTGTATACCTTGCAAGTCTTTTATATGTAGTTGTGAATTTCCTAGCTTGCGGGAATTAAATCGTTTTTAATTATGAAAATGAATCTATTAACAAAGGTTATTATTGCAATTCTTGTGTGTGCATTTGGAGCACTTTTGTTTGCAGGTACTTACAACGAACTTGCTGGGGTGTTTGCAGTAGTTGCAATATTCTTAATACTAATAATATTGTATGTAGCTTTCTTTTACCACAAACGTCGCAAAAAGTAATTACGTTACACTTAAATTTATGTGTTTTAGTTTAGCAGTGTCTTTATCGGCACTGCTTTTTTATTTTACCTCTCTTTCTCCCCCTAAAAGAAAAATATACTAACAAACTTCCTTTTTAAGTAAAAATAAAATTATATACACGGTATTTTTTTTGCCTTCGTAGAAAAATATCCTAACAAATTGCTGTTTCATAAAATAAATTTATTGTTGTACTCTCTTTGTGTTTATATTATTGTGTTTGTAATGCGTTGGTGGTGAGGACGTTAGGAGAGGGGGTCTCATCAGGGCAAGGCTGTAAGTAATATATTAGTTGTATGTAATCAGTATGTTTGATGGAGGAGTGCCCAACGATATATTATATCTTGGGGTCTTTGTTGTAGGTGTTAAGTTGTGTAACTGTTATGGTTGTATATGATTGTTGTGTGTTTGTATGGTATAGTTAATATATTGCGATTGGGTGTATAATGCTGTATGTAGTTGTATATATGGTGTAGTATAGTGTTTTTGTTGTGTTTATATAATATGTATATGTTTTTTTGTTTTTAGTTGTTGTGTCCGTTGTAACTATTATAGTTGTTATTGACTTCTTTTTTGTTTATATGTATGTCTATTATGTAATAAGTTTGCTATTTGTAAAATGCTTGGTTGAGCAACTGCACCAACGGCGAATTTTATTTTTTATCATATCTTAATATTTGTTAAAACAATATACCTAATTGTCTGTAACTGTGTATTTTAACGTTTTTAAAGTGTTAAAGTTTGTGTTAAAATTGTCTTTTTACTTGCGTATATAAAAAAGTCGCCGTATCTTTGTCGTGTAAAAGAATGAGATATAACACTTTTATACCGCTTTTAAAATTAAGGTAAAAATATTAATTACCTAACTTTCTAATAAACAAGCAATTAAATAAAAAGATTGCAAAAATTGTAAAAATAATTGTGAAAAAATTTGCAAGGTATAAAAATTAGTTGTATCTTTGCAGTGTAAAATAAGAGTGAATGTTTAACCGCTCGATAAGAGCATAAAAATAAAATGATATGTTAATTACAGACTTAGAAAAATTTGGCGCACGTGAGATTTCATTAGCTACAAAATTATTAAACGCTATATCTAGCGGATATCCTGAAGACTTTGACGCTTCAGGAGTGAAAATAGCACTTAATCCTTACAGTGGTGACGTGTTTTTAACAAACGATGATTACCAAGCATGTATCGAGGTGAATGGTGAGCTATTTTCCTATTACTTCACACCTTACGGCGGTATAGAAGGTACTTTTGTCGAACTTTTGCAACAATATACCGAAATGCATTGCGAGGACAAGGAGTATATTAAAGAGCTTGCGGAAATGTATTACCCTGAGAGCCTCGAGAAAATTGAAAAATTAGAAAATGAATAAAACAAATATTAATTAAAAATGAGAACAAAAGACAAAAACAACGGAATTGCAAAAATTAAGTTTTTTGCTTACTTAGGAAGTGTGTTAGTAGTGGCAGGAATATGCGCATACTTAACTTCAGGTAAAGAGTTTTACCCCTCTATGTTAATAGCAGGCGGAGTATACCAATATATCAAAGGTCTGTGTGTAGCACGCTTTGAAGTGAATTGGAATAACAAGATTTTAAAAACAATTTTAAACAACTAATAAAAAAGAATATTATCATGGAAACTAACAATTTATTGCAAAAAGCACAAAATTTTACAAAAAAATTCGGAGATTCTGATAAAAAAGAGTTTAAACCGTTTGATGTAACGTATAAAGATGGAAACAGTATTGCAACTGAATTTCTCAATAGAGAATTTAACACTTTACCTTACGACTTACTCCCAGAGAATTATTATGAAGAGATGGAAATACAAATGCCGTCTTATGAATTTTTTAAATCAATATTGGAAAGTAATATAAATGAAAATGAAAAAGATGAAGAGATAGAACGATTACAAGAGGAGTGGGCAAGAGAGCACATAGAGGTCATGACATCACTGTATAGAATTTCCAGAACTGGTGAGGATTACTATTTAAATTCTAAATATTGTAATATAGACGTGTTAGCACACTTTGGAATCGGAGTAGTAGAATATAAAGGCTATTACTTCCTAAACATCGCAGGTTGTGGGTATTCGTTTATTGACAGGCATTTTACACCTTTGTTCACTTTCTTAGGGTGGATGCAAGAAAAATAATAAAAGCGATTAGAGCCCCAAACTATAAAGGGGCGGGGCTCTTTTTCAAAAAAATTTATTTAAAATATTTATAAAAATATGAAAAATAATAATTACCCTAATTGGTTAGTGCCTTTTAAAATTGCAAAAGAATTGAAAAATATTGGTTTTTATAAAAAATGTTACTTTAACAAAGATACGGACGGGGTTTATATAGAATCAATATTGAAAGCAAGTGAAAGAGGTGAATTTTTAGCAAAAATATATACGTGTGATATAGAAAGCAGTTATTATACAATTATTCCTACTTGGGAACAAGTTTTTGAATGGTTTAGAGATAAAGGCTTACATTCTCATATTGAATATACTTGTGATAACGATTTGTTTAAAATAAATATTATAGGTATGTTATTAAATACAAATAAAAGCTACTTTAAAACCTACGAAGAAGCACGTAAAGCACTAATAAACGAATTGATTAATATTAAAAAAATAAAGAAAGATGAAAACAAATAAATACACTAAAGAGTTTATACACAGAATGCTAAAGGAATACCCTGTAAAGAGGTTTCAAAATGCACTGTATTATAAAATTGCAGAATATGAAAAGGAAGGATTTTTTGCAAACAGCGACGAAATTATAGAAGTTATAAAACTTATACAAGAAATGTACGATGATGAAGCACCAAATTTTTATGTACTTTCTAAAAGCAAAAAAGTAGCTAACTTGTTTAATGAGGTAGGTGTATGGTTAAAAATTGTAACAACCGACGAACTAAAACAGCATGAAGAGTTAAAACAATTAACACATGGACAAGTTGGATGCGTTCCTAAAACTAATATATTAGAAAATTTATTAGATATTAAAAGGCATTTAATTTTAAAATTGTATTACAAAAACAATTTTAAAGTGTTTGGAAACAGAAACTTATACACTGAAACAAAACAAATACTTAGAGAAAAGGGTATACATTGTTAATTTAATAGTTTTATATTATGCAAAATATCAATTTAAACACTGAAAAACGCACGAATTTTTATAAAGAGGTACAAGAGTACCAAAAACACAAAAACAGTGCTAAAAACGCCCAAAACGGGCTAAAACAGGTTAAAACAAACGACCGTCCTCCGTCTGATGCTACAGAATCGCAACGGTTGGAATACTTAATACCAAAACAGTGGCATAAAGTAACGGAGAGGGGTACTTTTACAAATTATTATTTTGTTAAAATAAAAAAGTTTTTAGAAGCTCACTTACATTGTGAAAACTGTGATATTAATAGAATAATAAAAGAGTTTGGAAAATATCTAAAAGAGAAAGGAGGTGATAAATGAAAATAACAAAAAACGGACTTTCTAAAGAACTTTTGGATCAACTTTTAAATTTTTATAATACTGTATTTTTGTATGATAAAAACAACGAACGAATAACATTAAGAGAATACGAAGACGCTCAGTATATCGAAGTTATAAGTAATAACGGTTTTTATTATCCGAAATTAAAATTAAAGGATGGTATAGTGTTAGATTTTGACAAATTTCGTAAAAAGTTGAAAGACAGAGTTAAAGCACGATTATTTATAAAACAAGTTAGTGAAAATATAAGAAAACGTTTTGCAAATACTTTTCGTTACACTTCTTACGGAATTACTACAAATAAAGAGGTAAGTAATGAAATGTTAGAAGAAGTAAAACAGGAGTTAAACGGGTATATTTATGAACTTGTTTTTGATAGAGATGAAAAACTTAAAGAAATTTTAATGCTACCTAACAGACACAATAAGAACGAGTTAGAAAAAAGATTGCAAAAATTGTAAAAATAATTGTGAAAAAATTTGCAAGGAATGAAAAAACGTCGTACCTTTGCAATGTAAAATAAAAGAAATAAATAACAATATTAAAAAATCGAATAAGATGAAAAAGTTAATAATTAAAGAGTTTGGAGACATAGATAACATTTTTGAAGTACTCCACAAAAACGACGAATTTTTTGAAGAACTTACAGAAAAGAAAATTTATAGCACTGAAGAGGAATATCAAAATGACCTACATAATTTAGGTATTTACGGAGTAAGTAAATTTCAATACGATACAGATTATAACTGTTATGTACGTTTTAATGCTGAATGTTTAGATATTATAGATTTCCTAAAAAATTGCAAAAATACCCTTAACAAATGGGTAGATAACATTCCAGAAGAGATTCTAAATTTTAAAGCTGACAAAAGAGTTGTTACACTAATTAAAGAGGAAGTTTTGGAGAATTGTATGGATGTTGAGGGTGATAGATGGGGCGTTTATTTGGAAAATCCTTATCGTTATCTAAATGTTAAATATAAAAACGTTTTAAACGAGTTATCTAAAATTTACGAATATATAAATCGTTGTGTAGATTTGTTAAATGATAGTTTCATAGAAGAGATGCGTAAAGCTGAAGTTTATTTAGGCGACGACTATCAAAAACTAAAATATGCTGAAGAAAACAAACTACTTTTCGATGAAGAGGGATATATAATATAAAACAAATAAACGCAAACAATAAAAGAATTAATAACATTAAAAACATTGGAAAAAATGGAAACACAAAATTTAATTAGAATAAGAACCTTATTGCCTTTCGGTAAAACTTTCGGAGAGTATAGTTGTTTGGATAGTGAAAGTAAGGAAAACGATACAATTGAGTTTTATAGGGGAGAGTTAAGAGATTATTTGGATAAAGAAGACGACGATATTTATTATGATGATTTCAATTTTGACACGTACAAATATCAATCTGAGGTGATTGATAGAGAAATAGTAACAATTGAGAGATATTTAAAGACCATCTTAAAAGACGAAAGTATATCAATTATTAATATAGATTGGGATAGAACAGATTATACAAATGATATAGAAGTATTTATTGAAATGCAAAAAGAAACTCTCGAAAAATGTTTTGACTTTATCGAAAGTGAAGACCCTAAAAAATATTTAGCGTGGGTAAATTCTGAAGATGGAGTGCCAAGTTGGTATTATGAAGAGTACAATAAAAACTTGTGGTACATTGGTGAAACAAACATTACTGACCCTAAATATTACAGAATGTTTTACAACAAGAAAGGTAGCGAAAACTATTTAGAAGTGTTACAATATCTTTTTGAATACATTCTTACATTCTACAACGAAAAAGAGGGTATTAACAAAAAAGAGTTTGAAGATGAGATTTGCGACTATGTGGCGGGTAATGTAGATATTGACTACACCTTAAACGAAAGACTTGTTGATATTTGTAAGAGAGCAGGTAGGAATGATTTAATTGTGAAAAATATCGACGGAGAAAATTAAGTTTAATCTTTAAAAAAATATTAAGAAAATGAGAACAATTGTAGTACAAGCAAAATTAACACAGTTATTTGGAGACTTTGAAGTGATTGCTACATTAAATGAGCAAACTCCAATGCAACGAGCTATAGACCTTTTAACCCCTGTTGTTTCAGAAACATTGGAAGCGTGGGATGTTTCACCTGTAGAAAACATAAGAGAGTTTGTAGAAATTTTATTAATAAGTGATTACAATCAAACAGCAAACGAAGAGGTATATTTTCAATGCACAACCGTAGAATTATTAGAGTAATGACAAATGAAAAACACAGATAAAGTAAAAAATTATCGTTTTTCTGTCTCTGAAAAAATAGCAAACTACCTTAACGAAGTAGATAAAATAAAAGAAAAAGGTGTAAAAGTTGGAATTATAGGTGAAGACCTATTATTACAACATAACACAACTGACAAGACAGAACAACAAAAGGAAAGACGAGAAATAGCGAAAGAACTTGTTAAATTAGGACTTGGTTATAAAACAAAGTTAGGAAAGTTTGACAGAGTGTGTAAACTGACTCTTTTTAATATTGATTTCAAAACGAGTGAAAATGTATTTAAAGTAAATTTAGAATACTACTCAAACAAATTAAAGAGGAAACAGATACAGAGATTAAAACGATTTAGTTTTCAGTCGGAAGCGCAGTGTAAAGCTAAATCTAAAAGTTAAAAAAAATAAATATTAAAAATCGAATAAAATGAAAACAAAAAACGTAAAAGAAACAGTTTCTATATTACAAGAATTAGAAGATGTAATGTGGAATGAAGGATTTTTCAATGATGATTGCTTTTTCTTCATTGATTATGATAATGATTTTAAAACATTCTCAAACTTTTATTTAGAAAAAAGAAAAGAAAGTAATAAAATTGATATCATGGAACTTAAAGAGATAATTTCGGAGTATAAGAAACCTAAAGTTTTAGATTTGTACGTTTTTTATTCTCCTAAGAAAGGACTTTTTGAAGACGAAAATGGCAATGTAGAAGTGTTTAATATTGAAATGTTAAATGAAGTAACTTTCGATAAAGACTTTTATAAAAAGTATGATTTTGTAAGAATTAAGTTTTTAGGTAAAACCGTACAAAATTTAATTATTGAAAGTCTCATTGATAGAAATGTAGTTGTAGAACATTATTAATTTTATAACTATGAAAAACGAAAAATATGTTATAGTATTAGAAAACGGAGAGGTCTTAATGTCTCGTAACAGACAACCTAAAATATACAAAGAACTAAAAGAAGCTGTTAAAGACCTTGAAGTAAACGAAATAGCCGCACCTTTATCCTCTTTACCTTTTAACAAACAAAGAGAAGTTAAGGAGCTTGTAGAAAATAAATTATAAAAATAAATTATAAATTAAAAAACATTAATAAAATGAACTTATCTAATTATCTAGAATATTGTATGAATGTTTACCCAATTGAATTGGAGGAAACAGAAAACGGAATTAAACTCGGCGATGTGGTTATTCGTGAGAACAATGAAAAACCAGAAATTGGTATTGTTGTACAAATTTCTAAAAACTTTGGGGAACTCAGAACAGATGATTTTGGAACGACCTCCACAGAACAAGTACGACTGGCCAGTGACCAAGAGATTCAAATGTATCGTCCCAATATTTTTAAAGAAAATTGGAACAAAGAAAAGAATCAACTTGTTACGCTTGTCCAAGATTGGGGAGATGGTATAAACAAAATATCAATAACTTCGACAATTGAGAGAATGAAAAGTGCAATAAAATATGTAACACATTGGAGAACAGGAGACCCTATTAATAGAATTAACGCTTTAGGTACTGTTGAAAGAGACAACTATATAAAAAAAATATGTACATATTTTAGAAATGCAAAAGGATTTTATATAGAAAACATAATACCTAACAATAACAGTTAATAAAAACTATAAGAATAAATGGCATTAATTTTACACATTATTATTGGTTTTGGGATTATGATAGTTATTTTTTCAGCGCAAGACCAAAACGATAGACAAAAAAAACGTAGAAACGATTTGCAAAATCGACTTAAAGGAGGACAAAAGGAATTTTCTATGTTTGATATAAGAAATTGTAAGAATTTTTAAATTAGAAATAAAATGAAAAACAGAATTTACACTTGGTTACTGTTTCTTATTGGAATTGTAGCCTACCCACAAGGGGAATTAAAAGATGAACCAAACCTTGAAACAATAAAGAAAATAGAACAATATTGTAGAGAAGGTAAAAGTGAAGCATGTGAGAAACTTTATTATCACTACTTCTACAAAGAAGACAAAGACGGAGAAAAAATTATGTATTACATAAAACAGTTATCCGACTTAAAACGCCCTAAATATATGTTTATGTGGGGAGTTGCTATGAGTGAAGGTGGATTAGGAGGGGTTAAAGTAAAAGAGGATTTTGCAGGAGGAATGAAATTAATTAAACAGTCTGCTGACTTAGATTACCCACCTGCTCAAATGATGATTGGTGATTTCTTATGTACTTCTAACGAAGCAAAGGATATCCGAAAAGGACTGTTTTATATTAATAATGCCTGTGAAAGTACATACCAACCTGCTTGTTATGTAATGGATAAGGTAAACTACACAAAACAAGAAGGCGTAACGAAAGAGTTACGAGATAGAGTGTGGGACGGTTTGGAAAGCTGTAATGACCCTTACCTACGACCTCGTCGTTACGACCTTGCCAAAGAACAGTATAAAAAAAGAAAATTTGTAAACAATTAATAATAACAAAATAAATATATAATATCATGAAAACAAAGACAAACAACAAATTATTTTTCAGCCTATTTATAGGTGTGATGTTAATGACTTTTTTAATCTTGACTTCTTGTCAAAAAGATAACAACGATGAACCTCAGAAACCGCAAACGGGTAAAACTGATAAACCTAATAATGGTGGTGGAAATAACGGGGGAAGTAATAATGGCGGTTATACACCAATACCTGATGTTCCAAAAGTAAATGTAGAACCGTTAATTTATAATTTTAATCAAAAACTCAAAGATGTTAAAAAGAACTATAAATTTACTCCAAGTATAGAGATTAGTAAACACTTTCCGTTTGGAGAAGTAAAATTTAAAGAAGAAAGTAAAAGAACACTTGTTTTAGATACAAATATAAAAGGAACTGTTGAAATTCGATTACACCAAATTCATAAGGTTACAAAAGACGGTGAATTTAAAAACGGGTCTTATACAATACGTGGGGTTCGTGGAACTTATCCTCTTCGTAATAAAGAATTTTTTCTTTTCAGTAAAGTAGAAGTTATTATTACCACAGAAACAGGAGAAACAGTAAGTAGTACAATTCAAAACCCAGAAGAGCATAAATACGTAGCAGTGTTTGAAATAGAATATGAGTTTGAACAGGGAACTGTACCATGTCTTTATTTGTATGAAACAACTGTTAAAACAATAGACGGGCATAAAAAAGTTTATTATATTGTAGAACATATAGAAGATTTAAGAGAAATTGAGGACAATAAAAATAAAAAGTTTGACTCTACCGTTAGTTCTAAAGTTGAAGACGTGATATTTGAAGCCTTTTCTAATTATAGTTATGTCAAAAAAAATGATAAATAATTTAGAAACAATAAAACCAAGATTAAAACAAGTTTTTGACTTAAATAGGGATGATTTATTTTTTCATTTGTTACTAATACAACGAAAGAAAGAAAATGAAGGAATGATTAATAAAAACACCAATGTTGTAAAAACTTATGTTGTAAAAGATATAAAATATTTAGAATATAAGTTGGAAAAAGAAATCATCCCTATATGTAATAATCTTAATGCAAGAGCAATGATAAATCTAAACCCTAAAAGTTTTAGACGAGTCACTCACTCTATGCTTAGAAGGTTATCAGAATACATCGAAAGTGATTTTTATGAAAGGTCAATCTCTAAACTGTTTGATAGTTGTACTGCGTCTTCGTCTATTAGTAAAGAGTTAGGAATTGAAAAATATTGGATTTTAGATGTTGATAAAAAAGAATCTGTTTATCATATAGAAACTTTAAAATCTATTATAAATCAATATTGTTGTCCTATATATCCAAAAGGTGATAAAGTAAAACTGATAACAGAAAGTAAAAACGGATATCATTTAATAACAATCCCTTTTAATATAAAAGATTTTGAAAGAATGAAAAATCAAAAGGAATACAAAGAATATTTAAAAGAGGTTGAAGTGAAAAAAGATTGTTTAACTAATTTATATATTAATTGAAATGAAAATAAATAATTATCCTAATTGGTTAGTTCCAATTACAATTGCTAAGAAACTAAAGGAAATAGGTTTTGACTTACCTTGTGCTTTTGTATTAACAAACAAAGGTAGAATAGGTTTTATAACAAGAGAAAATAATCAATACCACTTATTTGAAGAATTAGACTTAAATTCTAATTCAAAAGGTTCTTTAGTGCGTATTCCGACTTATGAACAAGTTATAGAATGGTTTGTGAGTGTTGGTATTTTCGGAAATGTTAGAATTAGTTCTTACGAAGCGTATCAATGTGATTATATGGGAGTAGGTGAGGTTTTCTATGCAGAAGTTACAAATTGGTTAGGTGATGAATATCAAATCCCATATAAACCACACAGAGTAACATATCAGGAAGCAAGGGAAGACCTTGTTGAAGCAATGATGTATTGTTACAAGTATGAAGAGGATGAAAAGAAAAAATATCAACAGGAGATAAAAGATGAGTTAGAGAAAAAAAGTAAGAAACGTAAAAAGAAATAAAAAATGAAAATAGAAAATTATCCTGAATGGCTTGTTCCTTTAGAAATAGCTAGAAAAATAAATGAACTTAAAATTCTAAACTCTGAAATACTTGTTTGTAACGATAATTATTATGGTTGGTATAGAAATGAAGAAATATATGATTATGATAATGATGGAGATTTTATTGTATATACAGCATTAGAAGCATCTGAATGGAAAGACTCAAATTTAGAACCTACATACACTTGGGAACAGGTTTTTGAATGGTTTAGAGAAAAAGGCTTTAGAATTACATTGGAAAATCATGAAGACTCTACCAAATTTATTTTCTATAATATGAAAATAGACGAAGGTAAACATTTTAAAGGTGAGTTTTCAACTTACGAACAAGCAAGAGAAGCATTAATAAAAGAACTTATAAGAATATATAAAAATGAAAACAGTATTTAAAGTAGGAATGAAGGTCTATGACCAATTAATGTTTCCTGATATAGAAGGGGTTGTTTCTCAAATAAATGATGATAAATATGAGGCATTTCCTATAAAAGTGAGATTTCGTAATTCGTTTTGTTATTATACAAAAGATGGTAGAACTGAATTATATAATATCCCCATATTAGCAACAAAACCTTATAAAGTAATATTAGAAGAATTTGAGCAAAAAGCATCTATATCAACTTATGAAGAAGCATTAGATTGGTTAGAAAAGAACTCTAAAAATAGAGTAATTTATGCAGATGAGGCTTATATTAATGAAGAATATGAGAATGCTTTTGAAGCACTTAGGAAACTTGTAATTCTTAGAGATTACTACAACAAGGGTTGGCAACCTGATTGGAGTAATAATCACACCAAATATTGTATAGAATTAGAAGGTTTAGACATTTGTAGTTTAAATCACTGTAGTGATTCAAGAGTTATGGCTTTCAAAACAAAAGAAATAAGAGACAAATTCTTTGAAGAACAAAAAGAGTTGTTAGAAATTGCAAAACCTTTATTATAACTATGGAAAAACATATATTTTGCAAAGTGTATGAGTATGAAGATAGACAAATACTCGTGCAGAAAGAATATAACGGAGATGATGAGAACTACTATATAAAAGTAACTACATCTGTCGGAGAATTATTAACAATATTATCTTATGGATTTGCTACTGAAAAAGCGTCTATTGAATGTTTTAACGCTTTAACAAAAGATAAAGCGTTAGAAATCTTCAAGAAAATGAGAATTATAAAGTAACAACTATGAAAATACAAGAATGAATTAAAGTAATATTAGCGACTGAAGTAGTAGGGGTGAACAGTTTTCAGAATTATTAACATTAAAAATATCAACAAATGAAAACAATTAAAAATTTATATGTAAAAGTAACCTATACCGTAGGTTTAGAAGATGTAGAAGTCTCCGATGAAGTATATGAACAATTATATAAAATGGCAGACTATGGATTTTCTGTTGAAGATTGTGAAAGTAGCGAGTATCCAGAAGCATTTGATTGGCTTTCCGAAAATATAAAAGAAAGAGATGCTATGGATTGGGGATATGAAGTAGAAATTGACTAATAACATTAGACTACAAAAGAAAATGAAAACAGTAAGAATTAAAGTTGCAGGTAAGGTCATATTAGAAAAAGAACTTGTTTATGAATTAGATGAAAAATTAGACATTCTTGAACAGGTTTGTGAATTAAGAGATGATGGCGTGTTAGATGATGATTTTGAGAATCTTTCCGAAGGGGTGATAAATGAAATTTCTATAAGAGATAGTGAAGATTTAACATTTGAAATATTAGAAGATTAAAAAATTACAAAAAATGAGAACAATTAAATTTAGAGGGTTTACAAAAGACTCCAATAAGAACAAGTGGGTTTACGGTTATTTGGTAGGTAAAAATAAAATATCTTATAAAACCGAAGACGGATTTAAAATAACAAGAAAGGTAGATAAAAGGTCAATAGGACAATATACAGGACTTCGTGATGTCCATAATAAAAAAATTTATGAAAATGATACTTTAAGGTGTTGGTTTGTGGATGAGAACACTAAGTCTTCATATAATGAAAAATATGATGTTGAATATTTTCCAGGAGTTGGCGGTTATATTGTATGTGATCCGTATGGTGTAGATGGTAATTTTATTAAACTTACATCTTTAGAAATCTCAAAATACAATATGGAAGTATTTGGGAATGGTTTTAATTTAGTTAATGATTTTGAAGACGAATAATTCTATAAACTTATAGGCTATACAAAATTGTTATTTAGAAACATTAAAATAAATTCACAAAAGAGGATTCGACAATCACAGAATTTACAAATATTGAACTTAATATGTAAAAAATATAAAAAATGAAAAAATTGATTAGGAAAAGTGTATTTGAAACAAACAGTTCTTCAGCTCACAGTTTATCTATTAATAAAGGTAATAAAGTGTTAAATGTATTTGATACTTTAAAACCTGATAAAAATGGTGTGGTTAGAATTGATTGTGGTGGCTATAAATTTACAAGACAAAAACCAAGAAGAACAAATGATACTAAAGAAAAAATAGCTTTCTTTGCTACATTATTTGATTCATTAACATATTATAAAAAAGAGTTAGAAGAACTTGTAGCACTTATAAAACAAAACTCTTTATGTGAAGAAGTTATATTTGAAAATTTAGGTAGTAGCCATATAGATTTTTGTGGTGATTTCACTATACCAGAAGGTTTACAAATGTATAGAGCTTTATTTGATAAAAACTCTTGGTTATTTTTGATAGGTGATGAATATTGGTTTGAAAGTGATAAGGAAGAAGAAGAGTTTTTTAATGTCCCTGTTATAGAAAAATAAATTTATGTACAAATATCAAAACGGGAATGCTCTAATATCTATTGAAAAGGACGGTACGAGAATTATAGAGTTTAAGGATAAGTTACAATTAAAATATCCCTTGAATGTTGATATTAGAGTTTCTACCCAATGTAGTTTTGGTCAAAAATCAGATGGTTCACATGGTGTATGCGCTTTTTGTCATGAATCTGCCAAAGTTAATGGTACTGAGTGTAATTATGAAGAATTAAAAAGTAAATTAGAAGATTTACCTCAAGGTATTGAATTAGCGATTGGTTGTAACAATATGACTGTTGGTTTAAAAAACTTCATTATATGGTGTTCTTTTAATAAAAAGTATATCTGTAATGTAACAATTAATCAAGGTCACATTAGTAAGAATTGGGGTTTAATTGAAACTTTAATAAATCAAGGTTATATCAAAGGTCTTGGAATATCTTACAGAAGTTTTTTAAAGTGGAGTGTTCCTCAATCTATCTTAGATTATCAAAATACAATATTTCATATAATAGCTGGCATTGACGATATTGATGATGTAAAAGAATTAGCTAATAAAGGTGTTAGAAAAATACTTATTTTAGGTGAAAAAGATTTTGGTTATAACAAAGGTAAAGTTGATTTAAATAGTAGAAAACATAAACATTGGAGATGGTTTTTACCAGATTTATTTAATATGTTTGAGGTAGTTAGTTTTGATAATCTGGCTTTAGAACAGTTAAAACCTGAGCGTTTCCTAAGTAAGTCTGATTTTGAAACTTTTAATCAGGGAGAACATAGTCTTTACATAAACGCTGTGGATGGCTATTATGCACCAAGCAGTAGAAGTAGTGAAAATGTAAATTGGAATGATATATCTCTAACAGATTATTTTAAACAATTAGAAAAAAATAGAAACATATGACAACAGAAGACAAAAGAAGAAAAGTTTACAACAAATTAAAAGAGGAAGGAGGTTATTGATGAAAAAAATATTTGAAACTAAAGAACAAATAATAGAAGAAGCTAAAAAACAAATAGACAAAGACATCTTTGGAGTTTACCCTTCTAAGGTAACTATTTTATTTAGTCCTGTTAATTCAGATAAATGTGTGTCTTTGGAAAAACAAGTGTTTGAGTTTAATTATAAAAAGAAAACATGGGAGTGTAGAATAGAAACAGATATTAATGAATCTGAAGATTTACCTTTAAAAGTAGTAACACTTTATATTTGGATTAAATCTGAAAATAATATACTTTTTTCCACACGTCCTGCAATGGAAGAGTTTTACAAGATATTTATCACTCTAATGTTTGCTGCTCACGAAGAAGGTTTTTATAGTAAAACTTTTATGAAATTAAAGAAAAAAATCATAAAGTATTTTAAACACTGTTTTCCAGAAATTTGTGAAAATAAAAAAGTAAAATTAAAATACTCCTTTGAAAACTTAGCTGTAGAAGAAAATAAAAAAAATGCTTTTTATTTTAACGTTACAGATAACGAGACAATAATGAATCTTTTTAAAGAAGATATAATGAAGTTGTTGAAAGAAAAACATCAACAATTAATATAAAAAAACAACCCCTATCTAATTAAGGTAGGGGCTATAATTTCAATTAAGACTATTCAAACTCAAATTCTTCTACATAAAAGAAAGCAGTAAAACAAGTTGTGAACTGTCCTGTTTTGACAACTTCTTTTATAAAAGCATTATAATCACAATGAGGTAAAGAATTTTCTGAATATCCATTTATGAAAGGTTTAAACCATTGTTTTATTTTAGTAATGAGTTCTTTTTTCTCACATCTTATATATTTTAATAGTTTAATACTTTGAGTTTTATAAGGTGAATCGGAAGAAGTTACCAAAACTCTATAGTTTTTCATAATCTTTTATGTCAAATTTTATAATTCACTTTACAATCTTCTTTTTTTAAAACTAAGAAATATGAGTGATACTTCATTGCGTGTTGCTGTTGTTTCCATCTACCTCCAAAAGAAGTCATTTTAGACTTAGACAACAACACAAATTCATCTTTTGGATAGAAACCTATCTCTAACGCAGATTTGAGAATAAAATAGTGTGAAAACAGCTGTTTTCCTCCTGATACTGTGTTTTGACATTTAAATATCACTATACCTCCCTTTTTAAGAACTCTATAAAACTCCTTTAAAGAATTGTAATAATGTTCTTTCAACTCATTAAAGTTTTTATACGCTGAAAATCGTTTAGCTATTCTCGAACTGTTACTATCTGTATTGTTTTTATAAGTTTCTCCTGCAATTACAAAAGGAGGGTCAAACATAATTGTTCCTACGCTGTCATCCTCGAGAGGTAGGTCTCTACTATCTGCTTGGATTGTATCGTCAGTCTGTGGTGTGAGGTCAAACTTGTATGTAGGTTGCTGTACAACACCCGACTTGTAGAACACACCTTTGGAATATGTAACATCTACGTCTATTTTGTTGTTTGGAGAATGCAAAGAGAGGATATTGTTAATAATATCCTCTTGTTCTCTATTTACTGATTGTATTGGTATGAATTTTTCCATCTTCAATAATAAATTTTTCTAAAAATTCTCCAACAGTTATTCCACAACCTGAGTTTTCACTTTCTTCCTCTAATTCATCCAAAAGTGCTTCAAATTGCTTGTCTGTCATTTTGTTTAACGATTCTTTAAACCTTTCAAAACAATCTCTTTTTCTATTTATGACTTGTTTAAAACCACTCTGTATCACAAGTTCGTAAAGTTCTTCAGAATTTTTATTTTTAAAATAATTATCTATCTTGTCTTTTACGTCTTCATACTTCATAACTAAAACTGTTACCTTTTAAACCTAAGATTCTTATCAACTCAAAAGCCTCTTTACTTATTGACTGAATGCGTTCGTCGTTTTTGAAAACTTCAAAATCGTCAATATGAGATTTTAACTCTTTAAGTTTCAAACTTTTCTTTATTATTTTATCCATTAATTTTAAAAGTTTTTCTAAATGTTCTTTAATATCAACCATCTTTTCTAAAACTTCTTCTACTTTCACTTTATTATTTTTCATTTTCTAATTGTTTTTTCTTGTTATAAATCGATAAATCTACCTTCAGACCTTCACTTTGTACAAAAACTTCTGTTAAAATCATAAAAGAATCATTCAGTATTTTCCAAATTTGTAGGTATGAGGACGAAAGCTGCACTTATTGCTGAACGAATTACTTTGTAATCAGGTTTGTTGGATTTTCTTGTTTGTTTTAAAATATCACCTTCATAAATCTCAACATTGTCTATGTCAAAAAACCCAGTGAATTGTCCAACGGTTTCCACTCTAATGGGTTTGGGTTTTAACATATCCGCAGCATGGCGATTATCTGTTATGAAGTAATGGGTTTCAAAATCAAACTTACAAGAAACAAGATTTCCAAAAATATACTCACCTTCTTCTTCATTATAACCTCTAAATTCTATTTTTCTGTTCATTTTCTAATTTTTTTTATTATAAATTTTTTACAAAGAATTTTCAACAAAAAACACATTTGTTTTACTTTATAGTCATTTCCAATTCCGAATCATTTAAAGATAAGAGATTAATAGAATGCTCTTCCATTTCTTTAAATAATCGTTCTATCTCACTATGAGAAAAACTAAGAGGTAGTAAGGATGTTTGTAACCTTATCCAATTTATATCAATATCAGTACCTTCTTCGAAATACTTTTCAATTTGCTTTTTCAAAAACTCATAAAGTAATTTAGATGTAAACCTAAGAACTTTCCTTGTTAGTGCAAAAATGTTTGAAGGAAAAAGTTTGTAATTTTTTATACCTTGTAAATAAATTTTAAAATATTCCTTATCAACTAATCCCATTGTATAATTAATAAAGTTGTTAAGAATTGAAAAAGAAGAAACAACTGCCACAGAATGAAACCACTGTTTTTCTGCCTCTTGTTTCCATTCTTTATAAAAGTCTTCAACTTCTTTTTTATTCATTTTAAGATATGTTTCAAACATTTTTAAAATCTCATCACGTTCTTTCATTTGTTCAGAAATCTTATCTAAACTCTCATCTGTGGTGTTAATAAAATCTTCCACAGGAATGTCTTCTTCAAGAATTTTTGAAGCAAGTTTTGAAAGAGCTTCTGCTGATTTATATTCAACACCTCCTTGCTTGATTATTTCTGAATAATCATCAATCATTGCCTGAGAAGAGGCATATTTTAAAAACAATGTTACAGCACCTAATGCAGGTAATACATCTCGTATACTACTTTTTATTTTCATTATAGTCATAATTTTTAACGATAAACAACACCTCTAAAAATCTAAACGCTTCTTAAACAACACGTTACAAACTGTAACACATTGTCTCTGCGTCCGTCAATCCGCATCAACTCCTACGGAAGTTATTCTTAAACCTTCTTCTAAAATATTTATCGACGCAAGCAAATCCCGCTTGTTTCGAGTGTTACAACTTGGACAAACCCACTCTCTGTCGTTAAGTTTTAAGTTTTGCTTTACATACCCGCACCTGCAAGTTTTGGAAGAAGCAAAGTATCTATCTACGACAACTAACTTCTTTCCGTACCAATCTGCCTTGTAAGTTAATAAAGACCGAAACAAACTCCAACTTGCGTCTGAAATATTCTTAGAAAGGTTTTTGTTCTTTAACATAGCCTCTACAGACAAATCTTCTATAACAATTGTATCGTACTTTGTTACAAGTTCGGTAGTATAAGAATGTAAGAAGTGTAGACGTTGATTATGTATTCGTTCGTGAAGTCTCGCTATCTTGTAACGAAACTTTTCCCAACGTCTACTACCTTTTACTTTCTTAGAAAAAATACGTTGTAATCTTCGTAACTTGTTTTGACTCTTAACAAGAAACTTAGGATTAGATATTTCTACTTTATCAAACTGTGTAGCAAAAGTCTTTATACCTAAATCTATTCCTACCTTTAGGTTGGTTTTATTCTTAGGTAATATGTCCTCTTCTACACAAACAGAAGCATAGAAATGTCCGCAAGGCTTTTTACTAATAGTTACAGATAAATATTTAGCTTCTTTTGGGATTTGTCTGTCTACAACAATTTTTATCTTACCAATTTTCTCTATTCTTATGTGTGTAGAAGATAAAGAAAATTTCTGATTAGGTAAACGATATTGATTGTAGATACCCTTCTTCTTAAAAGAAGGTCTTCCTATCTGTTTCTTTCTACTTTTATTGAAATATTGTTTTTTAAACTCTATAAAGTCTCTCTCTTTCTGCTGTAATGCAGCTGATGAAACTTCTTTTAAAAAAGAATGTTCTGTACGTAAATTTTTAATAGACGATGTGTTATCTATATTGTTATTAAAACAATCTACATTGTAATTCCATACAAATCTTACACAACCAAAAGTCTTGTTGAGTAACACCTTTTGTGTCTGTGTAGGATATATTCGGAATTTATATGTTTTGTGTTTTAACATTCTTTTATTGTTTTAAAGTGCAAAATTAGTAAAAGTATTTGTTTTGTACAAGTTTTTTATTGTTTTTTTTCGTGTTTAGTGTCTTATTTCTTATTTAGACACGGAATGTCTTTGTAAGATTTAAAGGTTTGTAATATTTATAAGAATATTGCATAATTTATAATAGTTATAGTTTTATAAAACAACATAATTGTTAGTGTTTGATTTATTTTCTTTTAAATCTTTTCTAACTTCTTCCTCAATTCCTTTTTGTATTTGTTTATAAATTGAATTGTATCTTTTATAATCTTCAATTACTTCTCGTCTTTGTACAGCACTTTCAAGAAGCAGTAAAACTTTAGTTCCAAGCATTTCTGTAAACCTATCCATTTTTGCAGTTTGAGCTATTATTTCACTAACGGACTTACCCCATTTGCATTCTTTTGTTTCTTTGTCAAAAACAAAATATTTATCAGCACCTCTTAAATAATAGAACTCTAAGTTTGCTCGTAACAGTTTTAATAATTTTGTTTTCATATAATTTATTTTTATAGTTTATTTTTATAAAATTATAATTTTAGTTTCTCTATCATTGTTAAAACTTCTTGTTTGAGTTCCTCTAAATTGTTTCCTTCATTATAAAGGATATAATCAAACTCATTATCAGGAAGATACGACATTTGATATTCATCACCTTTAACTTTTTTACCCTCTTTATCTAAAAGAACTATTTTAATAAGTTTAACATTTCTAATTTTAAGTTCTTTTAATTCACTTTTAAAACGCAGGTCTGTAAAAATTGTAGTTTTGTCAGGTGACATTTTAGAAAATGCGATATTTGCCCAAATTCCATCTCCAAAAGCATCTTTTAACCCTTCTGCGATTTCAATAACTAAATCTCTCGGTGTTATTTCATATTCTTTAAATTTTAAATCATAACCTTCCTCAGACAGTCTTTTTTGAAACTCTTGTGCTTCTTTTAAATTAGAAAACGGGTTCTCGCCAACCGCATAAGAAACAATTCCAGAAGGGGAATCTTTATAAGGATGCGACTTGACCTTTTCCAATGTAACCCCAAGTAATGAAGCAACTGCTTTTTGAATAGGTTCTGCAAAAGACTTTATTTCTACATTTTCTTCGCCACCTAACAATTCTTTTAAAAGTACAGCTACTGTATCTTTACCCGCCCTGTGTACACCTGTTAAAGCTATTATATTTTTATTCATTTTTTACTTGTTTTTCAAATATTCTTTATAGTCACTTACCAAATCTCCCCATAAGTTAAAATAAAACTTCCAAGACGATTCTATATGTTTGTTATTTCTTAAAAACTTTTGAAATTCTTCTCTTACAGTTTTTTCAAAAAGTTTATTATCTAAATAAGTTTCATTTGGTATTTTGTTTGATAACAGTAAATCATTTTTCAATAATTTATAAGTTACAAATCTCTTGAAATCCTCAGAAAATAAACTCCATTCGATAGTGTCCAAAAACAAATCACCATTCAAACCTATTTTAGAATCAGACACAAGTACTCCTCTATAACTTAAATAACTGTCCTTATCAATAGGTAAAGAAGTAGCCTCTGTTTTATAAACTTCTTTTGTTTTAACATCATAAATTATAAAAGAATCATTAAAGTTATTTCTTTCAATAATAATATTATTTTTCAACAAAAAGGAATTTAATAGTTCTTTTATAACTTCAGCTCTTTCATGTATCTTGGATAATTCTCCAAAACCTCTCCACTTATAAGATATATTTTCATTCGTCTCCATAATCACAATTAGGTATGCCAATTATTATTAAATCGTAATCATATAATTCTGAATTGTCACAAAGCTCTTGAAATTCTTCAAAAAATGTAGAAACTTTCTTTCGTTCTTCTTCATTAAAATTAATATTTTTAACACAATTTTCTAACTCTTGTTGAATTTCTTCTATTGAATAAATATGAAAACTACAATCTTCTTCTGTTTCAGAACTAACATATGAGGGTTTCACACGATAATGTATAAACTGTACAAATTCATAACTAATATCGGGTTCAAATAAATAACCACCTTTCGCAAGTCCTTTCAACTTGTGTTTTTGTTTTGCTTGATAGTTTTCAAGAGCTATCTCTTGTATTACCTTTTCTTTATTGTGTTTGTCAATCATTTCTGTTGTTCTTCTTAATTTTAATTCCATCTTTAATAATTACAAGTTATATATGAATGTTGTTTAAAATGAGTTAAAAGTCATATCCATAAGTTCTTCAAGATTTTCAATAAAATTTTTTAACATTTTGATTTCCGTGTCATTATGTCCTTCATCATAAGTAAATCCTCTCGTACCATCTATCTCTTTTCTCATTTCTATTTTTCCTTTTTCTATAAGAGCTTTTTCGTATTGAGCTCTGTAATGTAATAAAAGTTCACTTAATTTGTTTCTCATCTCTTTTTAATTTTATAAACAATTTCTCTTTTTAATTAAACAATCTGCTATAGGAAATTTGTATTTAGGGATATTGTCAAATGTCACGTAATAAAAATGTATAAAAACATTTGAATTGAGCCCACAATCACCAACAATTTTACCATCAAGTTTTCCATTACCTAAACTAACAATCACCTTGTCTCCCTTTTTAAAGGATTCTTTATCTTTTATTTTAGTTTTGCAACTCATATTTGATATTATTGATAACATAGTTTACTTTTGAGTTTTTAATTTGTTCAAATTTTGGAAAATTCATCATTAACCAATGAGAGTATTCATATTTTTTCTGATAATCTTTTCCGTCATTTACTTCTACAAATATAATTTCATCAAGACTTTTTGCACCTTTTTCATAATTCATTAAACATTTCTTGATTAATTTTTGACCACCTAATAAAAACATATCATATTGAGTTGATTCTAAATTTAACATATCTTCATATTTTGTTTTAATCAAAGAGTCAATGTAAAAATCATTAACTTTTTCCCAATCACACATTCGAGTCATAGTTATTAATTTCATATTCCAACCTTTTTCAATATCCCTTGATATTGAATTTATGGCAGACCAAAAATTAGTATTACAGGTACAAAAAGAACCAGGTTTAGTATAATTTTCATCAAAAACCATTGGGATACAAATTTTAAAATTATCCTTAATGTAATTAGAGAACTTACCTTCTAAACATCTATCCCAAGACAAGTAAGTATTCCACCCTATTACGATTACAGAGTTTTTTAGGTCATTACCTGTTTTTTCTTTCTTTTCCTTTATAACAGTTTCTATCACTTCAAAAGGATATTCCCAGGGCGTTTTTTCAGGCTTTTCCCAAAATTCAGATTTATGCACACCCACAAGTCCTTCTTTATCAACTGTCGTAATTATTGTTATCATAATGTTTTACATATAAATAGGATTTCCCAATTTAAGATACTTTTTTAACTTCATCGCTTTCTTCATAAACTAATTCAAAGCCACTTTCTCTATCCCAAGCAACCCATTCTCTAAAAGAAAACTCTTCAAAAAAGCTATCATCATAGTTTTCTTTTAGAGTGGTATCTTGATATATTTCCATATATTTCACCTCTTTTGTTTATATATTCTGATTTTAATTTTTGTTTTTCTTTAGAAATTTTATCTTTATTCTCTACTTTTTGTTTCTTTTCTTCTATTATAACTGAAAAAGGTTTTAATTTTTTATCAATCAGCTCCTTTTTCATTTTATCAATAGCTTTACTGAAATATGTCATTATGTTTTCAGCTTTATTTATGCAAGCATTGGGTACTAAACAAAATATTGAAAAACAATATGCAAATTCCTCTGTAAGACACAACAAATCCATCTCCTCTTCTGTCACTTCAAAATGTCTAATAAAGAAATCTTTTACAAATTTAAAATCAGCTTTTGATTGTTCTTCTTCTCTCTTCAGTCTTTCTTTTCTTTCTTCTTCAGCTTTCTTAAAAAAATTATGAACTAACTCTCCAAATTCTTCTTTTGTAAATTTAGTTCTGTAAGTGATTAAAGCATTTTCTCTGTAATTTTTAAGTTTCATGTTTTTATGTTTTATTAAGAATAGAATTTTTTGTCAAATAATTTAAAATCAGTATAGCGCTCTATATAAATTCTTTCTATTTTTATAGATTCCTTAATTACATTTAAAGCAAGAATACTATTATAGTGTTCAATAATATTGAGAGGTATTTCTTCATAAGTTGTTAATGACATTTCTTTTAATAACTTCACATACAAACAATGTTCAGTATTATCTGTTGTAATCCAACTTATTTTGTAATAAAATGGGTCTAAAAGTCTACACACAAATATATAAAACCACACAATAATACCAAATAAAAATAAAATTACAATTAGTGTTTTTATCATTTCCACATCCATCGTTGTAAATATTTTTAATTTTATATTAATAAATTTTAAGTATATAAACTTTTTCATCTATTTTTACTAGTTGTCGTATTGATACTTCAACCATAGGTGACTGAACGTGTTCTTCTGATACTGATTGTCTTCCATAATAATCATATTCTGGCATTTTTGACACTTCTAATGTTGTATCATCAAAGTAATATACCTTTTCTTTTCCAGCTGACACTTGAACTATTTTAACTAAAGCTCCAGTCTCAGGAAAGAATATGTGAGCATCAACATATTGTTGCATTTCAGATGATTTAAATGATTGATATACTAATGTTGATTCTTCTGTCACTTGAGATTGTAAACATTCTAGTATGTTTTCTACGAAATAATGATTATAGTTATCTTCATATAGTATAAAAGACTTAACTTGTTTACGTTGTTGATGTGTTAATAAATTTTCTTTACAATATGATAATAAATATTGTAAGAAACTTGTATCATATTGTGAATACGGCATTAGTATGTAAGAAGTTTTTGAAACTTCGTTTTTTTCCGCTGCTTTTTTTGATTTATATAAGAACATTTGTCCAAACGCTGCAGGATATGAGTTTTGATAATCCTCGTGTTTGTGTAATTTTGATAAATCTGATTTCTGTAAATTAAGTAAAAATTCCACTTCTTTTAATGAATCTACTTGACAAAATGTTTCGTATTTTTTAACTTCTTTCATTTTATTCTTTGTTTAGATAATCAATTGTCAAATCTTCAAAACCAACCATAATAACAATCATTACACACAAGTATTTCAGAACCAGAAATACCAATTTCTTCTAATTTCCTAGTTATTTCAATCAGAACTAACCAAGATGGATAATTATCTTTTTTCATCTTTATATAAATTTTTTAAACTTTTCACACAATTCAAACCACAATGTGTTATAAAAATCATAAGGTTTACAAGAACTATATTCAGAATCTTTAAATTTCTTCTCAAATTCTTCAATTAAAAACTTCTTGAAATCTTTTGCTTTTATTTTCAGTTCATTCTTCTGACCGTATCCAAAAAACAGAACTGCAAAGTTTCTAAACTTCTTGGAAAACATTGTGAAATCATAAGGTTTCAAGCAATCCTCTGCTGTATAAGTTTTTCTTGTAAATAACTTTTCTTTATCTACAACTAAACTTCCAATTTTAACAACATTTGTAGAACCACAAGTAGGTAAAATATTCGTATGAAATTTAAAAAGTTCTCCTGTTTTAGTATCTACGATATTGAGACTTTCACAATCAAAATCTGTAGTTATAAACAAATTGTTGTTTGTTAACATCTTATTAACTCTATCTTCAAGTTCGTTACAAATAACACTTTGTTGTTCCGTCAAGTCGTCTGTTGGATTTTCATACACAAATCCTTTTTCTTTTAACTCGTTCATATCATTCTTAATTAAAAAAGTATTTACATTAATTCACAATATTTATTTTATAACATCTTTTTTTAAAACCAAATCGTACTCTTCTCCCATTAACACTAATGGTTTCTCTTTTGAAAGAGACGCCAAGAATATTTCCAAAGTGTGTCTTTGTTGTTCTGTAAGACCAATCTGTCTTATTACATTATCTTCTGACAATTGCACTAATCCAATTTGTCCTGCTGTTATTTCTCCTATTTCCATATTTTTCTTATATTTTATTTTCGGTGCAAAGATATAAACTAAAATTGTAACTGCAAAATATTTTGCAAAAAAAATTACAAAAAAAAACACTTACTAATTGTAAGTGTTTGTGTTTCAAATTTTTAAATTTATGTCAAACGAGGTTTTATGAAAATTAAGTTTGAAGAAGCTAAACGGCAACTCGGAGATGAACCGCCTTTCACAAATATCAAACTTCCAAATAAAAACAAATTCCAATCTTTTGACGCAAAGTTAGTTTTCAGAGAGAAGTTGTAAGGGTCTTCTATATAAATAATCTTATCGTTACCATTTATTTCAATAAAAGTGTTCAAATTATCTTTTTCTGTTAACACAAAATATTTGAAATCTGTACTTCCTATTTCACAATAGCAATTTTCATCAAAATGTTCAATCCTTACAATTTTTAAATTCTCATCTAATCTTAATGTCTGTTTTTGATTTACAAAATGTTCTCTACCCAACTTTGCAGCAAAAGGATACCAATCACTGTTGCCACCTTGACAACTTATTGTTTCTGAAAAATCAAAATCAACATTTTTAAACACTGAATGTGTATCTGTACCCATTATAGACATATCAACTGTTTCTACCAACTTTCCTCCTCTTAAAACAAAGTCGCCGTCACTAAAACCCCAATCAAAATATTGCAGTGCGTTCATAACTCATTTACAATTATTCATAATTAAATTTCAAAATTTCTTTTTCGGAATTTCCAAAATGCAAACCTTTTTCTTGTCATTAGATAAGAAGGTTCACTCTCGTTAATATAAGCTTCTCTTTCGAACAAAATGTTTCGGTAGGCTTTACGTCTCGAACCGTAGATAAATAGTTTCCTTATGTAATCTAAAACGTACCACACATAAAAAGGTAATACTAACAATTCACGTTGCTGACGAATGTGTATCATTTCGTGATTGATTAGTGTTTTACTATATTTGTCGCTTTCGTTGGCTACAAATATAAAAGGATAAAGTGTAATCGCTCTGTATCCGTTAGGTACGAAAAAGTTGTTTTTTCTAATTCTTATTTTCATTTTTTTTGTAATTTCTTAAGTAAAGGATATGGTACAAATGCAGCTGCAATATCCCACCAATCTATAAATGTATGTTTTACATACTTGTCATAAAGCTCTTTTAACAACCCTACTAAAAACACTACTATCAAAGCAGAAATTAAAGCGTGTAAAAAAGAGTTTTTAATGTAAGACAATATAAAAATCGTTAAGAAAACGACATTTCCAACTTTGGAGTGTAATAGTTTGTCTTCTCCTTTTAAATTCTCTAAAATTTTGTTTTTTAAATTAGTAAAACCAAACATATGTATATAATTTTTTATTTATTAAATGTTTCTTATGTCAATGTAACAATCGTTCCCATATCTTGATATTACAGCGGTAGACCCCTTTTTCCCATTAAATTGGTTGTCAGAAGTATAAATAATATTTTTCCCATTACAAGAAAAAGAAACAACACCACTATCAAAAACTTTTCTAAAAGATACACTACTTAAATCGTCAATTACATTAAGTTCTATATTACAAGGAACTGTTACAAAAAGAGTTTGATTTTGATGTTCTTTTTGAAGGGTTGTATTTTGAGTGCATTCTACTCCTGCTCTTAAAATATCATCATACAGAGCTAAATCTTCAAGAGCAGGTGTCCAATCGGTTGCTTTGTTGCCTTTTTCGAGTTTTAATTCTTCAATAGTTACAGCATCCCCTATATTATTATACCAAATCCATAAATATCTATAGTCCTTATCTACTATAAATGGAGTATTAATTGCAACACTTTTAGCTTCACCTGAATCCCACTCTTTCTTTGTATTCAGATAAAACATATTATCGGGTCTAGCTCCAGTTATTCTCTTTGCCGATATTATATAAGTCTTACCCACTTCTAACTGAAATGAACCTAAATATGCTATTCCTCCAGATTCAGTTTTTGATGATATAAATTTACTATTAGGTACATAATTTCTACCTCCAACTATAATACTTTTATTTTCTAATTCTGATAATTCCTTTTCTCCACCACCCCCTAACAACACTTTTTCGTTAGATGAACCTTCTTTTTTAAAGCCTTTACCAAAAACACCTGTATTATCAACACTTAGTATTAAATCATTTGCTTGTCCTGAAAAAGTTAAAGTGTTGGCTGTTAAATTTAAACCCTTTTTTATATTAGACGAAATAGCCCCATTACTTATTTGAAAAGAATTGTCAGATTTTTTTGCAACCGACCAAGAGTTTTCAGTTGTTCCACGAGCATTTACAGCACCTAAATGAACCAAAGACAAACCATCTTTATCACCTATTCTTATACCTTCCCTATAATCGTCTTCAGTAGGTGTTATCATTCCACCAGTTAAAGGTAAATAATTTAAATTTGGTTTATCAATAATTTCACTCCAATTATAAGTAGGTTTAGTATTACCAACCCAAGCAGGAAGTGTTGGGACTACTATCTCACCGTTCAACCCTTCAATCGTGTACTTAGAATCAACCTTTTTTATTTCAGGTTTTTCAGTAATATCTGCCCACTTGTGAGTATGATTTTTCTCAGCTTTGGTGTCTACCTTTGTGTCTACATATTTCTTCTGTACAAAGTCATTATCTTTTACAGGAGCTTCGTAGGTGTCTTTTGTTTCCACAAATATACCACTCTCTATCTGTTTTTTTTGTATCTTCTTAGCCATTCTTGTTTTCTTTATTTACTCAATTACTTTTTAACTTTGTATTGAACTGTTATTTCATCTCCTTCTTCAATGTTATAGCCAACAATAGCACTATCTATACTCATCATTTTATCTACAAATGTTACAGCAGAGCGTTCAACAACAACACCGTTTACCCAAACAGACCACCACTTACTATCATCTACCTTAGATGAAAGTTCTATTCTTACAATACCACCAACCAAATGTGATGTTTCAACAGTTATCACTTCTGTCTTTTCTTCTTGTAAACCCATATTATCTGAAAGTTCCTGTTTGACTTGCTTTAATAAAGCAACTGTTGGATATTTGTTAGTGTCATCACCTTGATTCAGGTCGTTTACTTTATTGCTCTTATCCTCCTTTTCATTTTGTAATTTGACTGATTTAGAGGTCAAGTCAAGTATCCGTTGCTTATTAGATGTCACATCCGCTTCTACTCGATTTAACTTGTTTTCAACCTCTTGTGTTTTAGTAACAGTTGTATACAAGTTAAATAAGGAAGTTAAATCAACTTCAGATACTTTCACACCTGCACCATCTAACAGTTTTATTTTTTTACCGTCAAGTCCAAGAGCATTCACTAAATTTGAAACAAATACACTAACAGGTACAGAAGACAGTAAATCACCTTTTTTATTATACATTTCCAGTGTTTTATTCACACTGTTGTAAACTAATTTAGTACCTTCGTTGTTCAAAAAACCTAAATTTAAAACACCAATCGTAACCCCATGTTTATCCTTTAATGTTAAAGCGGCAGTGGTAGGATTTATTTCAGCATTATGTACAGCACTATCGTTTGCATTTATTTGGTCTTGTAAATCTCGAATTGCAACAATGTGTTGTTCGAGTACTGTTTCAACATCTGCTTTTACTTTTTTCAATAAAGAGAGATTAGGATATTTAACATCTGGTTCAGAAGCGTTTATTTCTCCTGTTTTATTTTTCTTATCTTCTTTACCTTCAACTGCAGTTTGTGAAATTAAATCATCAATTTCTTTTTTTATTTTTTTAATTAAAGCAATACTTGGATAACGTTCATTATCGAAACCACCTTCTAATGTTTGAGCCTTATTACTTATAAGTTCTCTTTTAATAAGTTCTGTTTGTGTATATCTTTCATGGTTAGTAAGCTGTCTTCCAAATTCTGTATAAATGATACTAAACTGGCCAGCCGTTAGCGCATCTGTACTGTCGTCCACTAAACTACCTTTAGCCAAATTTGTTATCTTTTTCTTACCAACATCAATTCCTCTTTCACTTAATGTTACAGACCCTATTTTTGCTTTTTTTATTTCTAAATCTTCAGCTAACGATATTTCTATCTTGTGGTCTTCCGTACGTACATTTATATTTTTATCAGTCCCTTTAAATTGTATCGTTTCACCTAAAACAACTTGAGTAGGTCTATTTAAATTATCTGTGAATGTTATAGGGCTATTTAATTTTAAAGAATATTGTTGTACTTGTTTTTTTAAAACTTCTACAAGATTTTCTATAACTGCTAATTTAGTACTGTTACTTCCTAATTTAGATTGAATTTTATCAAGAATAGAATTTAAGTTTGTAAACTTGTCTTTTACTTGATTTAAAGTGTTTTTATCTTCAGTTGTATAATCTTCTGTTGACAACTGTTTACCCGCTTCTTTATCAACTTTACTCGCTAAACTATCAGCTAAAAACTTAATTAAAGATTGGTCTTTCTTCCAATCATAAGAAGGCTGTGAAGGTTTATTCCCCCCACTGTTATTTCCATTTCGTAAAGAATATTCAAGTGCTTTAACCTCTCCTTTTAAATTCTTCAAATACTCATTAAGATTTTCTAATAATTTACTGAGGTTGTCAGAAGGTAAGACATTTAACACAGGAACGTCTTTTTCTGACAAAACACATTTTGTTGAAAGTAATGTATCACACTCCAACGCACTATTGTCAACCTGAGGTCTATTTATCTGTTTACAAACTTTTGCCATTTTCCCTTTATATTTTATTATGCACAAATTTTGTCAATAATTGCTTGTAACAACTCTTGAAGACTTCGTATCCCTGTATCACAAGGAGATTTCAAACATTTCAGATTCAACTTAGAAATATCCACTCCGTTTGAATTAGAACCACCTGTCGTTCCGTTCTTCAAATCACAAATTTGTTTTTCCAGAACTTTAAGTGCGACTGCTAATGTGAGTTTACTCTTATCTACCCCATATGTAATACAAGAAGCACCTAAATCTTTTAAATCACTTCCGTCTTTTATTTCTTTTATTAGTTTATACAACTCATCTGTTGTTTCTTCAATAGTGACACACATCTCATCTTTCAACTTAGAAAAATCAGGAAGCTCACTATCATAATACACACAGCGGGCATTGCTTTTTCCACCACAAGTATGTTTTATTTTATAACCACAATTTGTCATCTTTGTAAGTTTTAGTTGTCATATTTTAAAACTATTCTCTGTAAAGACATTCTTATACTATCATATTCTTTTTGAAAATCACAATAACCTTCACAAAGAAGTCGTTTTAAAGTTTTTAAAGCAAAATAATCTTGTTTACTATAACCTTCACCTATCCCAAATCTTGTTTTCAGCATATAAGAGTGACCCATTTTACTTAAAGCAGTATCAGCTAAGTAAGAAAGGTCAGAATCAGTATTATGAATTATACTTTGAGTATTCATTTTCTACAAGTTTTTGAAGGTCTACGAACTGTTTTCTATCAGGGCATTCAAAACCATAATTTTCAAACCACTTCTGCACCACCTTATACCCCTTATTTATTTCAGAATGTTCTTCTTTATCAAGAACTACTTTTGTTTTATACATTAAATCTTGCAATTCAGATAGCGAAACTGCACACAAATTATCATTTATTTCTCCTCTGTTTTCCTGTTTCATATCTATTAAAGAAGTATTAGCATAATGTTGAGATTGAACATTTACTATGTTTTCTATCACTCTGTTTCCTTTACAACCACATCCCATATTTAACACTTTTTACAACGTTTTACCCTCTCTATAAGTTCCTGAGCTCTATATAACAATTCTTGAGCTTTACAAACATCATCAAATCTAACAGATGCCTTAGCCCCGTCAATAAGCATTTGAATGTCGGTTATTAAATCTTTAAAACACTTATTATTTTCTTTACAAGAGTTATAATAAGTAATAAAAAGTTTATCCAACTCCAACTGAGTATTGTCTATCTTCAACCACTTTCTGGTCAGTTGATATTTCTCAGGAGAACCCTTAACCGTAATTGTATAAACACCATCTGGAAGTTCACTGTATTCCACAGGACAATCTGTGTCACAAGTGAGACCTAATGTTTCTGAATTAAAAGAATTAATTTGATAAGGTTGAAAGTAATGAGCAACACTATCTGTTTCAGGGTCATTACCTGGTAGAGTTATTTCTATAACTTTTGGCTTATTTTCTATTTGACCCCACAGTGAATTATCAGCAATCATCAAAACACGAGGGTCTCCCGTGTCAAGAATTTGAAAATCTATTTGTATTTTTGAAATCATTTTAAAATAACTTTGACACACCTAAATATAATGTTTGATTTGTACTACCTTGTAAAAAATACAAAGTTTTTTTGTATCTAAATCCCCCATTAACCCCTAAAAGAGGTCTTTTATCCAAATAAGAATAGCCAACTAATCCACCAAACAGCCAATCAAAGTTGTCAGGTCTTAACGAAGGTGATGTTAAAGGTAAAGACTTAACCTCTAATGAACTGATTTCAAGCCAACTTGGAGCATTCAAATAGGCTTCATAGACACCTTTTTGTTTTTCAGTAATTACCAAATCTAAATGTAAGGGGTGAAAAGTAAACTCACCATTAACTTTATTTTCACCAATTTGTGCCTTATATCTAACAAAATAATTTTCTTTTTTTGGATAATAATCTTCAAAATATCTTTGACCTTCATTATTTACAATAGGTACAACTGACTTTTGACTCTTTAACTTTCCTACTACTTTAGTAAGTGACATTACTTTCTGTTCTTGTTCTTTCAACTTATCATAAAGCTGTTTGTTTTCTGTTTCAAGAACCTTTGAGAGCTCTCTTTCTTTATACATGTCGTTTACAAGACGAGCATATGTTACACTGTCTACTTTTCTAAGACTATCTTGTTCTATCAATTGTCTTTTATAAGCAAGTTCTTTTGCTGTCATTTTTTGTTCTTCACTTGTACAAAATTTGTATTGTAATACAACAATAAAAAGTGCAACAAAAAATAAAAATATAAATAAGTTGTGTCTGTTTTGTGTTTTCATTAATTATCATTTTTTAACCACATCAATCGTTAATGTAGATATTCCCTTGTTTGTTTTAATAAATTCTCCTGTTTTGTCATCTTCTCGACGAATTTCATACAATTCATTCCACACTTTAAACCCACCATGTGTCTTCTGTATACCCCAATTTGAGTTTTTCATTGTGTATTTAGAAAAAACACTATAAAGTTCATTTGACTGTACACTTCCTATAAAATAAAAATTAAATGACACTCTATAATAATCCATTTTATCATTTTTCTCAAGTTGTTCTTTTAAATTAAAAAAACTAAATAAAAATGACAAAGGTTGTCGAGAATCAGAAAAAAAAAGTCCTTCTTTTTCTTGATATTTTAAATTTTCAAAAGTTGTAAAATGTTGTGAAAAATGACCTGTTTTCAGAAAAGAACTATAACCTATATCTAAGAAAAAACCCTCATTTCCTTTGAACTCTTTTATCAAAGATAACTTTTCCATCCCTTTAAAATTCAATTGAAAACCATAAGCCAAATTCTCAACAGAACTTGCTAAACGATGTACAAACTGTTTCTTTTTCATAAATACTCTTTATCTACTAAAACTATATGCTTTTTCATAAGCATCTAAAACCATTCTGTTTCTTCTACCAACTTCTTTTATATCGTTAGGATTTAATTTAGAAAATTTACTTTCTGTAAGAGCTAAAACTTTATGTTTATCCACCATTTGTGCATAATATTGAAAAAGTGTAACTACATTAGGCTCATCTTGATTAGTTAACAACTTTTCATAAAATTTCCAATTCACATAAGTAGTCACATACTGTTCTATATTTCCTAATCCTAACTCGGGAATTATTACAAACCCCTTTTCATCAACCTCCATTCCATAATATTGTAAATAAATAGTACCTTCTCTAAAATTTGTATAGATAGTACTACCATTTATTATAATTTCATTAGGATTATCTCTAACTACTAAATTCCTACAATGTTCAGTACAAGCAGAGCGTTTAAAACCCTTACCTAATTTAAGTAATCTTGGATTTTTATAATACAATTTCGCTTCTACATCATTTATGAAAACTTTTTCTGTTATTACTTTTTCTTCATCCTCAACACAGCAAAAATTGCAACTATTCCACTTTGCACTTTGTTCAACTTTCTCCACCCACTGCCAAGCTCTTTGTAAAATAGGCTTATCTTCCTCTTTACAAAAGTAACTCTTAGGTTCACACTGCCAAGCAGAATAAAGAGCAAAAAAGTTGTCAGGTAGCACTCCCTCAGAACCCTTTATATCTACAACTGCGTCCTGTAATACCATTATATTATTACCAAGAGGTTTTAAGGCTTGTGTAACCCATTTATACACAGATAAATCATCTATCAATCCTGCTGATAGATAACTCTCCTTTTCTGATTTAAACTCTGCTAAAAACTCTTCAAACCTCATACTTAATAAACAAAAAGAGTCCTACAACTCTATGTGCAAAGATAACACATTTTAGCCGTAGGACAAAAAGAATAATTTAAAAACTAACTACTATTTTTTCGTTTAGAATTTACAATCGTTTCTAAATCTTCGAGAGTTATTTCATCAAAATGTTCTTTAAAAAACATTTCTTTATCACTCTCTGCTATTGAAATATTTGGATTTTCAACAGTCTGTGCAATTTTAAAAAGTGCAGCAGTTACAGGTTTATGTTTCAGACACCTTTCAAGGTCAACATTTTCTGACAGTATTTGTATTACTGAATTAGAATCTAACAATGTTGATTCTAATTCAACTTCTGTTATTACTTTCATTTTTTAACATTATTTAACTTTATTTCTCTTAATATTTTTCTACAGTATTATCTTTTCTTGTCTGTTCATTCTGACAAACCCGTCTTGTGTAATATGTCCATCAAATTTGCTTATCCTAACAGCCAACCAATTAGGTCTTAATATTTTATCCAAATTCATAATCTGTTTTTATAAAATGTTTTGTTTGTTTACAGTTTCAAAAACTATCTGTTCAGGTAGAACATTGTGACAAATATAAACAGAACTAAAAGGAGGGTTTAATTCTGTTTTACCACTTGTGTAATCTCGCATATAACTAATTCTTTTATCAAAGTACATAATTTCAAATTTATTGTTCTTAAACAATTCAAATCTATTTTTACTTTCAAAAATCCCAACTACACCTAACAACATCGCAAAAGGCACATTTGTAGAAAACAATTTCTCTAAAACTTCTGTTTTTTTAGAATAAGGCGGATTTGAAATAATGTAATCAAAGAACTGAAAACTATCAAAGCCTCTTTTAAAAAAGTCTTTACCTTTACCTATATGCTCATGTTGTACGTAATGACCATTTTCCTTTAAAACCTTAACATAAAGACTTTCTTCTGTATCAAACGGACAAAGGATTTTACTTTTAGGTTTTAAGTATTTCAACAACGGTTCAATTGCGTAATATGGTGTGTAAAACTCATCATTAGGATTTATATCTCCTTTTATCTCCTTCTTATTTGTTATTGTATCTAGTTTCAATTTATTTTAATTATTTTTTATTACTTTTAATGAAAATCTTTTTCTCTTCACTTGTTTCTCCCCATAAAATTTTATTAACATGAGTAAAAACCAATTCAGGATGAGCTTTTATAAACTGATAGGCTTTCTTCAAACAATAATCAATCTTATAACCTATCGCAACTGTTCTGCGAACACCGTTATCAAGAACCATTGCCATATAACAATAGTTACCTCTTTTAAAATCATCACTGTTATTGTATTCGATTTCTTCAAAAATGTCATCTGTTATTACATAACCGTAAACATCTTCAATAATCTTACAAACAGTTTTAATAAGGTTATTTTGTTCAGTTTTTTCCTTTGACCACACAACATTTGTGTTTTTTAAACTCTCTTTAAAATTTTTGTATTTTGTCATTTCTAATTTAATTAAAATATTTATAATTATCTATTTAAGTAAGTCAATGCGATTTGTACAATCAACTGAAATAATTGTTTCTTGAAAAACTCGCTCTAAATGTCTCCTTAACTTTCGTTTAGCGCGGCTTAAGTTATTTGCCAAAACAGTTATAACACCTGAATGTTTTTCAGTAATCCATTTTATTTCAAAAGCCTTTGTTATTTTTGAATTATAGTTTTCAAACTTTTTAGAATCAATATATTCATCCACCGCCTTTTCAAAGTCAATTATTTTCTGTTCCATTTCATTTTTATTACGAAAACACTTCTTAGAAAAAAGTGGAAATTTTTCTAAAAGATTGTCGGGTAATTTAACTTTAGCATCTTCAAAAAACTTACTCAAAACCTCTTTATTTTCTTCTTTACAACACTCAACATTTGGAAACTTCATAAATTCTTTTAATTGATTAGAGTACAACCCACCATCTATCTTAACAGAACCTACCAAATCATCATTTTTATTATAAACATTAACTATAGCAACTGAGTCTTTTAGATTGTTATTATTACAATGATGTAATTCAAAAAGCGTCTCATACATTACATATGAGTTTTCACCATTGTTGTCTCGTAATTTTAACCACTGTGAGGTTTTACCTATAACTTCTTTTTTGTTGTTATTATGAATAACAAAATCACCAACTTTAATTTTCTTAAATTCTTCTCTTGTCATTTGTTTTTTTAGTTTATTATAATCTATTTAGAATTGGACAATTTATTTTTATTAAACTTCCACATATAACACATAAAACTAACTATTTAACAAACCTAAATATTTCTTTAGTATTTTCCAACTTCTCATAACTTTCAAACAAACAAGGGTCTGATAAATAATAAGGATTGGTTTCTATAATAACTATTTTATGTTTTTTTCCACTTTTGTCTCCTGTCAAATAACGGGAGTGTAAAAACACCACTGCGTCTACTACAAAATTAGGAACTGTTATATTAGGAATAACTTTTGTTTCAATAAACTTTTGTAAATTATTTTTTACAGTGTTCAAATATCTTTCACTATAATTAAAATTTTCTTCATAAAATTGTTGAGAAATCCCAACAACCTTTCTATCTTTAACAAAAACACGCCACTCTTCCTTTCTATTTAATTCTTCAAAAGGTTTTATATGTAAATTTATAATTGGTTCTTCCAACTTCACTAAAAAACACAAATCTTCAAAAGTTCGTAAAGAACCCATCAACGCATCTACAATTTCTCTTCCAGTTCGTAAACTTTTTAATTTAGATTCCTGAAAATCCTGAATATAATCTTTCGGACTTCTACTATCTAATTTTACAAAAACACCATTACTATAAAACTCAGTATCCCATTCAAAAGAAAGAGATAAACAATTATCTATTTTGTCAATAAGTTCTTTTTGTGCTTTTTTATCACCTTCCAACATAAGTTTCACCAAGCCTTTATCCAATTTAAAAGTATAAAACGGAAAAGTATATTTAAAAAGATCATCTCCCCAATCCCAATATTTAACTCCATCTAAATTCTTCCACCATCTCTTAGAAACTTCCAAAAGATGTTTTTCCATATCCTCTTCGGTGTCAATAACACTATCAGACAATATTTTGGAAATACGAACTATATCATTGTTAATCAACGCTTGTCTTAATTCTTCATCTTTCATTTTTATTCTTATATTTTATTTTTCGGTGCAAAGATATAAATATAATTTGTAACTGCAAAATATTTTGCAAAAAAATTACAAAAAAAAACACTTACTAATTGTAAGTGTTTGAAAATCATAACATTTATATAAAAAGTCTAACTTTAAAATCTTTTGTAACTTTAATCTTGTTTACAAAATTAAAAAATAAAGAATAGTCTCCCAAATCACTAACCTCAAAGTTCACGCTCTGTTCATCAATATTTAGTTTGATGTTCTTTTTGTAAAATTCTAAATCCTCTTTTTGTTCTACAATAAAATTTAAACAACTAAGTTCACTTTCTTTATATGATTTATCAAAAACAAAATAACAAATAAGCTCATTCTTCCCCTTTTCAATTTTAGAAATAGTACTCCTGAAATAAGGAAAATCATTCATACCACCACCAGTATTAGTATTAATTGAACATACTCTTTCTACTTTAAACCCTTTTAAAATATGCTCCAAAGACTTTAATGTAAAATTGTTTTTCTTATATATAAACTGTCTTTTTTTCATTATTTATAAAAATTTAAAATCAGGAAATACAATTTCTTTCAGACCTCTCACACTATCTACAAAGTTTTCTCTATCCTTCTTATATTCATGATAAGTTAATGTAATAGCAATAGGTGTTTCTTTTTTAAAAAAAGCCTTATTTGTTTCATTAAGTTCACACTCTGTTCCATATTGAATGTTTTGAAATATTATTTGACCGCCTTTACATCCAAAATCTAAAAGTTCGTCAGTCATTTTAGCCTTTGTAAGAATTTGAATTTTTGATATATCAGAATGACTGTCGCGAGGACTGAAATTAAACTGATTTAAAAACCCTTCACGACTCATTCGCATTATTCCCAAATCAGGATAAACTATAAAATTGTCAGAATCCAAATGAGCTGTATACATTTTGTTCCACCCGCCAACACTTCCATTATCTACAATATCAAAGATAAAACCATTAACAATAAAAGGAGCTCTTTCATAATCTTCAAGTTTAGAAAACCTTATAATAATATCATCTGATTTAAAACCCATATGTGGGTATTCTGCTTTTTTGTTTAAAAACTCTTTCTTTTTCATTTTTTAACCTACTCTAAAATTATTTTGAAAATCTGTTATTTGAAACAAGTTAGGGTCATAAACAACTTCTTGTCCATAAGGTTTCTTTTCCTCACTAACCAAAGAAGGAGTTGTTTCTATTAGACCTTTAATAAACTCAAACTCTTGTTGTCTTTTGGCAAGTTCTTGTTTTTTCTCATTCTCCATTGCCTGTTTAGCATTATACTCATTTTCTTTCTTTTTTGTTTCTTCCAACTCTTCTATTTTTGATAATAGAAGCTGATTTTGTGAAAGTATCGAACTATAATCTGAATTTTCTAAACTTGCAAGATTTGATGAATCTTTAACGTTATTATACATATTTAAAAAATTATGATAATGTTCATTTCCATGTTCTTCTTCCATTAAAGATTTATAACCAACTTCTTGCCACAAACCATCGGAACCCGCAATACTATTCGCTCCCGTCGAACCTTTATACAACTGAGTGCCATAACTCAAAGCTCTATCCTTTATAGGTTTGAACTTAGCATTAGTAGGGTCTTTCAAATATTCCTGTGCTTCAGGCGAATAAACATTTAAAAACACATCTTTTGTATGTTCTTTTGCTCCATTTCTAACACCTTCTTCCCCAATAGAAGAAATGTGTATGTGTTTATCTGTTCCATGATTTGGGTTATAAAGTGAGATTTTATATCTTATACGATTAGGGTCGTCTATCATATAATTATATAAATTTCTACTAAACCTTAAATCAACAGCTTTGTTGTGATAATGCCAACTCTCCTTAGCGTGAGCGTCAGAATCGTTACCACTTGTAACAAGTACCTCTTTTTGCATTTCTTCAGGTAAAGAGTTGATATACCCCATTAAATTGGCATCTATATTCTTTAAGTTTACTGAAGCATCTTTTGTTCTTATTTTGAAAGTGGTGGTAGGTTCAGCGTCCCTACCACTCAACTTCACTTGTTTATTTTCTACTGTCATAACTTTTAATTATAAAGTTTCTCTTTAACAGACAACCATTTAAAGATTGTTTTAAACCTACTCTCTTTATCTTGAGATAACCTAACAAAGAACCAATCTCCACGCAATCTATCTTGCATTCTCTGACTATAAGAAATGGCTTTTTCATTTATAACCTTTTCTACAGCATTTATATCATAATTCCAAATAGGTACATTATTCAATTCGTTCTTAACCTGATTAAAGAAGTAATTAAAAGTCCACTTCTTATCATTATTAGTTGTTAAAATATCCATTGAATTGCTGTGAAATTTTGGAAACTGTAACTGTTGAAAACGATTATTCTTTTCTGCCAAATATAAGTTTAGTTGCCCTGAGTTATTTGTATTATTATACACCCAAGCCTTAGTAAAACCTATTTGTGCATTTTCAGCATAATCGTACTCATTATGATAACGCCTTGCCTCCAACCAATATTCAACATTTTGCAATATTCGATTTGTATAAACTTCTTTTATTGGAAGCTCTACAGTGAAAGGATAACGTTTACCATAGAAAACCTGATAAGACTCGTTTGTCTTCAAATGAGACCACAAACCAATTTCATCTTTGTTTTCAAGACTTCCATTTCCATAATTTATACCTGTTTGAAAATAATTATAATGATTTACATAATAAGCAGGTTTAAAATCATAATAAGAAATCCAAGTTTTAGTGAGAGGTGAATAAGCAAGAGTAAAACTCGCGTCCTGTTTCCGTTCATACTCTTGAATTAATTTCTTAACTCGTTCTGTACGAAAGACCACATTCTCCGTAACAACTTCATAAATCAAAGGTTCTTTCACTTTGTATTTTTTAGTAACAACCTTTTTAGGATATTCCGCAGGACATTCCTCACACTCAACCCATTTGTCCTTTTTAGTAACAGGTATTAACTCTTGTTTAGATTGAACATCCTCAGAAACTTCTTTACCTTGTTTTTCAGATTCAAAGCCACCAAACAGTTTCGTTTTACTAACTGCTTTATCAATAGCACTGTGTAAACGAGCTGAATAATCAGCAACCAACCATGAAGAACCTTTAAATCTAAGATTATAATCTACTGAAAAAACATTTTTTGTTGCTTTTTTCAATGTTTCTTTATTATTAGCTAACCTACTCTCTAACTCATTAACTTTATAAGAAACATTTTCATAATGATAAGGATTCACATCTCCCTGTTTAATATTAAAATGAGGAAAATCAACACCTATTGTATTAGTGTAATCCGCAATTTCTTCTAAACCGAAAGTTTCTTTATTAGCATGTTCTAAAGCAAACAAACTATTAAACAACCTTAAACCATTAAATGAACCTTTGTAAACACCCTGTTCATCTCCTATTTCAGTTTCTTCTTGATAAATAGGTAACAACAAATGTCGAAATGTGGTTTTTTCTTGATTTATACCTTGAAGTTTATTTTTTAAATCTTCAAACATATACAAGAAAAACGGATTATCTTTACCTTCCTTCTGCAATCCTCCATTTGTCCAACCTAAATAAACTTTTTCCTTTTGTTCTTTGGTCGCATCAGTTTCGGTTGTGTTTAACAATTTAAAAGCCTCCTCTTTATACTTATCATAAGTGTAATCCTGATTTGTAAAAAGAGTAACAAACTTATTATCTTTCAGCTTTAACTGTTCTTTACCAAATTCATCATTTTTAATCTGACCTATTTCCTCAGACATGTGACCTAATGCCAAAGTATTCGTAAAAGCAGAAATCACAAGGGTCTTTTCCAAAGAATAAGTTTGTGGGAGTTCAGATTTCACAAACTTACTTACAAAATTACGTTTAGGGTCATTTACGTCATATATTTGTGCAAACACCGTTGGTTTTATAGGAAAATACTCTGAACCACAACGAGGTTCTGTTTTTTGGTTTGATAAACTATCTTTTGTTTCTTGTAATGATGAAGAAATACCACTTAAAACATTAAATGTATTTTGTATAAAATTTTGTTCTTTACCACAACGTCCAATTAAATAAATAGAACCTTCATACTGTTCATCCGCCTTACCATTAAACTTGTCATAGCACCAATCTACTATATAAGATAACACATTTATATATTTCTCAGAGAACTTTTCACCGTCAGACCTCATTCCCTCACTACTATCAATATCTATAAATACAAATACATTAGTTTTATCTTTAATAGCAGGCTTTGGAGGTTGAGGTGGCTGTGGAACAGACGTTGTCACTTTTAAAACATTATTATCTGCTTCAATTTCAACCTTTTCGTTATCTCCTTGAACTTTTTCTTTTAACTCTAAAATCTTTTTATCTGTAACCTTTTTATCAAACATTACAAAAGGTTCATTATTCAAATAACTCTTATCAACTTGTGAATTTCTCCATTTAGATTCTTCAAGAACTTCACCTTTATAGAAAAAATAAAAAGGTTCTTCTGGAAAAGTACTAACAATCTTACTTCCTTTCATAGGAGGTTTTGTTCTATCTTCCTCAAATGTAACTTCTATTTTCTCTACTTCTTTATAAGTATTAGGGTCATTTTCATCAACAATTGTTTGCTTTGTTTCTACATTTAAAACCCTTTCATACCTACGTAAAGTTTGTTCTATTTCTTTTGTTTTAAGTTCACCTGGTATATAATCCAACTTCGTCAAAAACACGCGTTGATAACGACTATCCCAACCCATAGTTAAACCGTGATGCATAAAAGGGTTGTCAAGACTTAAAATGTCTTCTTCTCCACGAGCCTTTAACATTTTAAATGGAAGTTGTTCTTTAAACCAATTACGTAAACCTTCAGTAATGTCTTGTGCAGATTTACCATCAAACATCAACACCTGCCCTCTCTTAGCATCTGCCCAAAAATAACCAGCTTCAGAACTAACCATTGTTTTATGTTGAGTTCCTGCATATCCAAGTTCATTTGTAGATAAAACTTGTGGTTTTTGTGCAAACATTCCTGCATTTCCTAATAAATAGTTGGCAGTAGTCTGTCCTTTTCCTTGTGTTATATCAACTGCTGCAAACACCGCTGATGTATTTTCAAATCGAGCTAACACACTTGCACTATCTACACCTCTCATATCAATCAGTTTCCCATAAGATTTAGGAAATTGATAAAAATCAAGAGGTCTATAAACAAGATATGGGTCATTTAAATCTTGTTCACTATTATCTGTTTGAGAAGCAATTACACCGTTAGGTGCATTATTCATACAATCCCACTTCTTCTTATCATAAATTGCAGGAAGTTTATTTTCTCCCATAGGTGTTACTAACTTAGAATAGGCTTGATTGTAATGAAACTCATTATCTTTTTTTATAGAAACATTTTTCTCCTGTGTCCACTCTACATAATCCCCAACATTAGGATAAAAGTTTTCGTGCCACTCTTTTTTAGCATAACGAAAATTACAATTGATTTCACTTTCTACTAAAAACTGTGGTATACCGTAATAATACAAATAAAAACGAGCAGGAGCTTCAACATACATTCCATTAAGACCTTTTCTATCAGTATCAAAATTAATGTTCGAACGAAGTGATGGCATCATTCCTGAACCCACATCTAATTCCGAAGTAACAAGATAGTCAGCATAAAACCTCGCTCTACCGATATTCATCTGTTTAGTATAGGAAAAAGGTGTAAGTGGAGCAAGCCCCATCGCATTTGCAATGAACATTGGTTGCTTACGTTTCAATGAAAAACGAGAAATAAAAGTATCTCCACCAAATGCAGTTGTACAAGTCTTACTATTAGTACCCGCTTTTAATTTTAATGTTCCACAAAATCCTGTTGGTAACCATTGTACAGAATCTATATTACCATACTGTCCAGGTACATAATTCCGTAACTGTACATACATAGAAGCAATTTGTGAAGTGAGTTCACGACTCACTCCTGCATTTCTAACACCCCTACTACCTGCTGTATCTTTACTACTTAAATAATTTCCCTCTTTATCTAAATAATCATATGTTTTATAAGTAGCGTCATAATCTATTGCATTTTTTGTGTTTTTACCAAATGATAAAAATACAGTGCTTTCTCTCTGAAAATTATTAAAACGATATGAAGCATTAGCTCCATTCTCAGTTATAGAATAACGACCTGCTTTTAGATACTTAGCTGTTGATAATCCACGAAGTGAATGTTTTGTAAAATAAACACTTCCATTTGACTGCGAAACTTTCCTATCTCCTGCTAAATCCGCATTTAAAAAGTTATACCAACCAACAGAAGTATAATAAGAAGCAAAATTAATAGGTTCTCCTTTGTCTAAGAATATTTTTTCCCACTCATATTGTAACTTATTACGTTTAAAGTTAGCCTGTTCTATCATTTGATGTACTGTAAGACCAAGTGCTACAGCTGAAATAACAGCACCAACCATACCGCCACCGTTAGAGAAACCACCTACAAACCACCCGTTTTTAGAAGCCTCAACAGTTAATTCCCCAGCCTTAACGATTTTTTCAAACAACACTTCGGCAGACGCCAACTGATAAGCCTTGTTAAACGCTTTATCTCCAAGCACAACCCACTTAGAATGGTCTTCAACAGGGGCAAACACACCCTTCGACGCACCATATTGAACACCTTCTACTTTCAATTCTCGTGGAAGAGTTGGTTTGTTAAAATGAGTTTCAGGTGAATGAAATGTAAACTTATTATTTCGATTGCTTTCAAAAGGATGGTCAATTAACTGCTTTCTATTCTCATCAAAATGCAAAGGGTCTATACCCAACGCATTGTAGGGGTAATTAGGATAAAAAACCTCTTTGTTGTTTTCTGTATACTTGTAAGTGTCATACAGCAAACCTTTAGCAACAATACTTTTTTCAAGAGTTCTATCACCTCTATGTAACTCATATCCTACAATAGAGTTTCTTTCTTGATTTGTTAAAAGTCCATTCTTCTCTGCTACATTTAAAAACGCATGAATAACATAAGGGTCTAAATCAACACCAAGAGGATATATAAGACTGCGTTGGAAAGGATTTAAATCCTCTCCTGAAATGAAAGGAGCTGTTATATTGTCAGGCATACGAAAATGTCGTATAGGTTTACAGAAAAACTGAGTAGCCTTTTCATCTAAATCAAAATAACTTTTTCCATTTATATTTTTATCAGATTTTCCATCTTTTCCATAAAATTGACGGAACTTAGCTTGATACACTTTAGGTATATCACTTGTCTCGATAAGTAACTTTGATGAATCGTATAAATCCTTATTATCAGGGTAATTAAAAGAAGACTCCCAATAACCCATTTCCCCTTTCATATAATCGACAGGTTTACAACCTTTATATAAAGGAACTTTATGAGTACAATCAAAATTAAACGTTACAGCTCTATCTAAATATATTTTTGAAAATGTAAGGTTAGTTTCCTTAACCTCTTCTTTACGTAAAACAACAGAAAAACAACCACAAGGTACTAAAGAACGAACAACGGACTTTTCAGTTAAAGGGTTTTCTGAAATCCAATTCCCTAAATAATCACGAAACTTATTCAAACTTCCACGTCTTTGATTATCAATAACTCCGTTAATCATTTGTTCTTCAATGGTTAAACGTCGAGGTGTTTTTACCTTCACCATCTCAAATCCAGGTTCTATAACAATATAAAAAAACTGATTCTTACGAAAACCATTAGGTTCTTGTTTTAACTCTATAAAAATACCATCTTCACCACTCTCCTGTTTAGTTCTTAAATCAACAAGTTCATGTTTTAAAATCTTTCTTAGAGTGGAATCTTTAAAAATTGTAACACGAACTGTTTCACGAACTCTTTCAAAAAACTCTTTATCATCATTTGTTTCCCCTTTTTTTATTGTATGATAATCATTGTTTCTTACACACTTACTTAAAGGAACAAGTTCCAAAAACATTCTATTGACACCTTCTTCAAATTTTGCTTTAAATGCTAAAGAACCTTTATTAAAACCATACTCTGAAAAAGAAGCGTCATATGCTCTTTCACTTATAAATTTAGCAATCGGGTTACCTGAAAAATTCTTACTATGTTCAAATATATTCACCTCTTTACCTGTTCCCTTTTTATATTTTAAAAAGAAAGGGTTTGTTTTAGCGGCAACATTATAATCAAAATCTTCTCCGAAATTTCCAAAAAAGAAAGGTATTGTATTTTCATATGGCTCAGAAGAAGCCTGTAATTCTAAAGCGCGACCTACAATTTGATTACAATTCGTTACCACAACATTTGTAAACTGTTGTAAATCCCTTTTTAAAAAAATCTCTTTAGGTCGAGCAATTTGATAATGCCACTTCTTAAACCACCTCTTCCATTTACAGCCTAAAAAAACCGATATCCAAGAACTACACTCATAATCCATAGTATAATTACCTTCTTTAAACCAATCCGCATACTTGTACATAAACTCAACATCGTGAGCATTAAATTGGTCTAATTTCTTAACTTTGTCAGGTGTATCTAAATCATCAGGATTCTCACGAGCTTTAACTATTTCCTCTGTCTCAGCATCCGTTTCGTAAGGACGACAACCTATACACTCGTAAGAACGTTCCATTTCATTTCCATTTTTATAAATAAAATGTTCTTCAAAGTTCTCAGGTGTTATTTCATCTTCATTTATTGAAAGAAAATTATATCTCCCAATCCTGTCAGGTCTATTCTCTTTTTCTGCTTGTTCTTTTTCTAACTCTTGTTCAGTAGGAACATAAATAGGCGTGTTACAACCTGTCTGTGTTGCAGGGTCTATACCAATGTCAAACTGATTCTTAGCCTCTTCATCATTTATCCCTAAAAGTTCATTAAATTTTTTACTTCTGAATGTTGTTTCAAAGTGAGTTCGAGGACTATTTTTAATAGGGTCTCCCTTCATCGCAAAATTACAAAAGGCTTGCCATAACTGTTTCTTTTCCTCATCGTCCCCTTCATCTTTATATAATGCATATAAATCTTCTAAGTCTTCAGTTTCATAAATCGTATTAGATAATGTCTTAAAATATTCAAAAAAGTTATTATAAGCCGTTCTCTCAACACCTAACTCTCTGGCCTTACGTGCTGATAAACCTGAAACATCTAATCTAAATGAAACACGTTTAGATAACTGTTTATAATCTTCTACACTATTAAGCTCAAAAGAAGCAACCTTTTTAATAGAAAACTTTCTATCTTCATCTACATTCAAAAACTCAAACTCTTCGTCAGGGTCTGCTTGACAATAAGTTCCTTTTCCAGCGGTATTATAATATTGCCACACTTGTAAACGATTTGTCTCAGAACATTCAGGATTATATTCATTTATGGAACGAATATTTGCGTCACTCGTTTCTTTTAAAGCAGCTCTTATCTGTTTTGTGGTAGGATTGTTTGGAAGATTTACAACATAACGCTTTTCATCCCTATATGCAGGACGTGATATTAATGGGAAAACTGCTGTTTTATAACCTGTGTTTGTAATAAAAGAAATACCATAAGGATAAACCTCATCTCGCATATTCCCTCTATACAATGAACAATTAACACCGTCTTCATATAAACTTTCATCCGCTTTCATCGTACTCCATTTCATAAAAGCACCCATAAAGTTTACAACAGGTTGTAAGTTCCATTCTCTGTGAGCTGTCAATCCATAATGGAAAAGAGTGTTATTACTTTCTGTAATACCCTCTGTTTTTTCATAATATACTTTCTTTTGTAAAATTTGTTCAAGGGTTATTCTTTTCTCACCCTCTCTCACATAATAAATTTTATCTTCTGTCGTAGGATGAACCCCTTCAACAAAATAACTTGTATTATTGTTTACATCCGTACGCTGAATAACAACAATTTTATAATATTTATATTGTTTATCTAACTCATTTACCTTCAAACGAATACCGAAATTGGTTTGGTCTGCTATATTCGTTTGATTCATTGTTGAGTTTTGTTTATCAAATACAGATATAGGGTTTGTTATAGACATATAAGGAGTTATCTCATCACCACCTTTTGTACAATAGGCAATAAGAAACTCATAAGTACCCATTTTAAGATTACCTCCTACCATTATAACATCAGGTTCTAAACAAGGTTTAGAATAAATAGGAAATATTCTCATTTTATCTGTATTTGGACACTTCACATAATCGTCTTGTTTACAATCTTCACATTTTAATTTAGCAGGAACATCACAAACAGCGTCTTCAATATATTTATATTTTTCTAACTCATCAAGGTCAATATAACGAGGTGGATTATAATTATCTGTCCAATACATTCTCTTACCACACTTCTCGTCCTTGATTATAATGTTTCCGTCTTTTATAGGGTGGTAAATGTCAAAATTGAAACTACGTGTTTTATCACATTCATCTGAAATCAATGTTTTGTAAACACAACCCTCTTTCTGTTCTTGCTCTTCAAGAGGTTTGCCCAACTCATTAACAGAAGTACATTCATCGCAAGGTACTTCTTTATCATCTAACTCTTGATAATTACACTTTCCACTCACAACACCTATCTCTGAATAACCTGTTTCTGGATTTGTTAAAAAGAAATAAGTATCTTCTGACATTCTATCAGCCTTTACACCTATAACTTTATAACCTTCTTTAAAACGAGTAGCAAGTAATGTAGAAGGTTCATTTTGTAACATCATCACATTACCTGAACTCTCTTCTATATTACCGTTACGCATATAACTATATTCGGTCTCTTGCATAGTAGAAGGGTGAACCTCACGATTCATTCCTTTCCTACCATTAGCCATTGTTATATTGTCTTTTGTCATTTTCAAAGTGCAATTTCAAAGTGCAAATATAATAAAAAATCCTTAATTTTCCAAGAAAGTTAGGTTTTTATAATCAAAAAAAAACACTCTAAAAGTAGAGTGTTGTAATTTTTTACTTTTTATAATGTTGTTTCAAAAGTTTGGATATGAAATCCAATCCCTTTTGAAAAACCATTGTTTTAAGTGTTATCTGATTTGTTGCTTTCTTTGGATTAAACCATTTAACTTCTATTATTTTAAAGTAACCACAATCAACAAACTTTTGATAAGGAGTGTTATCTCGCATTAGGACAGATTTGTTTCTTAAAAATTCAAAAAGTTTATTTCTACCAATTCCTTTAAAGTTTAGAACTTTAGCAACTTCTTTCATGTCAATCAAACTGTCTGAACCTGTCACATCATCATAAAATTCTGCTTTAGGTAACATTAACTGATTTTCAGCTTGTAACTTTTCATTTTCTTCTATTTTTGCAACAAGTTCAAGTAAGGCTTCTTTGTAAGTTTGAGGGATTTTAGATTTGGAACTTTGTCTTTCCAATTCTTCCCAACGACGATTAACTTTAATTCGCAAATCAATTCTATAACCTGTCATCAAATCAAGTGTTTGAATTTTTGTGAGATAACACTCTCTGTGTTTCTGACTACCAGTGTTTTTATGGGTGTAATACCCCTCCCCAATTTTGGGGAAGCCCATCTTTTCGTAGTTTTCATTGAGGTTATCACAATCTCTTAAAACGTGATCATGTCTCTTGCCTGTCAACTCTGCAATCTCACGACTTGAGATTGTCAATTCTTTTTCTGTTTGTTCTTGTTTGAACAAATCCAATTGTACATCATTGTTCATTTTCATATGTTTTTAATAATTACTAAATAATTTATTATCTTTCAATTAGTGGTAGGATGTTATTGTTTTTCAACAACGCGTAAAGAAATAAACGCCCTTTCTGAGTCCATTTTGTATTCAATTTACTTCCCCTTTCACCGTTTTTGTAAGTAATAGGAACAGTCTCACTCTTCGTATAACCCTTGTCTGCGTGATTTTGATACAATAACCAAGTTCCTGATTGTTTAAACTGAATTTTATTCTCAAAAAGAAATTGATTCAATGCTTGAGCGGTCATTCCGTAATCCTTAGCTATCTGTGTAACTGTTAAACAATCAACTGAACTTAAAATCAAATCGTAATAAGTGGCTTTGGGTTGTAACTCATTAATAACTTGTTTCTGTTGACCTACCTCTAAGCGAAGCTGTTCGTTTTTCTCAACTTCATCAACGTAAGCACGTAACGCTTGAGCAAATGTTTTAGGAAGTTGTTTAGATTCCAAAGCCTTTTCCATTTCATTAAAACGATTAATGTAAGCCATTTTAAAATCATTGTAACCCTGAATGTTAAACATATAGAGCGTGAAACCATCTTTCGTTAAAAGGTATTCTCTACGTTCTTCACCTTTCTTATCTTCGTAAGTTGTTGATATACACAACGAACGGAAATTTCCGTTGGTTAAAATCTTATCCAAAGATTCTAAAACATCAGAATGTCGTTTACCCAAACCTTGAGCAATAACTCTACTACTTACAACCAATCCATAATTTGGATTGTTTTCAATCTGAACATTTAATAATTCATTCATAACCTTTTAAAATATAAATAGACCCTACAGAGTGCTTAGTAGAATGTGACAAAAAATATTCTCTCTGTAAGGTCTATTAAACTTAATTTATTTATTACAAACAATAATTTGATATGTGTTGTCCCATTTACTAAGCGGTGCAAAGGTACAACTATTTTTGAAACTTGCAAATTTTTTGATAAGAAATTTTATAATTTAAAAACATTCTTTCTAATCTCACCGCTCTATTAATGGTAAAATGTTGTTTCGTTTCAACAACTCGTATAAAAACAAACGTCCTTTCTGTGTCCATTTAGTATGTAAAGCAGTACCCATAGTCCCATTAGGACGTTCAAAAGCAACAGTTTCACTCTTTGTATACCCTTCTCCCGCAAAAACTTGATATAGTAACCACTGACCGCTTTGTTTGAATTGGATGTTCAAATCAAACAAAACCTGATTTAGTTTCTTAGCAGACATTCCGTAGTCTTTCGCTATCTGTGTTACAGTGAGACAATCTGTAGAGCTTAAAATTAAATCGTAATAAGAAACTTTAGGTTTCATCTCTGCAATAACCACATCTTTAGTTCTATTCTCTTCTATGAGCATCTGTTCTCGCTCCCAAGAATCAGCAAGTTCTCTCAATGCTTGAGCATAATTTTGCGGAACTCGTCTTACATTTAGTTCCTTTTCCATTTCCTCAAACTTATTGATGTATGCCAACTTAAAATCATTGTATCCCTGAATGTTAAACATATAAAGAGTAAAACCTTTCTTAGTAAGAAGGTATTCTCTATTTTCTTTTCCGTTAGAAGCTATATAATTGCTAATTATGAATAGAGCCGAACTTTCGGCTGTACTCATACTAACAAGATTATCAATACTTTCCAACACGTGTTTGTGTTGTTTACCTAACCCTTGAGCAACAATCCTACTGCTCACCACCAATCCATAATCTTGGTTATTTTCAATTTGAACATTTAACAACTGTTTCATAAAATGTTTAGTTAAAAAATAAGTCGCAAGGAGTGCTTCTGAAACTCTTAATAATATGTTTCCTCCCTACGACTTTAATATTTTTATGTATAAGAATTTCAAAAGCGGTGCAAAGGTACAACAATTTTTGAAACCTCCAAACTTTTTGTCAAAAAAAATTACAAAAAAAATCAGCAATCTATAAAAGACTGCTGATTAACAAGTAATTATGAAAGTAAATTAAATTAACATTTATTGCGTTTTTCCACAACCTGACTCGCCATTTCTATTGGTTTTTCTATCTCTTGAACGTTTTCTCTACCTATTTTAGTGATTTTTTCAAAAGATTTTTCTCCAACCTTTCTTTCCTTCTGCGTTGAAACTTGATTTAAACTTTCAACCTTGTTATTTTCTTTCAACTCTTCTGAAACTTCTCTAACAGCCTTTTCAACCTCCTTTTCAACTTTTTCTTTTTCTTCTTGTGTTTCCAAACTAGGTTCGGTAACTTCAGAAGCTATCTGTTTATTTTCAGGTTTAGAATTTACAGATAATTTTTCTTCAAGTGTCATAATAGGAGAAGGTTCTGCCGCCCCCACATTGTCTCGCACCCATTTATTAACCGCTTTTGACATTAAAGGGTCTTTCATAATACTTGATTGAGTGACAACCCCCTTAGAAGAAGTATTCAAAAGAATCAACATAGAGTTAGTTCCAAATGTAGCTATGCGGACAACTTGATACTTGTTTCCCTTCCACTCAAAAGGTTTAGAAACGCCTTCATAATAATCTTCATAAACATTTCCTAGTTTATCTTTGTAAATTTTACCTTTCTTTTTATCACTTTTATCTTTTGAAACCTGTTTAAGACTTATAACAGAAGGTGTTAATTCATCACTAATTGTACCACTGTCCTGTGTTTTAACTTTCTCTACTATAGTCTTTCCTTTTCTTACTCCAAAATCAAAAACTAATTTAGGTGCTGAAAAAGAATCTCCCTCCATATCAAGATTAACTTGCACATCGCTGTCTAACACTTCTTCCATTGTCATATCACCACTAACCCAATTAACAGGGTCATTGTACATTTGTGCTTTTTCAGCCTGTTGTCTCACATTCTGTAATTCAACAGAATTTTCAGAAATCATATCAGGAGTAACACCAAACAATTGGGTAGAAATACCATTGTCAAACAACAACTTATTTAATAATATAGAAGCCTGTACTACATCATTGTTTTCTAAAATAGAATCGAACTGTTGTAACAAATCTCCTTGACTTTGTAAGTGAGCAGGATAAGCCACAACTTCTCCGTTTTCTTTTAAGAATATTAAAGGTATCTTTTTACCCTTATTCTGTTCAGTTCTATATTGATTTAACAAATTAAGACCTGTTGTAACTTTTGTGTTATTTTTAGAATAAATTTTTCCGTCCTGCATATAACCGACATCTACAACTTTTTCCTTAGTCTGTTCTGTTAAAGGCTGTAAACGAACAACAACATTCCCATCATCGTTTCTACCAACTCTAATATCAGGAACGCCTAACAACGTCTCTTCAACAACAACTGACATTTTGTCAGTCAAATTCATAGTTCCTGTGTCTCGTTTGTTAGAAATGGCTTCATCCACCTCATTTGCAACCCGATTACGATAGGCTAACATTTCAGGAGCAGTTGAATTTTCTTTAAGTTCATCAGCAGAAGGATTAGATTTCATCACAGAAACAACCCTACCACTATTGTCAAGTAACTGTATAACAACTTGTGAAGACAATCTCTCACGAGATTCTGTCATTACCTTTTTAGTTTCCTCATTTGGGTTGTTAGAATAATTTCTTTGAGCCTTTTTGTAATTTTGTAACAACGTTGTATTATAAGGGTCATTCCACACAATTCGAGCTGACAATTTGTCACCTCTTTTAATCTCTCTTGCTGCAACATTATCTATTCCTCCGTCAAATGTAGCTTGCACTTGTTCAAAAGTACCATCTTCATTTTCCCTATAAAGTGGTTGATAATTTCTACTAATAGCAGGAATTTGCATTATTCTTAAATTTCCTAAATGAGGAATAGCTTCTTCACCAAAAACAAGATTATTTCGTTCCCCATCAAAATCTACAACAAACCTTATTACAGAACTGTCCTCACCCGTAATTCTAAACTCAACACCTTTATAAGTTTTCTTTTTTTCTGATTCATAAATAGGTCTTGTTTTAGCAGTGTGAGGTATTCCAAAAACTTCAACTTGTGAATTAGGGTGAGCTGCCTTTACATCATCTATCAAACTATCTATTCCGTAATGATGTAAAACATAATTTCCATTTTTATTTTTAGAAACCATTGCTATATCATACACCTGACCAATTCTATAATTTCGTCCTCTGTTTGTAGGTTGCCACTCTGCACCGCTTTCACTTTCATCAAGAAGTTCATCTAAATTTATTTCCGTTTGTTTTATTCTTTTTTCAGGAGAAAGGTTCTCATTCTCTTGAATTGAGTCGTAAACTTCAATAATATCTGACAATCTAACACCGTTAGCAACAGTTCCTGCTACAATGCCCCAATTATTTAATTTGTTTCGCAAGGTTTCATATTCTTGTTCATTCTCTTCAAATTCACTTATTAACTTTTCACGAGTTTTTTGGTCTGTCATACGACCATTCTCATCTCGTCCTGTTTTTTTTCTGTGAAGTTCACGAAAACGTTCGTAATCTTGAGTTGTTGGTTTTTCAGCGTTATCAACAATTTCCTGTGAAAGACGATTATTTGTTTTTATAAAATCATCTATAATGTCTTTTAAGGCGTCTTTAAATGTTTTAGCTCTATTAATTGTTGTGTTTGTTTCTTCTCCACTACTAAACCCAAACGACATAGGGTCTCCGTTTTCAATTTGTAAACGTTCAACAATATTATCTATCTCAGATTTATTCTTTGCATATATAGCTAATTCTCTTTGAGAAAGAGGCGTCTTTGAATTTATTTTGTCAGCGATATTTTCATTAAGACCCTCAACTTCTTCACCATCTTCTACTTTCTGCCACACATCATCTGAAATAACTTCTGTGTTATTTTTAATAACTTCTAAAATTTCAGAACTTTTTTCTAAGTCTAATGCAACTTGTTTAATATAAATTTTAGCATTAGCTTTAAACTGATATGCCTGATAATCATTTAATTCCGAGTTTTCAACAATTTCCTCTACTTTTTTCCACAACTCTTTTTGCCATTCAGGAGCATTTTCCTCTAACTCTGCAACTTTATCGTTTTTACGTTTATTAAATAGAGCTTCTTCCTTAAACTTACTATAAGCATAACGAGGATTTGTTCTTTCTATAAAATTGTCATGTAATATTTTATAAGCTGAAACATTCTGTCTTAAATTAGAAACCAAATAAGCATAACGGTCTAACCAATTTTCCAATTCTTTTTTACGATAATTAGATGTATTAGGGTCGTTTAATTCTTCTCTTGCACCTTTAACAACATCATCTAATTCTTGCAACTTTAAATAAGCATTATCTAATTCTGATTGAGAATTAACAATACCTCCCCAAAACTCTAATCCTTTTGTTATACCGCCTAACAAAGTATTAGCATCTATTGTTTCTAATTGGTTTTGTCTATAATTAAGAGCTTGTATTTTATTATCTACTTCTCTAATTTTTTGTTCATTCTGAGAAATTTGTTCTAATACTTCATTAAGTTTAGTGTTTTTAATTTCTGCATTTTTTTCAATCTGTTTTTGGTCTGTAACTGTTCTATTACGTTCAATCAAAAGAACATTCTCTAATTCTTTCTGTTTTTCAGATAATTGTTCCCGTTCTTTTATTAATTTATTCTTTTCTTCTAACTTTTTAAATTTTGATTCACTTAGATGCTGTCTTAAAAGAACAGCATTACCTGCACCCTCACTACCAAACAAATCTTCTAAATCCTTTGCAAGTTGTTGAGTTTTTTCAACAGCGTCATATCCCATAGAAAGCTCCAAAGCTGTAGCAAACACTAAATCAGATTGACTTACATTCATCTTTGCAAATTCTTCAAGCTGTTCTTGAGACATAAGGTTTTCATGTAAATTTTCAGCTATATCATAGGCTTGTTCATTTACTTTTAACTGATAATCAACTTGCTCTTTTAAAAAATCTTTATATTCTTGATGTTGTGGTTCTTTTACACCCAATTCGTTTAAATCTTCTGTACTTAAAGAATCAATTTGAGACTTCATCTGTTCTCCTATGAAGTCCTCCATTCCATATTCGCGAGCTAAACGATATTGAGCAAGTTGATTTGCTCTATTTATCATTGACAATTCTCTTTCGTCTTTAGACAACTCTGCTTTTTTGTCTGCAACACGTTGTTGATTAAGAGAAGCAAGACGATTGAACGAATCAAATTGTTCTTGTGAAAGCCATTGTTTATTATTTTCTTCCGTTATTTTTTTATACTCGTCTACAAATGTTTCACCTCTTTCAAGTTCTGAAGTATAATCTGAGGTAAAAAAAGCACCAATGCTCTGACCTACACTTTTACCAGAACGATGTGCCTCAGTAGCCCTACCTGCCTGAGAACCTAATAAACCAACAAGCATACCTACTCCTATCTGATCCCAACCATTCTTTGTTCCGTAGGCTTCATAAAGTGCTTTACTCATTTCCCCCATAAAAGAAAGGTTTTCAGAACCAGCTGTAGGGTCATACTTTGTAGCCATATAGTTTTGAGCAAAAGTAGATACAAAATTTTGACCTCCTTCTTCTATTAAACCCTCCTTTATAGGAGCTTCCATTAAACTATAGAATTTCTTTCCAAATTTTGCAAACCCTTTAGGAGCTTCAAAGGCAAACGTTGAACCTGCACGAGAAACACCCGCAAGTGCCGTTTTTTCTCCCCATCTCACAGGGTTCAATGTTTTTCCAACACGTTGAAGAAACTTAGGTGTCTGCCAACCAATAATACGACCAACTGTTGCATAATTACCTAACGCAACCAAAGGTATGTTAGACAAAAATACAATATTTGATTTATCTACTGCATCTTTTACAAACGCTGAATATTCTTCTTCTGAAGGGTCTTCACCGTGAAACTCTCGATATTGACGAACATAATTATCAATCATCGACTGTAAAGCCTGTCTTGCTTCAACCCCTGCTTCATATGTAGCAGACATTGTAACCTGTCCAAACGTGTTTATTCCCTTAACAAGTTTTCCTATATTATTGGCATTTTGTGCTACTCCAAAAACACCTCCTCTGAGAGTAGAACCTCCATTCATCATTGAATGTAAAAGTTGTTTAATTGGTGATTTAATAGTAGACATTAAACGAGCTTTTTCTGCAGTAGAAGCCACTGTTTCTGCAGCTTTAACTGCCTGCATTCCACTTCTTGCAGCTAACTTTGTGGCAACTTTTGGCAAACCTCGTGTTAATAAACCTGTACCTTTACCAACAATGACAGCACCTAACATAAATGCGCCTACATCAGTCATGTCTTTTGCCCAAAAACTTGCAGTGCCCATTTTTTGCAAAACATTCATGTTCTCCTCTTCTTGTGTCTTATACACCGCAAGAGAATTATCTAACGACTCATTTAATCTATCTAAAGATTTTGCAAAATCATTATCATAAAACGCTTTTATGTTTCCTTCTTCAATCCATTTTTGTATTCCTACACCTAAACCTACAGTTCCTCCTACTGCGTGAACGAGTGCTTTACCCAACATAGAAGTAAGACCCTTACCCCATTTCTCTAAACGAGTTTGTTTTAACGCCTGTATCTCCTCATTATTCCTTCCATACTCATAAGTATCATACTTCAACTTAGTTTCTCCAAGCAAATTCTTATAAGTAAAATCAGGTAACATATCAGGAGTTACAACATTCTTACCTACTTTAAAAAAATCAGACTTAGGTATAGAATCGCCACTTCCTGTTTTAGCTAAAGCTGTTAAATCTTCTGAATGCGGTTGAGGAACATTATTCTGTAAACCTTTTATAATGTTTAAAACATCAGGACTAACGCTTGTATCTACAGGAGTTTCAGGTGCAACAAACGATGGTGCTTGAGGTAACGAAAACGAATTTGTTATTTTATCAACATCATTAATTGCAGAATCGTAAACACCCAAATCAGTAGGTATTGGTTTTAACTGTGCTATATCGTTAAGAATATCCATCTAATTAATTATTGAAAAATTGTTGAAAAGTTGTTAATAAGTTGTTGAAAATTATTTTTGTTGTAAAGATACATCTACATTGAGACCTTTAAGAAATTTCACAAAATCATTTACACCTTGTTTTGTTTCTAAACAGTTTTGTGCAATATCATAAGCTAAAGCCTGAGGACAATGTTCCATAGCGTTTAAATAAAACTCATATTCACCCTCTGTTAAAGACTCGAACTTACGTGAAAACCTCAATGTGTTTTTTCCATTAATAAGAGAAAATGTTATAGTTTGTTTATTTTGACTATCAGGAGGAGAGGTTGTTATGGAAACATTACCTGTCATTCCTCTATCTACAAAAGTATCTATTGCATTATATAACTTCTTATAATCTACATTCATTGCAGATAAATAAGGTGCAATTTCTTGTACTTTAGGTTTTAATTCTTGTTTATACGCGTCACCTCCTGCTAACAATTTTTCATTACGAAACATTTCTTTCAACTTATTACCCGCCTCATCATTGTAAAAATCCTCATTTCGGTAATCTTCAACACCGTTTAATTTTACAGTAGAATTAATAGGAAGAGGTTTCTCTTTTAAACCACCCTTTTCGTTGTAATTCATATAAACAACATTTCTAAACGCCTCCATTCCGTCCCTACTTGCAAAATCAAACGCTTTTGACATATCTCCTACAATCTCATAACCATCTATTTGTATTAAAAACTTATCTCCTTTGTTAAAAGTTATTGTAGGTGCACCATCGTTGGCTCGTTTACGCAAATCGTCCCTTATCTTATTGCTTGCGTCATCATTACCCAACTTTATCACTTCACCATTGCGACGAATCTGAGGTTGTACATTATTTTCATTGTTTATAACACTTGAAACAAAAGCCCAAGTAGGACTCTTTTGACGCTCCGTTGAAGATAATGTGGGCATTGTAAAAGACGTTGTGCCTCCTTGATAATACAAATTAGAAAGCCGCTCAGCTGTATAATTTTTTAAACCCATTGAAGTTAAATAATCATCACCACTTTTATCTGAATTTTCACGAGCATAAAAGTTAATCATAACAGATTCTGTATGACCTCTTTCATTTCTTTTAACTGCTTTAATAGGATAATTACTATAAGCAGTTCCTATCATATTGTTTAAATAAGGATATTTCACAAACATGTCTTGCCACTCTTTATTAGTCAAAACAGTTCCTTGTGATGTTAGTTTTATAAAATCATTTTCATTTATGTTCTTCTTACCACCCTCAGTCATTGCAACCCTAATCAACGCTTTCTTATCTACATTACTCAAACTTACGTCACCGCTTCCAATTCTTTGAACCTGATACATCAACATGTTTGTCTTTTCTTTATCAGATAAAGACTGATAATCGGGTATTTTACTAACCAAAAGACTTACAATGTCATTAGACGCTTTTAGTGTAACCTCTCTATCTTTTTCCCACCATGCGTTTAACCGAGCTTTATTTTCACTCATCTTACGAAGCTCGTCTTTAAAAGTTAAACGGTCTTTTTTTGTAAACTTATCTGCGATAACAGATTCCAACGCAACTCTCTTTCTTACATAATTATTAGGTTCTCCACTATTATCTTTATAATAATTATAATAATTACTTTTCAGTTCTTTCGGAAGTTTAGCGATTAAATCATCAACTGTTGAATCTGATTCATTAATAAGATTACGTAAACGATTTTGAAATGCATCTACCGCGTTTTGTAAATCATTTGTATCAAGAGAAGTATTATCAGCAGTAGCCTTATTAATAGCAGGGTCGTATGGAACACCCGCTTTACCTCCTTCAACAGGCTCCAACTGTCCTGTCTTAGCATTATAACGCAAACCCTCCTTAAGTAAATCAATCTCCATCTGCTCACGTTTCAAAGCTCTATCTAAACCTTTTTGATAAGCATCAAAGTTCATTCTTGCTTGATTCCAATACGCTTGGTCGGTTTCATATGTTTCTTTAATGGTTTTCATACGATACATTGCCTGTAAACCATTCATATCAGCATTATGTTGCAAATAATTAGCCTGAGCTAATCCTTTTTGTTGACGTACTTCTTCAGTGTCTGTATCTAAAATACGATAATTGTCTTTAACAGAACTCAGTCTATCAATGTTTTCTTTTAAATAAACAGCTGTTGTTGAGTTTTTATCTTTAACATCTTCCAACTGAGACTTTAACTCAGAAATAGAACTGTCTAAACTTTGGTTAAAAGAAGCACCCAACTGTTCAGGCGTGCTTTGTTTGTATATTCTCCATTTCGCATCTAACTGTTGCTGTTGTTTTCCCTCATCACTTAACAAAGTAGATGCATAAAGAGATATTTCAGAAGGTGTCATACCTTTAACAGTTGTTCTCTTAAATCGTCCACCTTCAACAGGTATATCTATTGTACTTTCTGAATCTTTATACAATTCTGTCATTTTATCTTGAAGCTCCTTTTTGTAGTCTACATACTTTTTATAACCTCTATTAACAAAAGTACTACCTACTTTTCCATCATTAGCCCAAGCATTTATAGGCTCTAACGCTTCCGCTTCATTCACCTCAGAATAACCTCCTTTTGCTCCCAACTTTTTAGCTTGAGCAATATCAGCAATAGTATTCCTCGCCTGTTGTGTCATCTGATAAGCTGTAATAACATTTGCATCAACCGCCTGTTTGACAATATTAGACAATTCCCTTGTAACTCCATTGGAGTCAAGTTTCATCGTACCTCTTTGATTTATTTTATCTGTTAATGTTTGAAGACGTGAATATAAATACAACTTATCCTCATCTTTATACAAATCCATAGAGCCGTATTGATCTAAAAGATTTTGTATCTTCTCAAAGTTAGCATCATGTTTTTGTTGAAGATATGTTTGTACTTGAGCTGTTAGTTGAACATCGTATGGATTTACCCACTCTCTATATTCTCGTCTATGTCCGTATGCACTTGCCATTCCTTATCCTTTTTTATTGTATTTACCAATAGCCCCATTTACAATAGACATACTTGCTTCATGTTCTTGTTTTGCAGCAAGAGCTTTTGCTTTTTCTTCAGCCAACTTAGCTTCAGCTAACCTTTTAGAAATCTCCGCTGATAAACGCTCATAATCCAAAGCAAACCCGTTATTATTCCAACGTTCACCTGTATCAAGTTCTCGTGTTCTACCGAAAATGTCTGTTTTATAATTATCAGTCAATTGATTTATTTGAGCCATTCTATTACGAGTTTCCCACTCTCTCATACGATTATTTTGAACTTTTTCAAACCAATCATTATAATCTCTCACTGTGTTTTCATAAGCCATTAATTGACGCCGTTCAAAATTCAACAAATCCTGAGCCCTTGCATTCTCCTCCATATTGGATTGACCAATGTTAAATTGCTCAGTTTGCATTTCGTTTTCTTGATTCGCAAGTTGTGTTTGTCCTATTACATTATTCAAATTTTGTTGTGTTGCCGCCATTGCATTGGAAAGTACAGCAGCTCTTGCTGTTTCAGGAAGACTCGCAACACTATCTTGTAATTGTGCAAGTTGTCTTTGACCTTCCACCATTTGAGGTTCATAACTTATTCTAACAGGGTCTAATCTTTCATATGTTCTATCAACCATCAAATGAGGAACAATACCGTCAGGTGTTAAAGGTGTTTGGTCAGGAAACAACAAATAATCAAACGGTGCATCTACTGCCCTTCTTGAAGGATTGTCAAACGTAACAGGTTTACCTTTTTCTTTTTCAGGTGTTGGTTCAGGAGCAGGATTTTCAGGTGTTGGTTCAGGAGTGGGTTTGTCAAAAGAATACATTCCCATATCTAAATCTCCGTTTTCTTCCAACTCTTTCTTGGCATTATCAAATGATTCTTGACTAATTCCCGCTTTAATAAGACCATCTTTATCTTTTTCCCAAGCCTTTCTAAATTGTTTTAAAGTAAAAATACCCTTATCTTCTGCTATCTTCTTTTCTTCTTCTGTCTTAAAAATAGGAATACCTAAAAAAGAACGAGAAGATGTAAAATCACCAACCTTAGCATCAAACCCACGCGCTGTATCTTGTTTGTCTATAAAAGAGATATAATCTTTAAACAAATCAGCTTGTTGTTGTGTCCAATAACCTTTTTCAACTAAACGTTTCACCTGTTTGTCAGAAAGCTCTGCATATTTCTTCTGATAAGCCCCTTCTTGACCTTTCTTAATACGTTTTTTACCATTATTGTCTTCATAAAAATCAAGCAAATCTTCATTTTTATTATAAAGCCAATTCATCCGATTATTAACAGTATCCTCTATTCCACCATACAAGTTAGTATTTTTATTATAATGTTGTGTATCACGCTCAACCAAAGCATATGGATTTAACCTCATATACTTAAAGAAAGTTGCTAACTGTTTGGCAAACTCAGGGTCTTTTTCAGCACGTTCTATCAAATAAGGAGAATCTACACGTAAATTTTTAGTTTCTCGTTTAGGTTTACCTCCATCTGCAAACTTCTGTAATCCCGCATAACCACCGTCTTTAAAAGAACTATACAATTCTCTTGCTCTTTCAGGAGACAATCCTGATTGTTTCACAAGATTTATAAAACGAGGGTCTTCTATCAAACCTCCAAAAGACATGCTTTGACCCATCTGTTGTTCTCGTTGTTGTGCGTCAATGTCTTCATCAGCTGTGACAGTACCCATTTGTTGAGATGATTCATCTTGTAACATCTGAACTTCTTCAGGTGTAGGTGGATGTTGTTCTGTTGGAACAGCTTCTCCCACACCATCATATTCACCCTTAGCCTCTTGCTGAGCTTGAAATATGTAACTTGTAAACTGAGAAAGCATTGCTTGCATTTCAGCTTTCTGTTCATCTAATTCATTTAACTGTTCTGAAATGCGTTCTTTATTTAAAGACTTAGTAGAAGCACTTTTAACTTTTTCATTCTTTTCAGCCTTTTTCAAAAGTTCTTCTTCTTCCCTCTCTAACTCATAAAACTTATTTTTCTTTTTAAACTTATCAATAACAGTAGCGTAAGTATCAGTTGGTTTTGTTTTAAGCTCAAAATTAGAATTTATATCCTTAGATAATTCTTTGCCTATTTTTAAATTATCTGAAATAACCTTAGTACCTTCTTCCAACATCATTGCTTCACCTCCATTCTCATGAGATTTTCCTACAACTTGTTGTACAGAACCGTCAGGATGTTGTAAATATTCTCCATTTTCAACTTCCGCATTAGCAGGTTGGTCTGACTTCACACCTGTCGTATAATCACCAGACATTAACATTTCAGGATATATGTCTTCCACCTTACCCCCACTTGCTAAATATTGAATAAGTCCACCGTCTTCTGCAACTTGATATTTACCCTTAGCCCTTTCAGCTTCTTTATTATCATACCATTGTTTATAATTTTGCATACGATTCTGATAACCCATTCCTGCATTTATATTTCGAGCTCCCGCCAATACTGATTTTCCAACAGCACCAACCAAACGAGCGATGTTACCCGCTCTTGCTACGTTTTTATATTCAGGGGCATACTTGTCAGCATTAAAATTCAAAGATTGTCCTAATTGAAAAAGAGCACCTTCCATATCAATGTCAGCACCTGCTATTGACAACCCCGCACCTATCATATCATACGGGTTAGTCTGACCTTCTTGGGTCTGTTCTGTATAAGAAGTCTCCTCACCATTTTTCCAAACTGTTTCTGGATTACCATTCTCATCATATTGAGAATAACTTCCATCCCCTTGTATTATCTGACCATTAAAATAACTCGGTCTAACCCAATTAGATTCGGCGTTATAGTTAGGAACAGGTTGATTGATAACACCTTGTGCAGGTAAAGGAGCTAATCCTTGACTTGTAACAGGGACAGTTCCATCTAAATTACTATAGGCATTACTACCTTCCAACATTGAACCATTAAAAACACGATTGGCTGCCCAATCACCTGCATAATTCGGTATCTGTTGGTTAGTAACACCTGTTGTTACAATAGGAGATAGTGGACGCACTGATGGATTCATCAACGCTCCACTTACTATCATTTCTTCCTCTAAATCACTGTTATCTACTGTTTCAGAAATTCTTTTTTTTTTACCCCCAAAGGCAAATTCAGGGAGCTCTTCATTACTATTTTGTGAAAAGCCCCCGAAATACTTTCCCATCTCTTCAATTTCTGCAAGTTCAGCAGGACTAAAAAGACCTCCTCTTTTCATCTGAGGTTTATAACCATATGAAGAAATAAAACGTTTGTCTTTATTTTGAGGTAAAGACAAAATTTTACCCATCATATCTTCATAAGCTCCTTTGTCAAAAACAAACTTAGAAGTAGGATAAATTCTATAACCTTCTGTTAAAGGGTCATACTCTTGTTGAAAATAACCTGTTTTTGCATACGCGCCCAAGTCAAATGGTGCAGGTTTTTCCATATAAATCTCAGTAACAGGTCTTGACAAATCAAAAATCTGACCGTTTTCTGTTAAAGAAGGGTCTACATCAACTCCCAACGCTCCACGAGCAACATCAAGTTTCTCGGCAGTAGTTAAAGGTCTATATGTGGTATAAGCACGACCAAAACGTTTTTTAGGTGGAGGTGGAGTTTGCTGTGTATTACTTTTAGTAATAGTGTCTCCGTTTCCAAACCTTCTTAATTTTATAACTCGTTCCATCAACTAGTCTTTTAAAATTGTTTAATAAAGAATTAAGTTTCTTTTCATTGCACAAAGATAGAAAATATTTTATAAATAACAAAATCAATAAGTTTAAAAAATAAAAAAAGACCCCTCACCTAATTGTAAAGAGTCTTTTTACCTTTATATTGAAACCTAAATCTTAGCTTTCTTTGTTAATAAAATTTTTAATACCTTTTACTACAGCTTTAGCATATTCTTCTTGAAACTTAGGGTTACGAAGAACCTTAAAATCTTCAGCGTTGTCAAAGAATAATGTTTCTAACAACACCGCTGGGCATTTTGTTTTACGTAAAACATAGAAATCTGATTCTTTATCCTTGTCTCCATCAGATTTATCAAAACGCAAGTTTAAACCAAGTGACTTATATAACACTTCAACCTCGTTGGCAATACATTCAGCTAAAATGTCAGAATCAGTCTGTCCTTTAGTAGTATAGATTTCAAAACCACGAGCTTTGGAATTAGCAGCATTACAGTGTATTGAAACAAAAATTGTTTCAGATGCATCATAACTGTTTGCTTTTGCTACACGCTTATCAAGTGGAACATCTGCAGAATCCGTATAATGTACTGTAAAAACTCTTTCTAAATCAGGAATTTGTAAACGCAATTCCTTTACAATAGCTTCTCCAAGCCATCTATTAATCACACCCTCATAAGCAATATCCCCATTTGGAAACTTATGCAATTTACCGATTTTAGGGTCAGTCGTATACTTTCCGTTTCTATCCAAACCACCGTGCCCAAAATCCAACACTATCCGTTTAAACTTTCTGTTCATCTCTTGTATATTTTACTACTTCTTCTGTTGGTTCTTCTATATCCACATCTTCTCCCGCTATCGTTTTAGAAACACGTCTCAATCCAGCAACTTGTAATACATTTAAGAGCCTATCCCAAAATTTAAAAATAGCAGGTTTATCACCAGATGCTCTTTCTATATTTTCACCAATAGACTTCCATTCAAATCCTATTACAATCACCCAAAACCAAACAGTAACCCACAAGAAAGCTGTGTACATCCAACTAGAACCTGCAAGTTCTGCAACAAGGGCTAAAAAAGTAAGTGCAACAGTAACCATTGTCACTGAAAAAAACTTCCACCCTGTACGCCATAATTTAAAGGATTGTACCACCTTCGGTAAAGGATTACTCCTCTGTTTATTAACCCGTTTAGCTGCATATATACCTGTTATCATATCTACCGATGTAAACAACATAAACAAAAATATAAACACAGCTTCCACTGTTAAAGGTAAAAGAATGTGTGCTTTATCAAAACCTTGAAATGCTGAAAAGGCTTCAGTAACACTAATTGAACTAAATAAAGCTGAGAAAATAGCTAATGCACCATTTTTTGCATATAGCATTTTATAAAAATATTCTCCAATTAAAGAAATTTGAACTGTCATTTTATGTGTGCAAAGTTAGTAATATTATGGGAATTTTCCAATTAATTCTGTTAATTTTTCTACAACTTTGTCTAACTTGCTGACAATGTTATCTTTATTATCCTTAATTGCTTCTTTAACTTCCCTTATACCATTCCCAAGAGTAGTAAGTGAAGTGTTTGTTTCCTTTTGTAACTCAATTAATTCTGATGTTTTAGTAACTAACCCGTCAACAGATGTTTTCATTTCTGAAACCTTTTGAGAAGATGTTGTTACAGCCTGTGAACTTTTTGTAATTTCTGTAGTAGCTTTTGTCACCTCTGTAGTGACCTTCTTTACTTCTGTAAGAACTTCATCAGACTTAGAAACTGAAATGCCCAATTGAGTTATAATTGAATCTAATTTTTGGTTGTAGTTTTGACCACTACCTCCTCCGCCTCCACCAGGAATTGAACTAATTCCTTTTGAAAGACAATTCAGATTGTGACGAATTATTTCAAATTGTTGATTAGTCATTTGTATTATGTTTTTAATTAGAAATAATAAGGAAAGAAGGGTTTAATTTACCCCTCTTTCCTATTTTGTCTTTACCGATTACTCAGCAAGAGCGCGAACGGGGTCTATTCCGTTAGCAGAAACCAACAAATTCAACAATTTTTCAATTTCTTTATGTTTGCCAACCTGAACCAACACGTGGTACTCGATGCTCTCATTATATTTTTGAGCAAATGATTGTGAGAATGTTTCTCGTTCAACTTCAATAACATAATCTAAAAGTTGAGCACCCGCAGGGAACAAGGACTGTTCACCAAGTAAAAGTTTAGAAATGTTATCAGTATGTTCTTCAGAACCTGTAAAGAATGTACGTCCCATTCTTTCATACTGCCACATATTACCTCCAACATGAGTACGTGGAGCTTGACGAGTAACATATTCTACATGGAAAGGTGTTTGACGATTATCAAATGCCATTTCAGGAATATCATTTGAATAACCACCTGAAACCATTACACCCACAGAACTTTCTGTAAATCCAAGTTCTTCACGGAAGTCTTCAGAAGGATGAATTGCAAAAGGTTTACCTTTAATACGTAATCCAACTTTACAATCTTTACCTAAATCAAGCTCTTTTTTAAGAACCCATGTACGTCCGTCATAAGTTTGAGGTGCTTCTGTTGAATAAAGACCTGCAAAAATCTCATCACTACATTCATCAGGACAAACAATGTTAGAAAGAACATTCATTTCATAACGTGTTTGACAACCACCTTTTACTTCAGGGTCTGCTTTCTTGACTTCTTCTCCAAAACGAGCTTTCAATTCATCAAGACGGTCTTGACCACACTTAGTGTCAGGAAGGTCTATCACATAAGATTGTTCAATTGCATCACAAGTACCAACTTTCTTCCAATCAAACTCAGAAACAGTTTCATTTTTACAAACAGAAGCAACAGTTCCAACAAGTGAAACTACAACAGATTTATCTTTTTTACTTTCAACAAAGGCATCTAATTTTTCCTTTTTCAACTCTTTATAAGAGATAAAAGTATAAGTGAAAAGACCTTCAGTAGTAACTCCGCCTTTTACAACAGATTCTTGAACAACACCAACTTTTGCAGTATCATCAATGGCTTTAATATCAGTTTCAGCATTATCTTCTGTTAAAGAAACAGTATATAAGAAACCACCTTCCACTGCTTTCCAAACAGGACTTTCACAATCTTTACAACCTTTAATAAAACTATTTATACCACGTTTAAATTTAGCAGGTGCAGGAGAGGCTTCTTTTTGTACAAACTGATAAGTAGTTATATTTTCTTTACGACCTTTACGAACGACTTTAACAGTTGGATACTGAGACTGTACAGCAGACAAGGCTTCTAATGTACCGCTGTCAAGTATAGATAATTCATAAAAATCAAATTTAACCTTAGTAGGAGTATCCCCGCCTGTACACTTCTTAATAAGAGTGAAATCTGCTAAATCAGTAACTTTCACACCACCTTTCAAAGGAGTGTTCAAAAATCGTTGTAACCCCGCCATTAAAACAGGAAGCGCAGGTACTTTATCACACTCTTTGCAAGGTTTACACTTCTGGTCTTTTGGATAATAAGAACAACGGTCAGAATCAAGAGGGAGAGTCAAATCAACAAAGGCTTGAGGATATCCAATCTGTCCTACTTTCTCACCATAAAAACGAATGTTAATATCCTTAACTTCTCCAACACCAAACTCCATAGCGGTATTATCGTCAATACCATTATAACCTATAATCACTTCGTCTACAGACTGTTCAGTTTTTTGTGGTGCTGAAACACGTAGATTTCTTATCTTTCCAATTTCAAACGGGAAAGTAGAAGACTTATAAGCTGTATTGTTACCAACTTGGATTTCCACTTTTTGTTTCTTAGGTAGGTTCTTAAAAGTTGAAAGAGCTTCTAAACCTTGTCTGTTATGTTTAGTATCTACTTTAAAAATACCTAACTGTCCATAAGCAAGATTTACAGAACCACCTTCTGTTTTTACCGCTCCTGTTGAAACAAGATAACGGTCATAAGGTTTATGTATTGCCATAATTTTTTATTTATTTTATTTACAAAAAATTTAAAATTTTGATATTTTCCTAACATTATCTAATTGATAACGTTGTAAATCATCGTTGTTAATGTCAAAGTCCGCTACACAAAACTCTATTATTCGTTCTACCACTTTATCGTCCCACTCAGGGTCAATATTAACAGAATAACTACCATCTTCTTTCACATAACCAACCATATCAACCTCTTTTGGGTAACGATAATATGTAAGAAACAATTCTGATATAGTAAAGTTATCTACATAAATTACAATCATATCATCCGCAAAAGAATAAAAAGTTTCTCGCCACTTAAAAGAGGGTTTGTTGTATTCATCTTGTAGAAGTTCATGAACATTTTCATTTTTCACCTCCCACAAGTTTATCCTATTTGAAGAACAAGAACCTTCATCAGCATTGACTTGTACATTTACAAATGAAAAGAAATTAGAAGGTAATTTAAAATCACAATGGTTTAGTTTTTTTCTCAAAAATTCCAACGACTCATCCTTTACTAACATTTTCTGTACATATCGAATGTCGTCTTCATTTCTTTTTTCTAAAACGTATTCTAAAAAACGAATTTGTTTTGTATTAAACAAAGACACAAACCTACCAACATCCACAGAAATGTTATCATTTGTGTAATTTTTATTCACTTTTTCAAGGAACTTAAGGTAGGCTGTACCTATATTCATTTTATTCTATCTTATAAATTATTATTCGAGTTCAAGTATCTCAAGTTTCAAGTCTTCCAAGTCAGGTGTACTATTTATACGACGCGCAACAGTCTTTAAATCACCTGCAAGAAGTTCACCCTTGTACACATATACACCCTGTTCACGTTCAATAATTTTACGTTTTATAGCTAAAGGTAATTTGTAATAAATGAACAAGATATCTGAACTATCCTTATCTTCTGAAAGATCAACTGCTTCTAAAAACTTATAAACATTGTTAGAATCACCCTTGAGCCAATTACCAAACATTCCCAAACGTGTTTTCTCATCAGAATCCATACTAAAAGCAGCAAATCCTACGTAACTCATAATAGCTTTAAGAAGATTTTGATTGGTTTTACCAAGAGTAGTAAACATTGAACCTGCTCTCATCTCATCTGCCATTCTATCTATATTACGATTACGAACTTTATTTACATCCTGAATACAATAAAAACTACCTCTAAATGACGCATCATTTACTTTATCTGAAGGGGTAAGTTTTCTGTTACGCATTGCCATATATAAAGTTAGTCGCTGTTCCACATTTGACATATCAAAAACACCACCTTCTTCTATTACAAAATATTTAGCATTCCAAAATGTATCATTTTCGTGACTAAGAATACCCACACCGTATTTGCGTTCATAAGGTGTTACAATATTATCTTTCAAAGCCTTCACAATGACTTTAGCTTCTTTCTCATCAATGTTTGCATAACAAGGCGACTCAGGATAAAAACCTGTATCCCACACACCTGTTCTGTTATTAGGGTCAGTCATTACAAACTTACACTGAAACACCTCAACTATACCCTCAGAAGGAAGTTTTGTAGCTCCCTCTTGTGTATAACCATCTAATTTATTACTATCAGGTTTGTGTAAAACTTTATAAATTGTTCCCTCCTTAATATCAAGACCATTAACTGAAGCAACAATATTATCAGATTTTGTATTTTTCATTATTATGTTGAATTTTTGTTGTTTTATCTTAAAAATAAGAGGGGGCTTATAGGGGCGATGAAAACCCCCTCTTAAAAGTGAATAAGTGAATATTTTAATCTAATTCTACTATAATAGTACGTGATTTATCTTTCAACCAAACAGCACTAACAGAATGAGCAAAAAACTCTTCACCCATTGTATTCATACTACTCAATATTTCTCCACCACGAGAACTCCAACGTCCTTCTCGACGACCATACCAAAAACTTGCTCCTTTTGGCTCTATTCTCCACACATTCGCATTAGTATTGTATTTTCCATCAGGAGTTGTAACACGTTTAACACCACGTGCTATCTCGTTTTCGGCATTAGAGAAACGAGGACTTTGAGCGTCATCAATTATCATCATAAATGAAGTACGAGGGTAACCATCTGCAAAGAAACCTCTCTCTTTAACATCAGTTAAATGTTGATAATCCAATGTAGGGTCGTGTTCTATTTCAACAATTCCAATTCCTTCAAACGGAACACTTACAAAACGAACCGTTTCTATTGTCAAGTTTTGTAAATTTTTACCTTTAACAGGAGATTCAGGCAAACCTTTAACTTCATTCATGAGCGGTTGTAAATTGTGAATTGAAGCAAGAGCTTCATCTTTGAACAACTGCATCACATTAAGATATGCCATATAACCCGCACGAAGTTTAATTCTACGTTCGTGTACAGGTACTGAACTGTTACGATATAAATAACTTGAAATTTGACGAAAAACAGAACGAGTTATTCCACCTGGTTTAGAATAAGTAATTCTAAATCCTCTACGTAGTTGATGTACATATCCTTCATTCAAACGCTTAGTGCCATTGATATCATTAATCAAAGCTCCTTTTTGGAAATAATTTTGGTACGCTTCAAGTTTCATCAACTCCATTCCAACCAAATATTCCCAAGTTTCAGCAAGATAAGCATTAGTTGCCTTACCGTTAGGTAGCGTTTTATAAACAACAAACATGTCGTTGTCTTTAAAATTGAGGTCTTCAGTTGAATATTGTTCCTTCAACATTTCTAACCAAGCGATACTACGTTGTTTAGCGTCTCCAAGAGTCTTCATACCAGCATACATAGTAACTGCTGTTTCAACACCTCTATGGTTACCAAGTTCAAACTCTAATGTCATTGTTCCAACATTACCAGGAGTTTGAATACCTGAAAACTGTGTTGAGAACTCTCCGAGAACGTGACCAATTTTAAAGTATTCTATTCCAGCTACCAATTTATCAGGAGGAAAATATCCAAGTTCTCCACCTACATATTTAACAGGGTGCATCCACACATCACCTTCAATGTAAACTTGTTCATCTTCAGAAACTACAGCCTGCTCTCCATAGACAGAGTCATACGTAAGAACATCACCTGGATTATATTTTTGATCAAGTCCAATGTAAAAAATACCACCATTAAAACCTGGCTGATCGTACATAGTAGACGTGTCCTTATTTGTTCTACTACTATAAGGCTTAACAACAGGTACATCATAAGAGAAACGACCCCCAACACCATCTACTTTAAGAACAGCTCCTGTTTCAATAGCTGTTTTCAAAGAAGGTATTGGCTGTTTTGCCATTCCACTATAAAGGTTAATAAGACCTAAATGGTTCTTATTTGGGTCACGGTGATACCAAGATGACAAAGTTGCCATATCCAGGAAATTCTGATTAACGGAAATCTTCTCAGAATTTGTCAAACGCACCACCCTATCCCCATTAACCACTTGGTTTAAGTTTTGAATATTGGTGTCAGTCATAATCTTTTTATTTTAATCTTTTTAAATTTATTTTGTAAGTAATTTATCTTCATTAAAAAACAACAACAAGTTTTAATAAAGATTTGTTATAAACCATTAACTTGGAAACAATAACAACGGATCGAATGTCTTATCATCCTCACTTTCTTTATTCTGTGAAGGAATACTTAAATTAGAACCCTTTCCTTTTGGAATCAAACGAATTGATTTCATTGTGTTAATTTTACCTTCACGTACTTTTTTTTCTGAAATTTGTTGATTGTATTCTTCTTCATTAGTTAAAAACAAAAGCAACTTAGTAGCCTTTTCAGGAGTTTCCATTGCTTGGTGATATAAATAATCTATTCCATAAAGACCTTCTTTATCTCTTTTTGTTGCCAAATCAAGTAAACGAGTTTTTGTAGAATCTTTTAACTTAAACTCTTTATTAAGAACATCACTCAAATCAGCACGATACTGTTTTATCTCTTCTCGTTCTTTTTGTTGTCTTTCTTTGGCTTGTTGTTCAAGATTTTGTAACTGCATTTCAGCTGCTTTCTCCAACTGAGACTTAGCTTGTTTTGCAGTTTCCTCAAGTTTACCACTCATTTCTCTTGACACTATAATGTCAGTAATTGTTTGGTCATCAAGTTTATTCTCGAGTTTGTAACGTAACCAAACCATCTTACGTTGGTCTTCTGTTTTTTCTAAATCAAGAGCTTCAATTGGATTTGTAAGAGCGTTGTAAGTTTCCATTGCTTGACGAACATTTCCTCCTTTTTTTTCAAGCTCAATCATTCGTTTCATAAAATCAGAAACACCATCAACAGATATCTTATTTTCAGAAGCCTTACTTTTAATTTCTTCTATTTTTGAAGCAATTATAGAATAAAAAACATCTTTATCTATATTAACTTGGTCAAGTGGAATAACTTCTCCGTTTTCATCTTCTATTCCATCAAAAGATTCCCACAAACCTTCTTTTACCAAATCTGAAATAATAGATTTATAAAACTTAGAATCAGAAGTTTCTTCTTCAACACCTTCTACTGTTTCCTTTTTTTCTTTTGAGGAACTATTTTCACTCTCATTCTTCTCTGTTACCTCTTTAGTATTAATGTTGTCTTCTGAACTATTAGCTTCTCCTTCCTCTTTTTTACTCTCTTCTATAGTAACTGTATTTGGAGTATCTCCATCCTCATTGTTCTTCAATGTTTCAACAATATTGTCTGTATCAACTGAAGGAGGTGTCACTTTAAATTCATCTTCTGGCATTTCCAACTGCCCAAGAAATTCGTCAATAGAGCCTAATTCTCCAATGGAAAGCCCTACATTATTATTGGTTTCACTTACATTCATATCGCAAAATTATTAAATTGTTAGTCAAATTCAAACGCAATAAATTTTTGTAAATATCTTTTATACAAAAACTTACAAAAAAGATTAAAGAATAAATTTAAAAATTATTTATAAATTTATAATTTATTGATAAATTTAAAATTTATTATCATTTTAATTTTTATTAATCGTTGCTACAAAACGTTTGGTTTCATCTTCTCTTTTTCGTTGTTCTAACTGAGCAAGTTCTTTATCCAAATTCGCCCACTGTAAACGTTTATCTTCTTTTTTATCTTCTGCATCTATTTCTATTTGTTGTTGTTTAAGTCTAATATCGGCAGCCGCCTTTTCTTGTTGTACATAAGTGTTACCAAGAGCACTTATTTTTTGTATTTGAGCCTCATCTGCATTATTATCAGCCGCCCTACCTGCTGCATCAATAATCTTAACCTTGATTGCGTTTTCACGGTCTTTCTGATTACTATACTCTTTTCTTTCCCATTCCTTTTGAGCCGCTTGTTCTTGTAGTTCAGATTGTTGCTGTTGTAATTGCATCTGATTTTGCTGTTCCTGTTGTTGCATTTGCTCTCTACGAAGACGTTCTTTACGAGCAAATTCTATCAACTCTACAACTGTATCAGAAGTAAACAATTTAGCAACAGCAAACTCATCTGTACCCATTGTATTTGTGTTCAAAAAATACTGACGTATTGTTTCAAGTTCCTTACGTTGTTTAGATGATGTTGTTGCTAAAATATCAAATTTACGTAGTTGAAAATAAGGATCTGAAAATTCTAAAAATGCCTTTTCAGTATCAGATTTAGTATAATAAACAGTTATATCCTTATCATTTTGTTGAGCATATTGTGCAATATTCAAATGAATCTCCAACATCCGTTTCTTATACTGAGAAAACTTATCAAACAAAACTTCTGTTTGAGCGTAAGACGCATCCTGTGACTGTTTTACACCTTCTGCGGTTTCATACTTCACAGATTGACCTAAACGTTGAGGATTAATACCAAGTTGTTCATAAGCCATTTGTTTGAAATATTCAGCCATTTGAAAACGTGCCATTATCTGATTAGTGTAAGTCAACTCTTGTACACTAAACTGATTGAACATTCCACCTCCTGCTAAATTTTGTTTAGAGCTATCAACAGCCATTAAACCAGTAGATTTAACAAGATTATGCATATGTAACAATGTTTTGTTAGTACTATCCCAATCTTTAAATTCCGAAGGTAAATATTGAACATCAAACATAAAGAAAGAACCTATTTCTTTAGCTAACAGCTCACGAATTTGGTTCAGTGCGATATTATAAGCGACCTGAAAAGGGAATATCTTTTCAGCATATGAGTAATCCACTATACCCGCAACAGGTAATTTAACATCGTAAATATTACTATCTCCTTTTATTTGATATTCAGTAGCTCCTACTTGTAAATATAGGGAAGTTTTTAATTTTGTGTTACGTTGATTTATTTTTATTCCTTGATAAACAACAGGTATATAATCCCAAACAACAGTGTTTGTTTCAGGATTACTTTCAGCTTCTGTTATAGTTCTATTTCTTATCTGTTTTATATTTTTTTCTTTTAAGAAATCGGGAAGAATTTCCTCTGAAATTATTTCTTGTGTAACTCTACCTTCTTCTGTCTCGTATGTTAACAAACCTATCAACTCATAAGAAATCCAATATGCCTCTGTCACTTGAATTAAATCTTCTCGTAGATTTAAATCACTACGAATAATATTAGCAAGACCTAAAGAATAAGAATTAAAATCGTTTATAGAAGGTAGAAAAACACTTTCTTCACGTTCTACTCCATCTTTATCCTTGAAAATAGCACGACCCATAGGCTCTCCTGTATTTTCTTGTAATTTTAAAAATGTATTATATTCGTGATATTGTTCAAAGGGAAGGATTTCTACACCACTATAAAATTGAAACAAATTTTTATTACTTCCAACATCTTGACCTCTATCTCCGTACTCAGACTTTTGCAATTGTTCAGAGTAAGAATCAGATTTCATCAATGTTTCCTTTTCGTTTTGAGTCAAAAGATGTCCATACTTATTAATTATTTGACTTGGAGTATAAAAATGAACTCTTCCTACATATTCCCCGTCTTGAACATATTTAGTATCTAAATCTTGCGAGAAAAATGTATTTAAAGGAGACCAAGTTTCAGGTTGATAAAAATCATAACCTAATCGAAAATGTCGAAAACAACGCCCTGTTGCTAAGAAATCAATAAATTCGTTTCTATCTTTTTCATCTTGTGAAAAACGTATAATATCTTGGTCTAAGGTATGTTCTGCCCATTCAACAGCTGCCACCTTCCAAGTTTTATTCATATACTGTTCTATCTCTTCAGGTGTTTTCTCTATACGAAGTCTCTCTATTTCTTGAGCATACTGTTCTGCCTGTTCGGGCGTTTCAAAATCAAACTCCGATGGGTTTGGATTAATACCCTCCCTTAACAAACGAACATTTAATTCTTTTTGAAACAGTTCATTAACATACTTTTGTAACAAATCGGTTTTCTCCCTCACATATTCATTTTCTGAAATTTCATCATCTGTTACAACTGAAAATTTATCTGTATTTTGTACAAGTTCGCCCGCAAGAAGATTAATAAGACGACCTGTTAAATCGTAGTGTTTTATGTTCAAAGGTAAATCCATATCTTTGAACTGTCTTTCAATTTCTCTAAATTGTGGAAAAGTCTCACTTAATTCAGAAAACGCCATTTTACCTTCTATCATACGATAGAAGTCTTTAAATTTTAAATTTTCTCTTAATTGTTTTACACCTATACGCTCCAAAGCGTCCATTGTCGCTTTTTTCCACTTTTCGTTCTTCTTTTTTACAGGTATAGCCTGCGTAGGTAACACGGAATTTCTCCCATAAAGAGAACCCCCTTCAAACCAGTAAGAAGTATTATTAGGTGAATAAGTAACGTTCATTATCAAATGATTAATGAACAAAAATAAAAAAAGAACCTACAAATTCCAAATTTGTAAGTTCTAAATTTACTTTCTTGTTTTTTAATTAAAATAAAAACAAGTCATTTTCAGTAATAAAATTTACATTTTATAACTAATTATTTAACTTTCACAACCTTTTTAACACTCTTACCTACTATATTTTCCAATAAACTGTAAGGATATGTATTAATTCTACCAAAACGCGGGTCAGGTAAAGAACCCACAGACAGACCGTTAGCTTTACAGATTTTAGAGGCTTCTTTTCCTAACTTCTTAGCGTCCTCTAAATTTATAGAAATTCCTTTTAAAGAACAGTAACCCACAACTGAATAATAATCAGGAGTATTGTTTGTTTTTGACTTTAAATAATCAAAATCTTTTCGAATTTCTTCATTCTCTTCAGTCAATCTCTGAATTTCACCTTCCTGTTTCTGTTGTCTTTTTTCTAAATCAACTATAACTTTAGCTTGTTGTAAAAGCAATTCAGCCTGAGTCATTGACTTTACAGAATAAGAACCTGTTTTACGTATCGAAGGAAGAACTTCTTTAACCACCCAATCTTGAAACTTTATGGCATTCTCTAAATTAGATCTCATTATTAAACGATATAAGTTGGATTCATCTATAAGTTGAACATAAGTTCCTCCAACACCGTTTTCGTGAGCAACATACCGTTTTGTTATGTCGGCTGATTCACAATGTGTTGCAACAGCCTTTGAAGGGTTTTCATATCCCAACAATACAGCAACATCTTTAGCTACAAACAGAGGTTCTCCGTCTTCAAGAAAAACTCTTACCTGACCAAATTCAGGATTTTCAAAAATTTGAATATTGTTCATATTATCTATTTTTTATAAATTTATCTATTATTTCATTATTTTAATAAGGAATTTCATCGTCTTCATCTTCTGCCCCAAACAAACTCGGCAACTTCTCTTTTTTCTTTTTAGGTTTAGATTCAAATTTTGTTTTTACACCATCTTGTGTCATTGTTAATCTTCTACCATCAGGTAATAAAAACGGTTCAACAGCAATATCCAAATAACCCTCTTCCAACTCACGAACTTTGAGATAATGCCAAAAAACATTACCCGCTGTCAAAAAATGAGTCCACTTATTATCAACCTTTTCCATATGTTCGTGGAGATATGCATAACGACTATCAAGTGTATTACCTTCTGAATCTGTAGCAAGGCCAGGTACATTCATATACAAATTGTGTCCAAGTTTAAAAGGATTATGTAACACAATAACAATATCCGAAATATGAAAAATTGTATCAGAATTGTACAAATCTGAACGTTTTGGTGCTAAATTCTGTATGTCAGTACGACTTTCTATATCTCGATTCAGCTGTGATAAAATAATAAAAGATACATTCACAAACTCTTTTTTAAGCATATTTATATTCTCTATTAAATTATCCATTGCTGCTTTTTTACCACCTAAAACGTCACGAACTAACGCGATATGGTCAATTGTAACAACAACGTGTTTCTTATTTTTGTGTTCATTCAAAAATTCTCTTACTGAGGTATACCAAGTGTTTGGATCACAAGGGTCTTCCAAATAATAGATTTGATTTGACCTTTCACTATCACAAACATTTTTAAATTTATCCTTTTCGTCACCTTGTGGAGAATTAAACAAAATATCTGTTACTGATTTATGTAATTTACGTTTTAATTTACGAAGAAGTAATTTAAAAACAGTCATTTCCCAATTACAACGTAAAAGAACATATTCATCACAATCAGGATTCAAACTCTTATCAAACATATCTTCTTCTATCTGTTGTAAAACATACGATTTACCAGAACCTGAGATTGCCCCAATAGTTATTATGTTTCCTTTAAATATCCCACCAAGTGCATTTGTATTGAAATGTTCAAACCTTGTCTTAATAGGAGCGTCTTCTTTAGTCTGATACCTCAAAATCTGTCTTACTGCCACATTCACCAAATCAACAGCTTTCGTTATCAGTCCCATATTTCACCTCCAATCTTTTAATTATGTAATCTGCCATATCTTCACCTTCTTCAATATTGGGTTGATTTTCTAAAAAATTACTTATTTCTATATTAAAATCTTCCATAAAAGGTTTCAACTTATTTTCCCACTGAATAAAAGCATTACCTTTATCAGGATAAAATATTAATTTTTTATCTAAAAACGGTAACATTCGATTTTCATTAATATTTTGTAAACCACCTGTTGCAAGCCAAAATGTATTTGGATTTTTAATTGAACATATTACAGCTGTTTTTTCACTTTCCACAACATGAAATGTATCAACTTCATGATTTGCTAATAAATGTTCTCCAAAAAAAACTTGTTGTAAATTAAAATCACTATTCTCACCATACTCTTTACTTTTTGTAGGTGTGTGAACCCAAGTTATATGATTATAAGGTTTCTTAACCCTCTTGCAAGTGTTTCTGTCATACAACATTATTTTTCCTGTTCTACAATCAAAATCCTCATCTAATTGCCAAAAAATAACAGCCCTGTCATTCCATTTTTCTACTGTACCTAACCTATATCTACGAATTATTAAATCAACACTATCTTTTGGAAAATGATTATACAGAAAGTAAGTGAAAGAGTTTAGAGGTTCTTCTAAACTCTTAGTCACATACTTAGAATTAATAATATTTACAGAATCCTTTTCTTGATACTCTGACTTAACTTCATTGTTTGAAACATATAGTAAAGCGTCTTTTGGTAAATCTGACATTTTAGGAGCAAGATGATAACCACAAGAGATTTCTCTATTACAACGACCAAACTGATCACCTATCTTCTCTCCTGTAACTTTATCCACATACAACACAAAACTATGTTTTCTACCACAAGAGGGACAAGTGTGTCGTGATTTTAAACCTGTGTACTTTTCTAAACCAAATCGTTCAACAAATGTATGTAAAACTTTATCATTGTTCTCCTTCTTCTCCTTCTGTATCTGTTGTAAAGCCATTTTTTTCTAAAATATCTTTATAATTAAAACTATAACCATCTTCAAGTACTACTTCGTCACCAACAATTTTATAATCTTCTTTTTGACTATTGTAACTTATAGACTTCATCGTTATAACTTTACTTTTGTCCAAATTATCGTTAAAAATATCTATACCATTTTTAAACTTATCCATCAAATGAAGACAAGAAGTTTCTTTTACAAAAGGTAAAAGTGTATCTAATTTTTCATTATCTGTTTGTTTTTTTATTTTATATTTAGTACTCATTTCATCTTTTGGAGAATAATTGAAAAGAGTTTCAACTTCAATTCCATAGGTTTCCTTCAACATATGAGAACCCCAATTAAGTTGGTAATAATAAGAATCATAAAAACCTTTGGTGCCAGATTTAAAGTCTATAATTGCCAATTTTTCTTGTGGAACTATAAAGATTTTCTCTTTCATTTTAGGGTCGCCTTTTTTAACTCCATTTTTACCATCTCTAAGATAAACCTCACCTGTTGGAACTAATACCTTTATTTTAACAGGTTCTTTTATTACACACAACAAATCAATAGGTGTGGCAGCTAAATAATTTTTATCCATCACCACCAACTCTGTAGCAATAGGTGTAACTCCAAAATCAGATACAAACTTACAAAAACCTATTAAAGCATTCCACAGATGAACTCTGTATTTTTCTATAATAAAAACAAGTCTTGTCTTCCTTAGAACTTTATCTTCAAGAGCTTTACTATATAAATCTTTTTCAAAACTTTCTTTGTTAAACTCAAAATCATTTAACAACAATGAGAATGTATAGTGCATCAATGTACCATAATCAGCACGTTCTTGTGAATATTCATCAGGGTTGATTCCCTTCATTCGCATTTCAACTTTCCATTTGTTAAGACCATCCTCCTTCTCAGTTGAAGTTTCTCCCCAACTAATCATTGTTGTAAGAGAATACCCCCAATCCAAAATTTCAGTTCCCACTTTTGGAACATCCCCCTCCCAAAACAAAGGAAGTTTCACATACAAACGGTCACCCTTATACAGATAACGTTTGAATGTGAAACTCGGTTTTTTTAAGTTCAATTCTTCAGAAGAAGAATAAACTTTATTTGTTAATGTTTCTTCATCAAAATTTTCAGAGTCAAATGTCTCATTTAACTGTTTCAAGACATTTAAATAAATTTCTTCTTTCTTTTTTTGTAATTCTGCTGTCATAAAATTTTAAATTATTAATTCGGTTGCAAAATTACAAATTAAAATTTATCCTACAAACTTTTTGAAGAAAAATTTTATCATGCTTGTTTTAAATCACCACACAAGTGAGATATTGTGGGGGTTACTTCTACACCAACAACATAACCTTGTCCTTGTATTTGAGGTTTTCTTCCTTCAGGTATAAGTGTGTGTCCTGTAAAACTCACAAGACCTGTTCCAACTTGTGTGAAAGACACAAAATAAGAATTATTTGCATCTAAACCTTGAGTAAGTCCTGCACCTGCTGAAATTGTAATAGTTACAGGATTTGCACCATTGTTGATAAAAATATTAGTATTATTATCTTCTTTGGTCAAAACATAATCTGTTGTAACCTCCTTATACAAATTTCGGTTTTTAATAAATTCCTTACTTGCACTATCATTTTGTACTAAGTTGGGTTGTGTGGGTTTAAAAGCAGACAAATCAACACTTATATCAGGTAAATTTTGAGAACGTTTGACAGTCAAAACATAAGTGTTATTATCAAACTCCATTCCTGTTAAATGTTTATCTGCTGTAAATATGTATTTACTCAAATCAACAGAAAGTTCTGATTGACCGTTGTTTTGTGTCAGCTTTAAAGTATTACCATCTAATGCAAAACCTGTCACATAAGTATCAGTTCCTGCACCACCACCTCCTCCTAAAACAGGAGTTAAATCCAGAGTTATGTCTGTTTTTCCATTTTGCTTTAAAACAATAGACTTACTGTTTAATTGAAGGTCTGTCACATAAGTATCAGTTCCTGCACCACCACCTTTCAAAGATGCCAAATCGACAGTCAAAGGAGTAAGCTGTCCATTACGAACTAATGTTAACACCGTTCCTTCAAGTTTTAATTCAGTACCATAAAAGTTAGCCAAAAATATAGAAGCATCTACTCTTAAAGGAGATTTTACTTTATTGTAAGTGAAAACAATGTCATTGCCAACAATCTCGACATTTTGAACATGAATGTCCTGAGAAGCAACGGCATAGTCACTTAAATCTATTGTGGAAATTTTATGTTCTCCCTTTTCAGTTGTTAAATACAACTCAATAGTATCTCCAACACGTTTTATTGAAGGAGTAGCACTTTCAAAAGATATAAAAGTAGGTTCTTGTTTTATAACAAGAGTTTTTTCATCTTTTGACTTCAAAGAACGAAATTCATACCATCCGTCAGTTGTTCTTTCTTTATAAATCTCAGCACCCCCTCCAACATTTCTAAATGGTAAAATGTCATTCATTAACTTATACAAGAGGTCATCAATCCATTCAAAAATGTGTTCAGCTCTTGAACCTTTTGGTAAGTTAATTGTTCTGAAACCCCTTCCATCATAAATTACACACTTACTATCCACAAAAAACTTGCAACCACAAGGTTCTGGGCGACAAGGTGAAGGTGGACAACAATTATTCATATTAAAATTCATCTCAACAATTTTTATTTAGCAAAGATAATCAATGAAATTTCAAAATCAAAATAGATAAGAAAATCATAATAGCAATTGGATTAACAGTTAAAACCCAAGTTCCATTAAAATTCCTTAATTCAGGAACATTACAGTGTTTGTTAAAAACCAACCAACTGTACAACTGACAATCATCAAAATAACGAATATCACTTGAATTTAAAGGTTTAAACTTAAAATAGAAAAAACCAAAAAACACTCCAATTAAAGTAATAAGAGCAGCAATCCACCACAAAGAACTGTGATAGGCACTTAATGTCATTGTTCCCAAAAGAGAAGGAAAAATAATATTTGCAGAACGTGTGAAATTAATTTTTGTTCCACCAACATTCACAATGTAATCAAGTGCAAAAAGTTTAATAATCCATTTTCTCATCTATCAATCAATTTTTATTTAGTTTAAATGTTGTGAATTTATAATTGTTGAATATAATATGTTGAGCTATACCATTTTTACCTATCAAAACATTACAATGCATCCAAGAACTAGCTCCTTTCTGATTGTAATCCAATAACAATTCTGTATTAGTGCCCACATAAAGTGTATCATCTGCACGATAAGGTGTATGAGTGTGTGCAAGTACAATAGGTATTCCAAGATTACGGAATGCAACTGGAGAACCCTTCATTCCATTAGATCCGTTATCTCCGTGTTGTGAACACTCATAACGACCTATTTTAAAACTGTCTGTGTGTTTAAGTGTTGTAACACTATCTCCAAAATTATGTTTCAACCAATAAGAAACAACACCTTCTTGAATTTCACCATCTAAAACACGTTTAGTAAACTCTAAATAAAATTTAGCATTATGTATATCTTTTCGCCAATCTTCTTCTAATATGCGGTCAAACCTACTATTATGATTAGCTTGTGGGATAACAGGTTTATACTTTAACTTACTACTAACCCACTCTGCCAATTTATTAAGTTCAGAATGAATCAAATGTTCACCCCTATCATAACGTTTAAACTGTTCTATTGGAGATTTTATCTTGTGATTATTACAACTCTCGCCATCTACTACATCGTGTAACACAATGTTATCTACATTAAAATAATCACAAATTAAATCATTTTGTCTGTCAATTTCAACATTTAACTGTCCTAAATGAGTATCACCACACACCAACCCTAATGCCTTATTTATTTTTGTAACTTGTTGGTTTCTAACCTCATAACATAAATCAATAAAAGAGCCATCTTCTTCAGCTTCAACTTGACGAACAAAAAACACTTCCTCGTCTTGTATTTCTACTATAACAAAACCGTACTTATGAGAACCTTCACCAATAACACCTGTTGCACTATCTGTATAATTCGGAAGTGTGATAGCCCCTGTTGTAAGAATCATTCTGTTAGGATAGTTTGCAAGAGTTGGTTCGACTTTCAAATGAAGTTTAGGGTGTCCCACAATTACTGTTTTACCGTCTGCTAAATCTTGAACTCCTGTGAGAGGATATTTACGAGTTGGTGTTATCTTTATATTGGAAAGTATTTTTAAATATTTATGAATATTATGTTCTTTTGCATCCCAATAAGGTCGAGTCTGTTCACTCCAATTGTCATTTTTAGAATCCGTAAACACAGAAGTAGGATTTTTATAACGACCCAAAATAACACTTAACTCAGCATTTAAAAATTTCTTATAAGCCAATATGTTATTGTAGAAATCTTGATGTATAGGAGTTTCATTTTGTTCCCAAGTTATAATGTAATACTTTTTTTTGGAAAGCTCTCTTTTAGAAGCCTCTTTAAAAGATTCTGAGTCTTCTATTCTAATTTTATTATTTGTTACATTAAACCTTTCTAAAAGTTTAGAACAATTTCTTCTAAAAGAATCTTCATATGAAATACCTAATTCCACAGCTAATTTTTTAGCAGCCTCTGTAATATTTGAAGACATTTTATAAAGGAAATTAAGTCTTTTTATTTGTTGTTTGTTGAGTTTCACATCTATAAAAATTACTTTTACAAAGTGCAAATATACAACAAAAAAATAAAAAATCCAAGAAAATTAACAAAAAAGTTACTTTCTTGGATAAAATTTATTAAAATTTCTTTCTCTGTTCTATTCTATCTGAAATCAAAAATATAAATATTAAAACGAATAAAATAATCACTAAAACAATTCTAAACTGTGTCATTTTCAATAATATAATAGTATTTTTTCGTTTTCTAATAAATTTTAACTTCTATTAATTTGTTTTTAATTGCACATGTCAATGCCACAGCGAGAGCTGCCCATTTATGAGTGCTTATACCATACAATGCACCTGGTTGTTTAGATGTTCCAACAGCAGGATTAGAACCACCTCCCGTTTTAGGAAACATATCTATTATAGCCTGACGTATATTTGCGTCTTTTGCTTTATTACTTCCACAAATAGATGGGTTTATATCAACTTTCTTATAAAACAATTCAACCCTTACATTTTTTTTGCTATCTAAAACCTTTTGCCAATAACGTCCAATGTATTCAATAGTTCTAATTGTATCAGCACCTATTGGCATACCATAACTTGCAATTCGTTCAATTGCCATTATATCATAATCTTGAATCTCAATCACAGAATTTAGAAACTCTTCATTTTCTGTAACACCACTGTCTTCAACTGAGTGTGTGATTGTGTTATAAAGAACCCACCCCGTCTGACTTGTTCCTGGGTCTACTCCTAATATTTTCATTTTCTTTGTATTAACAATTTTTTGCAAAGGTACAAAATGTTTTTCAATCTACAAAATTTTAAAATAAAAATAATTTTTTTTCAAATTTATTTGGAAAATTAAAAAAAATGTTGTATCTTTGCCGCCGTAAATCGTAACCGAAACACGATGAGTCGTCGGGTTTTATAAAAAAGGTTAGGTGTAACGGTTTGATTATAAGGCTGAAACCTAAACGTTTTATATGTCAACACTGACGAGTTTGATACGATGTGTTTTGATTCAAAAAATAACGATTTTACTTAATTACATACTGGCTTAGGGGTAAGCGTTTAGACCCCTTAAATAAAAATCCCTTATTAAGTGGAAATGAAGGTGTTTCTAAAGATGTTATTAATTAAAACAGTTCTTTACTTTTCGGCAAAATAATGACAAGACTGAAAGGGTTATTAACATCATCAATCTGTGAGTTTTTTATAAACTTATGGTGCGGGAAACAAGAACAAAAACGGAGGAGGGACTGCAATATTTTTCACATCAAGGTGATGGTAGATTTAGAGTTTTGATAGCTTAAATCCAAACGTTTAGTTGTTTTAATACAGGCTGATTTGAAAAAAGTACAATAAAACACTGAGAAACGCAATTTCAATGAAGTGTTTTATCAAGGCTTTTGACATTGTACCGCTGTCGCTTTATAGTAGAAAGCTAACGTAGAATAAGGCGTTCTAACGAAAAGAAGAACGAACTCTTAAAGAACTCTTTAAAAAAATATTGTGGTGTGATATGAGAGTAGTAAAAACCATATAAACGAGAAACTCGTTTTTAGTAACGAACGTAAAGGTGATTGAGCGCGAACTCTCTGTTGTAATTCAAGTAAAAAAGATGTCGTTAGTCAGGCAACTGCGCCCACGACAAGGAACAGGGAGTTCCACCGTGCAAGTGAGGGTGAGTGAATAAGGAGGTAAGAGTCCGAGAAACCATCAGTCTGATGTCAAAACATAGCTAAAATTTCTATTTGTCTGACCAGTTTTTACCTAAATCTTGGCGGGGGCTTTCGCAGGGCAATAGATAACATAGTGGGTGAGTGCTTATTTTCAAATTGACATACCGAAGATAAGTAAATGCAGTAGCAGATAAAATCTGCAGGGAGCGGGTTAAAATCCTCTTCAAAAACTTCATCGAATTATATAAGGATTCCGTCCTATCCATTTTGTATTTTTTGCATAAAAAGCATGAAATTGTAATCAATTTTTTACAATTTTTCAACTGCTCTTTGTGACTTGTATATGAAATGGGGGGAGGGGGGGGCTTTCTCTTCTTTAAAACAATTTTTACTTTTATATATTTTTAACTTTTCTACATTAGAAATCAAAAAATGTGGTAAAGTTGTTACGGATTCGCGACGCTCATCAGTGCCAACGGCGATTCAAAAGTGACGCAGAGTTGTTAATCATTACCTTACACAACAATTTGAAACCATATGTGTAAGGTTTACACGTCACCGCTGTCACCTTTGAGGGTCACTTTTGTCACAACAGCATCGCACATTTTACACAACTACTTTTGACTAAAAATTTTAAAATTAATTATTTTTTATTATTATTTTTCAAAAGTTAAAAATGTTATATTTAAACAAATTTTCATTAGATATGAAAAAAGTTGTGAAAAAATTTGGTTTTTTTGTAAAAATGTTGTATATTTGCATTTGAAAGTGATTTTATATTAAAAAGTAAGAAATGGAGAGTAATTCAGGAAAACATAAATATCATAAGATTCTGAATGATATAGATATAAAAAAAACAGTAAAGATTATTGATTCTGGTTCTAAGGAAACTAACATTGAAGTAATGAGCTGTTTAAAAGATTATGATGTTAGATTTTTAGAGAACGTAAAGATTCAATATTTTAATTTATCTTTCAATGATAAGTTAGATATTTGTCGTAAAATAATGTCGATTTATGCATTAATTGTTAATTTACATCATAAAACAACATTTTTAAAACAGCGTACGGCTGATGTTTTAGCTTTTTATATGGCAATGGGGTATTCACAAAATACAAAAGAATACATCTTGGAAGCGTTAGAAACAAATTCTAAAAACTTAAATCAGATAAATTCTGAACTTACCAAGAAAATGTTTTTGTTAAGAGACCCTCATAATTCACAAAAAAGAACACTTAGCACCGAGTTACAACAACTTCGAGATTTCTTTTTAAATGATGAAAGTGATGCGGTATCTTTTAACATTCGATTTAGAAAACGAAAAGAGGTTGCTCCAAGTGAAGCAAAAGTAATTGACAATGAACAACAGTAAATCCGACATAGCCTATACAGACGATATTATAAAACGAGTTGCTGAAGAACTTGATATTTCCGAAAAAGAGGTTCGTAAAATATATTATTACATCATTGAATATATTTTGAAAGTTGCTAAAAAAACCAAACACATATCCATAAAATTACCAAAGTTAGGTTTTTTATATCTCAACGGATTATTATTAGCAAGAGAAGTAAGAAGATTGAAATTTAATGAACGAACTAAGGGGATTAGTAAATTAGATAAAGAAAAACTTGAAGTTTATTTAAAGAAGTTTGAAGTGCTTCAAAAGTATAAGAAATTCCTACATAAAAATTATAAAAAAAGAGAACATTCTTATCATTTTCGTTATCCTACAACAAGAAGTATTTTTTATACAGACGAGAAAAGTTTTGAAGAAATAGAAGACTTCCAAAAAGATTTAGCTAAAAACAATTAAAATTGGAAAAGGTAGGTAAAATACAAACAATATTTAGAGCTTTCACTCAGAAATCAAACATAGACCCTGAAATACTTAAAAAACGTAGGGAAATCTGTGACAGTTGTCCACTAAATAGTTTGAATAAAGAGAAAGCAAAGTTGTTTGAAGAAATACGAAAAACTGTAATAAAAAAACCGTTTTGTACAGCTTGTGGTTGTCAAATAGAACAAAAAACAGCATCTATTACAGAAGTTTGTGGAGCTGTATATTTAGGCTTGAAACCTAAGTGGAATAGGATAAAAGTAGAAACTATGAAAAAAACAGACATCAACATTATCAATTTATCAACAGACAAGATGAATATTGACCTTTCAATAGAAGGAGATCATTTTGTAGCAGAGTGTGGCGAAATAGATAAATTCAGAAAACACACTTATGAAATCATTGTAGAAGGAAAAGAAGAAGAATACGAGTTATACAACCCTGAACCAGGTTGTCACTTTTGTACAACCGTAGAACGTAGAAAACCATCAATTTTAGATGAAGGCGATAAAGAATCGAAGGAGATTAAAAATCAAGACATTCTTACAATCACCTTTGACCTTCAATCTGAAGAACAAGGGGTTGGAATAGCTAAGAATGTGTATCTCGCCTATAAAAGCTCAGAGGGTACTAAACGAACAAGAATAGAATTTAGATTCTTACCTAAATAATCGTTGTGAAACGACAACACAAATTCAACAATTTTTAGCATGAATTACAAAAATTTAAACATTTTAAAGTTTAAAGAATTAAACGAAGTGTCTCCAAAGCATTACAGTTTTGGGGCACTTCTTTATTCTTTTTTGCGTAAACCTGTACTTTGGGAAAAACCAGAGGAAGGGTGTTTGTCTTGGATTTTAGACATTAGTGATGAGGATTTCTATTCTGCATTAGAACGTGCAATAGAAGAGATTAAAACAGAAAATGAAGAAAATTAAAAAGATGACAATAAAAGAAACATTGAAAGAGCGAGTTTTGTATTTACTACATTACACAGACGCCTTGTTGAAAAAAATGACTTCTGAATCTGAACGTATCAACAACAATGTAAATGTTATGATTGAGTTGGTACATAAAGATAAGGATATTGATGGTATGTTAGATGATTACAAATGTGATAGGATTTATTACAATTTGTATGAAGGAGAAATAACAAAGTCATATTCTCGTCTTGTAGAACTTTATAAATTAGCAAAAGAACAAAAGGTTGTGTTCTCTGAAGGAGATGCTAAGCGTTTGGAGTTGTTGGTACAACAAGAAGAAGATGGGCAGTTTTTTTCTTTTAAAGATAACGAAATTGTTCCTAAAAATGAAGAGGTTGTTAAATTGATGAAGAAACACATTTCTGAACAAGACGGAGAGGCTTTCAAAGAACAGTTTATAAAAGACATTAAAGAGAACTTCAACAAGGTTAAAGAACAAGCAACACAAGTAGGACATAGTTATAAAACTGAAGATTTAGAATATAAACCTTTGGAAGAAGAACCAGTACCAGTCATAGAAGAAATTGATTTTGAAGAAATAAAACAGGAAACAGACAGTAAGTAAAATGGCTAAAAAGAGCACAAAGGAGGTAAAACCCAAAAAAACAAAAAAAGAAGTTGAACAAAAATCAACAGAAGAGTTGATGGTTAATAACTCTGTGCATCGTTTTATATCCACTTACAAAAAAAACTTTGAAGAAATGTACACTCATTGTAAAGAAAACAATTGGGTGTTTCATGATGATATAGAAAGTTTATATAAGGCTGAAGTTACTGTTGTTAATATTCTTCTGGATAGGATAAAATATTTTGTTAAAAAGTTTGATGCTTATTTAAAATATAAATATGTTCAAGAATTTATAGATTTAATGTCAGCTCCTGTAAAATTATATATGCAACGTTATATAATTTACATTGAAAAAAATCTACTTCTTAATATCAAAGATGTAAATAGGCGAATATCTGAAATGGAGTTTCAAAACAAGATGACTGTTGATTTTAACAGAATTTCAGATAGATATTATGAATTAGATATTAATAAAGAAGATACTGATTTCGATTTACCAATAAGGGCTGAAAAAAAGATACCGTTTTTAATGAAGGATATGATAGAAGAATTGTATCCTAAAATTAAAACAGTTAGGGAAAACTTTGAGAAAAATGAAAAGCGTAATTTATCTCACACAGTTTACGATGTATCATCAAGTACTGAACTTTTTAAAAATATAAAAAACCCTCCGCCTTATGACCCTGATAAACATTATTATGAGCAAAGTAAAGAAGTCATTGAATTTTATTCTAATGAATTAGAAAAGATACGACACGGCGTTACTATTGCAGGTGTGTTTATTCACCCGTTGTTATATTGGCATATGAATTTTTTTAAAACAGATATACCAATGGCAATGTTTGAGGGTACTCCGTTATATAATCCAAATAAACAACGGTTAATTACAAATCCTTTTATTCGAGATAATGAGTTATATTTTATCGACACTTATGCAAGAGCAGAAAAAGAGAACAAAGGTGTTTTTTTATTTGGAACTCGACGTTTTGGCAAAGCTCTTTGGATAAAAGAAAAAATATATAATGTTGATGGAAGTACTAAAAACATAGAAGAGGTAAAGGTTGGAGATAAAATTTTAGGAAAAGACGGGAGACCAACCTCTGTTTTGGGTGTTTATCCACAAGGTGTTAAAAAACTTTATCGTGTTACATTGGTTGATGGTAGAAATGTTTTGTGTTGTGATGAACATTTATGGGAAATTTCACAAGTTAGTAAGCACAACTTAAAAACAGTTTTTTCAGGAGTTCTTCCTTTAAAAGAAATTATCAAAGGATTTAACACCAATGATTATTTTTTACCTAAATCTCCAAAAGAGTTTTATCAAGGAGAGCAGAACACAAAAATAAAAAGTGTTGTTTATGAAAGAGATGATGAAGCTGTTTGTATAGAAGTAGATAGTAAATCTCATTGTTTTTTAACAACAAATGCGATTGTAACACACAACACTGTTATTGAGAGTTCTTTACTTACTTGGCGTACAACTCTTGTTGAAAACTCTGAAAGTTTGGTTATTGGAGGTTCTGCGGATGACCTTGAAAAGCTCACCAAAACAATAAATATAGCTTTTACAAACATACATCCCGCGTTTTTCTTGGAGAGAAATGGAACTTCTTGGGAAAAGGGTGTTGAGTTTGGATTAAAGAAAAAAGACAACTTATCGTTAGCCTATTCTAACATTTACATACGAAATGTTGCAAGTGGTACTAACTCAGGGACAGTAAAAACAGCAGGTGCTACACCAACAGCTTGGATTTGTGATGAAGGTGGTAAATTTAACTGTGCGGGTATGTATTTACAAGCAGTTCCTTCTTTTCAAAACCCAAAAGGTTGGGGTGTGATTCCTCTCATATCAGGAACAGGCGGTAATGAAGTTCTTTCAAGCGACGCTCAAATGATGCTTTCTGACCCTGCTGCTTACAAACTACTTGTAATGGATTGGGACTTGTTAGAGAGTTATGTTCCAGAAGAACGTTTTATAACTTGGAAAAGAAGAGCGTTTAGTATGTTTGCCCCTGCACAAATGTCTTATAAAGAAGGTCTTGTTAAAGATATAACTAACATGGCAGACCTGAAAAAAGTAGATGATGAAAACCTTAAAAAGATTGAAGTTCATATAACAAATTGGGAACTTGCTAACAAAAGAATAGAAGAGGATAGGGCGTTGGTTAAAAATGACAGAACTGCATTAGCTCAGGAAAAAATGGGGTATCCTATAGATCCTGTTGAGTGTTTTGTCAATCGTGTAGAAAATCCATTTTGTGCAAGAGAAGGAGATGAACACTTAAAAGATATAAGAGAACGAGGAAATCTTGGTAAGAAAGTAGATGTTGTTAAATCAGATGACGGAGGATTACAAACTTATTTTTCAGATAAAGATTTAGCACCATTTCCTTTTAAAGGGGGAAATATTGATGCTCCTGTTGTGATTTTTGAAGACCCTCCAAAAGAACCAAAATTTGATTTTACTTATGTTGCAGGTTTGGACGCTTATAAACACGATAAATCTAATACTGATTCTGTTGGTGTTTTATATATTTACAAACGAGCAGTTAATATAAAAGACCCTTTTGCGAATAGAATTGTTGCAGTTTATGCTTCAAGACCTGATAGAATAGAGACTTTTAACAAAACGTGTGAAATGTTGTTAGAAGGTTATGGAGCTCAGTGTTTAATGGAAAATGCAGATATTTCATTTCAAATATATTTGCGTCAGAAAGGAAAAGATACAAGATTATTAGCTAACGGAGAAGAACTGGTGCAACGTCAAATCAACCCAAAAGCAACACAAAACAACAAAGTTGGTATGAACACCTCAGTTGTGAATCAACGTTATATTTTTAATCTTGTACAGAATTATACCAACAGTTGGATAACAGTAGGACATACTGTTGAAGGTGAGGCAATTGAAAAAAGAGGGATTGTCCGCATTCCTGATGAGGGGTTGTTGCAAGAGTTAATTTCTTATTACCCAGGAATGAACGCAGACCGTTTAGTTGCATTTGGACACGCTCTTGCTCTTGCTGATTATTGGGATAGTTTAAATCTTTTACCTAAAAAGAAGATAGAACACGATGACAATTATTTTAAACGACAATCACAGGAGTTAAAACAGTTTGAAAGTCCTTATTCTTATAATATTATAAGCCCTTATTCTAATCAAATGAGCGTTTATGGTAATTTAGAATTGTTAAAAAATAATAGGTAATATTGTTTTCATATATTTGTTTTTCAACCACTTATTCAAAATATTAAGATAAGTGGTTGATTTTTTTGTATTTTTTTCACAAAAATTTTGCAAGTTTCAAAAATAGTTGTACCTTTGCACCGCTTTTAGACATTGAAATTCGTTTATTCATAAAAAACATACATACTAAGAAACCCTACAAGGAGATATACACAATGTCTAAAAGCAACCTTGTAGGGTTTTCTTTATTTCGATTTAAAGTTATGCAAGAAGAGTTGAAAATTTTTGAAAATCCTGAGTTCGGTCAGGTCAGAGTTATTGTTCAGGAGAATAATGAACCTCTGTTTTGTTTAGCGGACGTTTGTCGAATTTTAAGTATTGGAAACCCTTCCCGTTTAAAGGAGAGACTTGAAGAAGAAGGAGTACAACTTGTTGATTTACAAGCCCTATCTAATAATAAGGGCGTGAAAATCAAGCAGTTAGGAAACACTAAATCTAATTTTGTAAATGAGCCAAATCTTTATAGGGTTATTTTTCAATCTCGTAAAGAAGAAGCTGTGAAATTCCAAAATTGGGTTTTCAATGAAGTCCTTCCTTCAATCCGCAAGACAGGTTCTTATTCTGTAAAGCCGATGACACATATTCAAATGTTAGCTGCTCAAGCTCAGGCAATGGTGGAACTTGAAC